ACCTGTTACATTCTTAATCTTAGTAGTAAAGTTCTTCAAGAACTTCATACCCATGTTATAGTATGCTGCACGACCTAAGTTAAATGAATAGATACCCAACATCTCTTGAGTACTAGTACCATCAAACTGGATAAGTAGAATTACAGGGAAACCTTCTAGTGTATGCTTAATAGTTACATCAGTATGAGTCTAACTTGGAGTAATAGAATCTACAGGACGTCTAGCTTCAAGTTCCTACATAGGCGGTGTCTTATCAAACAGTACATCTGCATTATCATTAATCCACTTACCTATAGAAGCATTGTTAGCATGAGCACTGTCTACTACGTCGGCTTTCAAAGTAAACTGATTCTCTGGCATCCACGACGCTTTAGGTTGGAATAACTCTGGTCCAATAGTCTTACCTTCATCGTCAGTAATTACTTTGTTAAAGGCTATCTCTAAGTTCTTACTTCTATAACCAGTAGATGACGTACCCTGTATCTGTATAGACATTTCTGTAGTAGATACAGCTGAACCACTTGATGAATCTGGATCGAAATAACTGAATGTACAACCGTTGTATATAGTAGTATTAGGACCAATAGCTTCATATACTGCTTTAGTAAAACCAGAATTAGAACAGTTTATATATACTACAGGTAACGGTGGTTTTCTATTAACATCACCAATCAAACTATTAAAGTTTAACTTCGCGTATGTACCAGTTGAATCATCCCATAGAGTTGATGAACTACTATTCTCTGTAATACTAAAGAAGTTCCTCAATTTAAGGTTATTATATTCTACAAAGTCTACTGAACCTGTACTAGTTAATGTAGATCTAACTCTCGCATTAAGAGCATTAATAACTATCTGTTTATCGTTCAATGGACTTCTAAACAGATTCATTTCATAGAACTCTACATCACTGAAGTTAGAAGGTCTATCATTCTTATAAGTACATGCTAAGTATATCTTACTTGAAGTATTCCATGTAAAGTTATCCTTGATCTCTCTAGCTACATTTAATACACCATTAACAAAGATCTTTACTTCTTTATTACTTTGGTCTACTACAAAGTCTAGAGTATTGACAGTATTCTGTTGTATCTTACAGGATATACTTTCCTTAATAGCACCATCAGTATACTTCCATACAACGTCTTCTAGACTTACTATAATACCTTCTTGAAACTCTCCGTCAGATGAATAGTCACCGATATAGAATACAGTTCTATCATTATAAGGATGTAGGTCTGATTTAAATGTAGTAGATAATGTAAACCCTAATCTGGACCAGTTATCATTAGTAGAAGTAGCTGCTGCGAATGGCTATAGATCAACTACAGCGTATGCTTCACCAGACAGTCTCAACTTACTCTAACCATTCTCATTAAGGAAACCAGATAGTATACCATTAGTATCATATACATTTAAGTTAGTAGTAACTGATTGTTCTTCTTGCTAACCGGGCATGATGAAATTAGGTACTACGCTGGGCCAAACCTTAGCAGCAGTCTCCTATGGGAATGTAGCTTGTTTAATGTTCCACTGAGCATACATTGTACTGTTAGGATTCTGTGTAGGTATAAGACTCTAGTCAGCAGCAATAACATTACATCTAAGAACAGTATCAGTAATAGGACTACCTTTTTCAGACCAACATCTTAAGGTAATAATATAGTCTCCTAGATAATTTTCTTCTTGTGGTATAGACCAACTGAATACTTGAGCTTTACCTCTCAACACATAGTTGTTAGAGTTAAAGTTAGTTTCATCTGCATCAAACGTACCTATATCTGTAGTAAGTGTTCCTCTCTATATTCTTAGGGCATAGTATATAATAGACACACCAGCTAAGTAAGGAGTAAAGGAGAATGATATATTACCAGACTGTGCGAACTCAGTAGGTTCAATTCCTGCTTCTATATCAGCCTAAGTAGTAATACCATCTATCAATACTACTAGAGTTTCACCATCCTCTACTACTACCTTATTAGTAACAGTATCAGATTGAATTATCTATGTATCTACAGAAGTAGTAGCTTGTGCGGATATAGTATAAGAACTACCAGCTGTAGGTGTAGCTCCATCAAATAAGTCAAAGAAGTTTACATCCAATAGTTTAGGTTCTACTGAAGTAAACTTTCCTACAGAATAACTCTTAGATATACCATTAGTAGTATTAGTAACGATTAGAGATGTTTCAGATCCTAATACCTTATTAGTTATTCTATAAGTGATATTATAAGGCAAACCAATAGTAGCTGTTACTGAAGTAACTGAAGATGTCAAACTAATAGATGATTCTACTACAGTAAGCAGATAAGGACTTACTGATAGACCTTCAGCATTCTCAGCAGTAACAATAACACTGTGACTAGCTGAGTCAGAGAACTCTGCAATATTAGGTATCTCTAATGTTCCTTGTACAGATGAATAACCTACCTAGTTAGATATGATAGTATTACCATCAAGTGATACTGATATGTTGTACTTCTCATTAGGTTTCGTAGATGAAATCAAATAGTTAAGTACAATCCTAGTTTCAGTAGAGTATAAGTAATGTACTCCTTCACTAGTAGTAATATTACCATTAGTGAGTCGGATGGAAGCAGTGGAACCTCCACCGCCTCCTCCTCCACCTATAGTACCATTGATTACTACCCAGCTTAGATTTCTCTTCGTTTCTTCAACCTTATCATCCATATCAACTAATACCTAGTTGACAGATTTATAAGTCTCTCCTTCACTTAGAAAGTGAGGATCGGTAACCATAATACCAGAAGCGTTTCCAGAAGAGATTATGTCCCAAGTACCGGTAGATTCGTTATACTTTTTTAAATTCATTTTGTTATAACTATTATATCATTACCATTGTTAATTTCTCCATTACCACCTATAGCTGTAGGAGGATTGCTACTACTAGGTATATTCACATTGTACTTACCTGCTTCTGTAAATAAATAGTTAATCTTCTTAGTAGTACATTGAATATTATTAGCAGATATCTTATAGATAGTATAGAAAGGATATCTCTGTCCAGCATTTACTTTAGCTGTAATATCTGTTTGACTAGTTTGAGTAATAGTAGCTGGGAAGAAGTAGTGATCCCAAGGAGTATATGGAGATGGTAACTCTTTATTAGATGTGTGTTTATAACCTGTAGCCTGATTAGTAATGTATACAGGAGCATCAATCTTATCTACTAACTCAAATGTACATAAGTGCTTCTGAGTCTTATATGCATCATTACCAATCCATGTAGATGGGAATAATTGACCTTCTAGTTGTGGATCTGAATTATCGGCAGCAAGAGTAGTAGTACCAAATGATTCTTGTAGCATCTCTGCTGTCACTTGAATAATAGGTTTCATAGTGCTAACTGGATTCTCCTTCAATGGGAATGTAGCAGCATATGTATGTTTGTGTCCACCTATAGCTAATCTAATGTCATTCTCCTGACAGAATTTACTAAACCAGTACTTATTATCAGCTGTAGTATTATAGTTCAAGTGACTACCAGATCTTTCAATCTTACTGTTTTCTGTATTATCCCAATAGAACTTACTGATCACATTCTGGGTAATAATAGTAAATGGTAACTCATGAGTAAATGCTATCTTCCATGTCTTATCAGAATTCTTATTAATATCGTTCTGACACCATGTCTTCATATTAGAGTATACTAAACCGTTTGTACTTAGTCCATATACATTCTTCTCAGTACCATCTGTAATCTCAGAATTGATAGCCATGAAGTGTACATCGCCATAATTGAATGAATATAGAGAATCAATGAATACTTCCTTACCCTCAATGTTGAAAATAGGAGGATTCTCTTCATCCATTTCAAAAGTATAGAAGAATGATAAGTTCTTAGGATTAATCTTTGAACTATCACCTCCATTACCTAACTGATAAATGTTGGCAGGACACAAGTCATTATTTCCAATTACTGGCATTTCCTCGAAATCCTTCATAGCTTGTCTACCTGTATAGTAGTCAATCCATTCGTTAACACGATTACCATTTTGAGTCATATCGCCAGTATTTACTGTGAACTCCATATCAGCTACATTGTCTTTGATGTATTCAGCAGATGATTTCCATATCTGATATTCATCCCATCTAAATCCCTATTGGTCTGATACTTGAACAAAGGTGAATTCATCTGATCCTTCACGTACAGTAAAATGTAATACTTCACTTTCGTAATCCTCATCTCTAACTACCTTGTAATCATATACTCCAGCACTTAGATTTTTGATTATTACTTTATGAGTAGTGAATGCTGTACCATCGGTAAACTCAGATCTAATTCTATTATAATACTTTCTAATACCAGATTCATTTTTGAATGATTCTACTTTGTTCCATTCTGATTCTCCTTGCTTCTTATACCATAAGAATTCGTCATGATACTCAGTAGATATCCAGTTAAAGCATCTAGTAGCATTAGGAGCAGTTGCCTGAATACCAAAAGTACATGTAATATAGTTCGGTTTAGTAGTATCTAGTTTGGTTTTATTATAGAATATATTTTTATGCTCATAAGTAGCCTTAGGAGTATAAGATTCTATCATAGGAATAATATCTTTAGTCAAATCTACGAAATACCAATCATTAGCATTATTTCTCTTATCCAACGATTTAGTAGCTTGACTTACTGGGTCCATACTATAATACTTAGTAAATAATCTGTTGGAATTAAGATAAGCATATGGATTATTTTCTTTAGCATCAATAGTATCTGCATCACCGGCATTTTCTTTATTTAATCCCACTAAATCTATATATCCTTTACTTACTTTATAACTTCCTCCAACATTACTATATGGAGATGCTACACTAGAAGGAGTATTACCCCAAGTAAGATAAAACTTTGCTTTAGTATTATCAAACTTAATTAACTATCCGTCTTTAGCATACCATTCCATATCATAACTGTTTACTTTGATACGAGTAGTATTTGCATCCATTACTGAGCATTGTGCTCCTCTAATAAGAAATGTTTCTCCTTTTTTAATTAGCCCTTCAAGGGGAAGAACTTCCCAATTAGTACCACCACTAGAGTACTATAACGATAGTCCATTTAGATTAATATCCGCATCAGTTAGATTGGATAATTCTACAAAATTATGTGAACAGTAATTATAGCTATGTTCATCTGCAGTTAGTCCTCCACAGTATAAACTATTGATATATAATTTCTGTAAATACAAAGAAGTTACATACACCCAGCCAGTACTAGGATCTGTTTGTCCTCCAGTCGGTTCTGCTTGAGGTGTATCGAGTTCTTTCATGTAAACAATAAGTTTACCATCATTACTTACCTTAACACGATAAGTTTGTCCACTTGGAGCTACAAATCCAATATAGTCCAGTTTATCTAAATCATCTTTAGTCATGCCTTCATCTCCTGGGTCTGGGTCTTCACCTCCACCACCTCCGGATTTATTAATCCATACAAGGTTACCTTCACTTTTAATATAAAGTCTTTGGGTATCGGTACACCACAATAATTCGTTATTTAAAAATTTATCTTGATTAGCTAATAGATCAGTATACTTACCTGCTTTAATACACAAATGTTTTAAATTTGGTATCATTGTTTCAGAGTATGCAGGATATTCTGGTTCTCTAGCTGTATTAGTTCCTATATATTTTAAGTTCTACTCTTCTGTATATTCTGCAGGCTATTCTGGTTCTATACTAGTAATAGCATCAGCAGTATTATTAGTAAAATCTCCAGAACTTAATTGATTGTTAAATGCATATTCATATTTCCTTATCTGTTGTTGAATAGCATTAACTGCCTATATCAAACTCTATAAGTCTTCATTCACATATTCAGGAATTGACTTTTCAGAGTCATCTGCCCATATGTCATTAGTATCTAAAGGCGGAGTATCTGATATAACAATGTTAGTACCTCCATCACCACTCCCGCCTTGCACTACTGACCAACCTCTACTATTATTTCTATTTTCCCAGCTGATTAATTGATAGTAATTCTATGAACTCTACACAAACCATCTCTGACCTATAGCGTCATTATTAGTATTATCTTTACTTTCACTAAGTATAGAATCAGGAATAGTGTATAGATCACTAGTGGTAGCAACTTGTTTATGCCCAGAAACCTATGTTGCATTAATAGCTCCATAGGCTTTAGGGTTATTACTACCAATCTTCGACGGGAATGTGATTATACTCTCTGTCATTTAAAGTTTAGTTTAGCATTAGTAAACGCTCCTGGATTAGCAGAAGTATATACTCTCATTGTTAATTTAAGTCCTGTATCAGTTGTGAATGATTCTTCACTATAAATGAATGCTTGTGTTACGTTATATGCATCATTCTAAGTAATAGTAGTTAGTTTAGGAAAACTACTAGGATACTTATATACAAAGTATTCACTACCACTTGTTGTTACATCAGTAATAGTTAAATTATTAGAAGATACTAACTATTTATTCAATTCACCAACTACTCCATAATATACAGGATATAAGAAGTTAATCTTACTATTTACAGTCTCCTCATCATCTCCAGTAGCTGGAACCAAAGAACCATCTATTATTTCGTATCCAGTCTTAGGAGCTTTAAGTGTAACATAATAATTAGCATTAGACAGTACTTCTATTTCTACTGTGGGAGATTGTACTCCATCAGAAGTTAATTCATCAAATACATTACTTTCCATAGTTTCTGGATTTTTATAGTCACTCTTAGAACTCCACATGTAGCTACCTGTCCATTTATATACATCACCTATTTCTGCATTTATTGACAGAGAAGTGCTAGTAGTGCCAGTTCTGTTATTCATCCATGTTACTAACATAGTAGGTTTAACCAAAGGAGTATTTGTCTCCATATCTCCACTACCAGTACTTTTGACTTCACTCCACTGTGCATTCTATCTAGCGTATTGCTTACCATCAATAGGAGCTTCTTCTATACCTCCTCCTAATTGGAATAGGTTGTATATTACTCTACCGTGTAAACATTCAGGTTCTGTATAAGGAGTGAACAAATTACATATAGTAGTAAATCCTAGTGGAATGTCGGTCCCTATCTGTCTTTCGCAATGACAGATCATAGCTTTCAACATCTACCGATCTTGAACGAAATCTACTTTACTAAGTAAAGATGTTAGTTCATTTACACAGATAGATGCTAAAACATCTCTGTAATTTATTTTAACAGAATATCTCAATTGCTTATCTATCGCATTTTTCATTAGAGTTGTAACATTTTATAAGTAACACTTCCCACGGTCCAATTATCTACAATAGAAACCACCCTATTTTGATTTGGACTTATCAACACTAACTCATTTACATAACCAGCATTAGATATTCCATCGAAATCAACAGCAGTATCATTCGGTACTCTTATCTTTGTTAATGTAACAGAACTATATTTAGAGGGCAATATAACTCCATAATATAAATCTCCAAGATAACAAAAAGCTTTGAAACAACCGGAAAAGTAATTTGTTATCAAAAGAGGGGTATCTGATATATTTGTAACAGTATATGCCGACCATTGCTTTTCAGCACTAGCAATATCGTATATCCAACCACTACCAACACTTATATGTTGATGTGTACCTTTCCCCATTATGTCATCTACACTTCTATTTACACTTATATTACCTCCACCTAGTGTTACATAAGAATAACTAGAATTATCTACTAATTTAGTTTGTTCCTTGTATGCACCTTTTATATATGCATTCCTAGCAACTACTTTACCTGTAAGTCCATTTACATAGAAGTTAGGCTAAAAACTTCCTGAATCAGGGCTATCTGGATTGAAGTCCTCATAATTATTAGAACTATCTCCATCACTATTAACACCTTCTTGACTAAACATGTAATTTCCATTAAACACGAACTTACCTAATGTACCATTATCTGCAATCAATAATTTGGCATATACTGCATCAAACTGTTCCATAGGTATCCAAGTAGCATTGTCTCCAAATTCTTCATAGTTATCCTAAGGAGTTTTATTTTCATTTGCAGTACCTAACCAGCTAGTAGTCTTATTCATTACCCAGTAACCTTCTCCATGTAATACATACGGAGCTTTAGTATCTGTAGCTGTATAAGTTACAGTAGCATCATATATACCAGCTGGGTATACTATTCTACCATCTCTACCGTCTTTACCATTAGTACCGTCAGATCCATCAATACCATCTTTTCCTCTGAATAAACTCCATGTGTATACCATAGGATCTGTACTTTCAGTGGCTGTATTATTATTCACTGATATACCTATATACTTAGTATTATCATTAGGTATATCATATATAATGCTACTAGATGAAGTAGGTAAAGTATCAGCGTACTTGATCCATGTGTATAATGTTTCACCATCGTCACCCTTTGGACCAGCTACGCCTTCTTCACCTTTTATCTTAGACCAAGTATAATCATCAGGATCATTAGACTCTATAGCTGTATCTTTATTGTACGCTAAACCGATATAGTCCTTACCATCTGGGAAGTTACTTATACCACCACCACTAGCAGTATCAGCATATCTAATCCAAGTATAGTAAGTTCTACCGTCTTCACCTGGATCACCTTTAACTCCTTGTGGTCCTTGTTTACCAGTATCACCCTTATCGCCTTTGTCTCCTTTATTCTTCTACCATTTGTATACTAATGGATCTTGAGGATCAGCCACATTATGATCTGCACAAGTACCTATATAAGCCTTATTAACAGAACCAGACACTGTAAATCCTATTACTTCTGTTACTTCTCCAGATTCATTAGTAACTACACCATCTGCGAATGCTATGTGTACGTAAGCTGAATCTCCAGCAGGACCTTTGATACCACCTACATTGTTCCATGTTAATCCATCCCATACGTATAGATCTCCATTTACTACATATGCATCACCTATGTTAGCTGATTCAGGAAGTTCTCCTACTGAAGATACACTACCTTTAATATTGATAGAAGTACCATCTGCACCATCCTTACCAGGTTCTCCTTTCTCTCCCCATTTAGCCCATAAAGCTGGAGTACTAAATTCACCCCATGTATTGTTCCGGTACTTTCTTTGACATACCCATTCATACATGTTATCTGCATTTACTCCACTAGGATTATCAGTCCAACCTTCTGGTACGAAGTCATCTTCTTGTGATACGTCTGTAGGTCTATCTGGTGCTTGGTTAGTGATAGTTCTTTTATAGATATACTCTACACCATCACCGTCTCTACCATCTGATCCCCATTTAGCCCATATTGTTGGAGTACTCCAATCTGACCAGATATCGTCTGTCTTAGTTCTAACACACATCCATTCGTATTGCATAGTAGAACTAATACCTGATGGATGATCTGTCCAACCAGCTGGTACATCTCCATCTACATTAGGACTAGTAGGTTTATCAGCTTCATTAGGTTGCCTGTTAGAAGTACAATATATGAACTCTATAGATTTACCATCTTTACCATTCTCCCCATCTTCTCCAGTTAGTCTTACTGGGGGAGCCCATACACCATTGATTGAACCTGTTGGTAGGAATTGTGCCCATGACATCCATATAGTACCTACTAGATTAGAGTCTGTAGTATACCAACCGGTAGGTGGTGTAAATACATTGTTATCTGGATCCCAGCTACCTCCTGTAGGAGTAGTAGGAGTTATTTCACTAGATGTAAATATAAATGCAGTAAAGTTAGCTGATATACTTTGTCCATCGTCTCCTTTATCACCTTTATCTCCCTTGTCACCTTTTTCGCCTTTCCACTCACGCCATTTACCTAGAGTCTCATCTGCTGAGTTACTAGAGTTAAATTTGTAGTGTTTGTTAGTTGCAACACAATAAGATATATGTCCTTCATCTATATCACTATCTGGACAAGATCTCATCTCTTGCAGCGTAGCAAATGAATCTCTTGCGAAATTAGGCAATTTACTTCTGTGATCAAAATTATCTATAATCTGTATCATATATCTTTAATTAAATGTTATCTTGTAGTTAGTTACAGTAGATGGAGTCTTAAGTACATATACATAGTACATCTCATTGTTTACAGCTACTTCAGTATGTTCATAGGAATCATTAAGATTCTGATTGTTATAATCCCTAATATTAGTTAATATACCAAATGATTTAGGGTATGCGTAACAGTTCTTCTGAGCATTCTGTGTAAATGCAGGAGTAGTATAAGTCTTAGTATCTTTAATGATATCACCACTAGACAGGTTCTTAATAGCATCTTCTGTAGGTGTAAAGTTACTTATTACTACACCAAAGTATGAAGGATTAACAAATACTGCCTTTGCAGTACCAGTATACTCTACTCCAGCTTTAGTAACTACTACAGTATAAGTAGTGTCTGTAGATACATCTAAGTACGTCTTACTAGTCTAATTAGTAGCAATAGACTCGCCATTGATCTTAATATCATCAGGAGTATCTTCAGTAGATCCTTGAGTAAATGTCCATCTAACTGTTACTGAAGTAGTAGTACCTTCTTTATATACTCCACCTCCTGTTACAGTTAACTTGTATGGGAACATAGCTTGTTCTAGTCTATCTACTCTAGCTTCTAACTCTGATAGATCTCCACTGCCAGAACCAGATTCTAACCATGTACCGTCAAAGGTAGCATCACCTTTACGCGTAACAGTACCATATGCAATAGTATCTGTACCAGTTAATGTACCTCCATTAATAGTACCACCTTTGAAGTATATTGCACAATCCTCTGGCATAATTATAGTTTCACCTCCCAAGTAGAAGTCATACTCAACTACATACAATGTGTGAGCTTCGAAATCATCTTGAGTAAGTATATTGTTCTTTCTCTTGCGTAGTATCTTATAACCCATACCACTATTCTCTAGTGGCTCATACTCCTTATCAGCAAACTTAATACGTAGATTTTCATCAACCATTAAGTCTTCATTATCAGCTGTAATTATACTTAAAGGTTGCCAGTACGATCTATTATCAATACTAACGTTAGCAGGTACATCCTTAATAGATATAAAGGATCTGTATGCTGAGTCATATACTAAGCACAGTCTATCGTAGGATTTAGCACTATCGTGTAATCCATCTGTTGTTAAGGTTACTTTACCAAGTAATTTTGTGTACTCCATTATAGAACAGTTTAGTATCAGGTTTATTGAAGTCCGTCACATTATCGTCATGAAAGGTAATCTATTGATCTGTCATATCTACTTCTACAGTAGGGTAATCAACATAATCAGATATTAGTACTAAGTTACCTTTATAGTCTACAGTAACGAAAAAGAATTGATCTAGAGGACGGATACATTCATTGTTACGCTTGCAACATTTACAACGAGCACACCCCGTTAATACATTTCTAGCATCCATTACCTTCATTTGTTTTACTAACATTAACGCCCATTAGACGTGTCAAATCTAAATAATACTGCATTGCTTCTTTATTATGAGAAGTAGCAATAGCCTATTCTAACAGTTGTCTTTTGAACACTAATATCATTATTTTCTACATCTACTTATCATCTAAGCAAGTGTTACAGTAACAATGTAACATCTTTATCTCAGCATTATATAACGTATTAGGATCGTATACGATTCCGTCTATGTAATCACTTACATAATTCTCGGTAGTACAATACATCTTGATATACTTCATGTTACCATCGAAGCTACTAATCTTATTAGATGTAATACTAATTTCATAGTTATATACAGTAGTTACTAATTCTGGCTCGCCTTCTTTAACTATCTATCTTACTGTAATAGTACTATTAGTGCTGTCAAACACGTAGTCTTGGAGCTCAGGATCGTCACTGTACAAATTGTCGATGTTACTACATTCGTTTACATAAATAGTATGATCTATCTAATCTCCAACGATAGATACATCTGATACTACTTCGAACTTAAGTATATCGTCTTTTATATTTGCGTTTACTATCTTATTCATATTATCAAAATAAAAAAAGTGGAGTGGGAAGGAATAATCCAACCCGCCCCACTTCGTTATTACAGTAATTTATTATTAGGCTGCTTTACCAGAAATAAATGCTTCGATACCTTTAGCAACGATAGAATTAGCAAAACCACTTGAATGCTTAACATACAATTCAGTAGTAAGCGGAGTAGTTTTGATATATTGGTTATCATTACTCAAGTACAGATTATCATTTTCGATAGTAATGTAATCGTAAGTAGCACCTTCTTCTACCATTCTAGCCTGTTCTACTTCGGGATATGCACCAGTAAATACATGACCTTGGTAACCCATGAAGCGTACTTCAGCATCACGTACTTGTTTCCAGTAACCTTTACCCGGTGTACCAGGAGTTTTAACAATAGTAGCACCCGGAATAGCCATCGGCTGATTGCTCAACAGAGCACCCGGAATAGTAGTATAAAGAGTAGCTTCCATGCTAACTACTGAGTATTCACTCAAAGAGTAAACGCCTTCGTTATCATCTTTTTCCATTGCAGTCAAAGTAATAACAGCAGCAGCAGCTTGAGCCTGAATTCTACGATTTTTGTGTTTGTTGATTTTCTTAACGATAGCAGCAGCTAAATCCTCAGCATCAGCAGAGTTAGCGTATACTTCATAAGTATGAGTAAACTGACCCGGTGCTTCATAGATATCTTTGTATACCATTCTCAGTACATATCTGTGACCAGCAACGATCTCAGCATCAGTAAGAGTGATAACAATTTTATCTTGAACAGGAGCTACATATTCGCCAATTACAGCAGACGGTTTAGAAGCCTTCTGGATTTCATTACCGAATTTAATGTTAGCTTTCTGTGCAACTGTACCATCCGGCATAGTTACATTGATCTTATTCTGAGCTACACCTACATACAAAGAAGTAGCGTTTACTGCATCAGCAGCTGTTTTAATGATAGCTCTATTCTGGTCGAACAAAGCAACATCACCTGCTGAAAGAGCATCAGCTGTGGTATATGATGCAGGCAGGTTTTTACCGATTAGAATATAATCTACATGTTGGAGCATCTTAATTTAATTTAAAAAGTTTAACAATGTGCGCTCATGTCAACTTAATTCATCTTCTACTTTCCTTATTTCAGATTTCCACGTCGATGAACGCTTATTAATCGTCAGATCTATCTGACTTAGTTGAAGCAGCTTCTGATAGATATAGTCTAACCGCAGCATCAACAATTTCTTGGTGAGTTACTTCAGGTAACTCTGTGTATTCTTCTTTCAGATTACTACCTAAATCTTTAGGATTTCTTAAGTAAGTTACAATATACTTAGTAATACCATACTTACCATCGGTTATCAAGACTATTTTGTTCTCCGTATATAAGCGAACAGGTCTGGCTTGATTATGGTGCAAGTGGTATTCTGACAGACTGTTTTCTAGAATTCTATCTACTGTTTCTATGGTAGCTTCTAATACGTCTCTTGTCCTAACTACTAAGAGTGGGCAAGCATTAGAATAAATATCAATATAAACTTCTTCACCTACTGTAAATACATAATCTTCAGGGTAGTCTGTTAACCATCTATTATCTTCTGTACTAAAGTCAGACTTAGTATATATTTTCTTACTTACTAAAGTACGTAGTTTATCTGTTATCTCTTGGTTCTGTTGAAAAACTCTATATAATGACTTAACATATTCGTCTTTACTTCTGTTGATATAATGGAATATCATATCTGAAGTAAGCTTAATAGTAGTATTATATCCTGGAACTATACTCTACAACTATCTCTCGAATGCTATCTGGAATTGTCTTTCGGTCATAATTATTCAGATAATTGGTTCAACTATAGTTTGGTTGATGTTCTTTGAGATTCAATATTCTCTAATGCTAATACTACAGCTCTATTAATTATCTCATTCATTACATCATCTGGTAAGTCTAATTCACTATCAGGCTTAGTATAATCAAATGGTGTAGGTTTCTTGATATAAGTAATATCAACTGCATATTTACCATCAGTAGGTTTATACTGATTCTCTTGCATCATGATAGGATCTACATATATGAGTAAATCATTATCTTCTAACACGGCAACTGGGAATTCCACCCATGGTATGTTATTATAGGTCTACTTAAATAAACCAGCTGTATTATGATCCACTAGTAAGCAATTAGTAGGGTAATTACCATACTTCAATTGAATACCCCATATAGTGAATCTCTCTCCGTTATTATGCACATTCTCTAATAAGAATTCATTATACTCTGTATTAATAGCAGATATATTCTTATCTGTACGTACCAAAGCATCTAGTTCTGAGATTCTCTATTGAGATCCTTCAAAGCCTATCTTAAGTATATTGTTGCCGCTTATCTTATTACTTAAGATCTCAATCTAAGCTTGATTAAGAAATAAGTCTGTTTCCTAAGGTAGGAATGCAGGAGCACCACCGAAGGCAACTCCCTAAGCATTCTTATCTAGGATAACTTTAAACTAAATATGTGCAGTACGGTTATTCATTATTTAGACTTAATTTCATTAAGTATCGCCATCTTAATGTCACTGTTCTTCTTGTCTTTCAAGTAAGCAATAACATCTTCAAGACCATTACCAATCAAGTCAGTACCAAAGTAATAATTAGCTCTGTTCTTTCTGATAATGTTTTTAGAGATAGCTTCTTCAATTACGAAGTTAATTTCTTTATTAGGATTATCAACCCACTTCAACATGAAGTTCTTAGGTGACTCTTCAATCTTCTCTGCCATCTTAGCTTCTACAAGCTCATTAGACATAGTATCAGATTTAATACCATAGAGTCTCAAACACTTACGCATATCTTCAATAGACATCTTATCCATTTCTCTATATGCTTCACGTTTAGCTTTGTTGATTCTGTTGGTTTCTTCTGCCTCATTGTCACTGTTAGTCATCACATAATCAGTAGAAGGTTTAATCTTATTAATACCATCTGCTACTCTTTTATGACTCTTCAGGAACAGATATTGAAGTTCATCATAAGGGTTTTCTGTATGCAGTATAATACCGTCTCTACCTATCTTGCAACCGAAAGTTTTCCAAAACTCACTAGTTGATGACAGCTGTCCTTCTGCATAACCAATTTCTTTTTCTAGACGTCTAGCGTCTTCTTCTGTAAGACCTGTGTAACGGTTACCTGATCTTGTCCAATAAGATCCAACCCAATCAAAACACGTAGGCCATTTAGTAATACCAGTCCAAGGATTACTTTTAATAATTTTAACGATTACTTCCATAATATAAATATTAGAATATCCAGTTATAAGGGTTTGGGGCCCGAAGGCCCCTAGTTCACAGAGAGATTAACTCTTACTCTGCTTCCATGATAAGTTCACCGCAAGCTCTTGGATCTCTCAACATAATACCCATTTCACCAAGGAAGTATACGGTATAACCGTCCTTACCATTAGATCTCAGAGTATTCTTAGAGTTAGCATAACCAGACGGAGCAACAGCACCACCAGTATACCAAGTTACGAACTCACGACCTTTACGAACTACTTTTACGATGTTAGCTTCACCATCACGTCTACCAAGATCCAGGAATGTTATACGATAAGATTCCAAAGGTTTCTTAGTAACCGGATGTAACTTACGATTGTAAGTCAAGTCATCGTAAAGTGGGAAATATTTCAGAGTCAATTCGATTCCATTGGTCATCTTGTAAGTCTTGAATTGACCACCGAAAGTCAAGTTATCACCAGAACCAGTTACGAATACTGTATCAATCAAGTTCATGTTAACAACTTTTTCTTTCAAGATTCTGTCGAATTCTCTCATACCCATTTCACCAGTCAAACCAACAAACTTACGTTCGTTAGTACCCAGTACATTGTAAGAAAGATCGAACAAGAAATCTTCCAACAGTTCTGCTGTCAATTCAGTGTAATAACGTCTATTTGATGGAGCAATTTGTTCCAGCAAACCAGCACCAATAAATACTGGACGACCGTTAGTACCTTTCAGGTTACAAGAACCATCTTTGTTTACATTGTTTTTCATGTAAACCAACATTCTTTCACATCTCTTATACCACTCACGCATAGCAACCCATTCCTGATAGTCTGCCCACAAGTAAGAAGATTTACCTGTTTTAGGATCTTTCAGGGCGATAGCCATAACTGTAGAATAAGCTGAACCAGTAATATCATAGTTAATACGAATTGTCGTCAGATAATTACGCATTTTGAAATGAGTATTATAGTTCAGGATATCACCTTCTTCACTGTATTCTTCTACAGCAGAAGCAAGACGTGATACTTGGCTACCCGGAGTCAGCAAGTCAGCAGGGATATAAGATGAAGGTTGTCCGTCTGCTACGAAGCAAGTGTAAACCCAAAGGTTACCATCTTGGTAAGGAGCACCAGCTACACGTACTTGGTATTCTTTATCGTCGAATTCCAAGATAGCTGTAGGACCGAACCAGTTATCTTCAAGCCACAATTGGATAGGAGTATTACCCAGACCCGGAGTAGAATCAGAAGTAATAGCAGCACCATTCCATTTTGCATCTCTAATTGTAACTGCTCTATCAGCATCAATCATTACACTCCACTCCCAGCTCGGTTGGTCAATCGTCATAACGTTACCAAGACCACCTGTCAACATATCCAGGGAAGTGTTGTAACCGCTATCCTTAGTTCCGAATACATAAGACAATACGGTAGCAACCTGATATGGATTCTATTGCGAAGCTGCACTGATTTTGGCAGTGTCAATCAAGTCTGAAAACCATTTACCTTTGTATAAAACTAAGTTATTTAGAATATTATTATCCATAAAATACTAGTAATTTTAATTTATTTAGTTTATTATTAATTTACACGCAACTGCTGCGCAAAAGACTTCCACATATCTATATCGCTAGTGTTGTCCGTTTTCTTCGTCCTTCTACTTACTCCAGTTTTATTCAAACTATTTTTGAACTTACTGATGGCGTCACTAGAACCTTCGTTCTTCGCAGCTTTAAGTAGTGTATCGCCTTTCATTGTAAAGTAAGCAGACTCGAGTAAATTCTTTACGCTCTTGGACCAGTCTTTCTGATACTGTGTCTTACCATCAGCGTCTGGCTTAAAGATATACTCCAACAGTTGTTTTTTATCCTTTTCTGGGATTTTAATACCGCGTATATCTTGCATGCCTTTTATTTCGTTGACAACGCTATTAAAATACTCCTGTTGACGCTTCGCAGCTTCTCTAGCTTGGTTTTCTTGATCTTTCAATAGCTGTTGTTTCTTGTTCTCTCTAATCTCTTTTAAGGCTTCTAAAGCATCTTCTGCTTCATCTTCAAGTAACCCAGCATCTTCATACTTAGTAAGTTTCTTATCAATTTGCTTATTACTATAACCTTTCTCTTTAAGGAATTCTTTAAGGATAATCTTCTGATTCACTTCATTATCTTCAATACTAAAGTCTTCCAGATCAAGTTCACCATCAATCTCAAAGTAATCTCTCAAGTTACCACCATTCTTTACAAAATTATCCAGTGCTTCTACTTCTTCACTAGCATATTGTGGTACTGAGTTCTCTTCGATTACTGCTTGAAAATAGTCTACTAACTCTTCTGGTGTACTAGGTACTTCATCATCGTCACCCATTTCCCATCCGAATTTCTCCGCCATTACACCAAAAAATGCACTTACTGCATTACTATCTGGTTCATTAGTTGGTTCTTCAACTACTTCTTCTTCGATCTCTTCTTCAGATTCTGGTTTCTTATCCTCTTTTTTACTTTCTTTTTTAGGCTCTTTAACAGGTTCTTCAACTACTTCTTCCTGTTTATCATCCTTTGTATCCTCTTCTTTCTTAGGATTACGCAATGCTTCCAGCTCCTCGTCTGTCATTGATTCACCTACACCATCTAGGATATCTTCATTGTTATCATCATTGCCAGCGGGCTGTGTTTCTTTCTTAGGTACATTAGCTCCTGGCAGGAAGTCTTCAAATACTTCAAAACCGTTTAATGTAATTTCGTCCATAATTATATATAATTAGATTATTTTTTCTTTCTTCCTTTGTGTTTCCATTTCTTAGCATTCTGTGCAAAGATAGCACGTTTGCGTGTCAATGGATTCTTACTATGAGTAAGTTCTTCGGTACTCTTACCTGTTCTCTTCTTTAAAGCATTGAACTTACCTCTGTTCTTCTTTTTGATATGTATACCACCATCCTTATAACTAGGTATCGGATACTGAGGTAGTATCAGTGCTGTGTCTATCAGGTCGCTCATATTGTTCTACTATTTGATAATTCTCAATAATGAGAGTGTTTATTATATTGATTAGTTTATCTTTAGGAAGTTCTTCAATAGCTTCTAGCATCATTTTTTGATACTTACCTATCTCTGGATATAATTCTGGATGTTTACTTGAATCAAATAATGGTTTATCACTTGGTTCACATAAGTCAGTTGAAAAGTAGTAAGTAGCTTCCGCAAAGCCTTCCTAATACTTGTATTGCTTTAGTACAGCCTCCATATAATACTAGAAGTCTAAACTGTGTATATCTTCCGTAGTTATTTTCATTCCTAATCATTTGCGTACACGGCGGCTGCACCTACTCCTAGTAGAGGTATAGAGTTGAACCATTTCGTGTACTTATTAATGTTACCGAACTATTTACTAGCTCTAGCTACCTCTTTCATAGAGTCAGTTCTAGACATCTAGTCTAAAACTTTCTTCATCATTTTAGCATCAACCGTTTCACCTCTGGTGCTAATCATTCCATTGCGGAACATGTATTCTCTAAGTTGATTCATGTGAGCTTTTTGCTCAGTTGGTTTAGAGTAGTACCAATCCCAACTATCAACCTTGCCGTTCAGATCCTTGCTCATTTGATAGAACATATTGCTATCACCATGAGGATCGGGTCTGTTCATATTTCTTTTATAGTCTACGTAATGACTTAATTCATGTTCAGTTACAGGCATACCAAGGTTAGCCGAAGGATCTATCCTATAACTATACATTCCATTTCCTAACCAGCTTATTTGAGCTCTACTCTTGCCTCCATCAAATGTCTCTACTTTAGGAAGACGCGAAGGATTTTCATTATAGTCATTTATGATATCTGCGTATACAGAGGTATAATCATCGCCAAACTACTGTTTTACTTGATTAGCTCTAGCCATATACTCCGGATCGTCCATCAATCTTTCAGCAACATTGAAGGTTTGATTTCTAGCTTCACTAACCTTTCTTCTATTCGCTGCATCACGATTGATTGCTTCGTTTATTCGGTTCTGAGTATAGTTTTTATTTACAGTTGTATTATAACTATTTTGTTTAACACGAGCTGGTTTCTACTTAGGTGTTATACCTTGATATTTACTTCTAAACTGCTTAACAGTCATAGGCATAAATGGTATCAACCCCATTGCAGCTAATCCAGCACCTTCCCAGTCTGACTACTTAATAGAACTGTATATATCATATGCTGATATTGCATCTCCAACCGGAGTCATGTTAGCAGCATCTTCAATATCACCTACAGGTTTCAATCCTCTGACGAATGGTTTCCCAGTGAATCTATCAATTTCATCAGTACTATTGTCATAATAATCATCCAACTGACTTTCAGTATACTTACGACCATATCTATCCTTATATAACTTACCTTTATATGGTTGAGGCTCTTCAGGTATTATAGGTTTATTAGATGGTGGTATTTCTCCTCCTTGTGCTACTCTAGTTATATTGTCATTCTTCACATATGCCGTAGTATTCAACAAGTCTAAAATTACATCATCTTCTGGAAATAAATTCAATATATCTGTATCTTTGCCTTCTTTACGAAGTTTTTCTATATCTGGTTTACCATATGTTTTTAGAGGATTCAGATTATTTAACTTACGAAATTCCATCAATCTAGAGTAAATTTCCTCTGGTCTAGTTAGATACTCGGTATATTTCCCTTTATCATATACCTTCTATCCGTTTATTATAGATTGAATGTGTTTACTAGTTCCTTGTCCATATTGATTAAGTCTATGAGTCATTTCATGTAATAAATTCTCTCTATCCTTATCTTTCCAATCTCTAGACAATACAATACCTTCATTTGGATGGTAATAGGCTTTTGCATTTTTATCAATGCTTTTTACTCTTTTATCGTCTATAACAATAGGCATCTAATCCAATCCTTTATGCATGATACTTGTAGGGTTATCGTTATTATACGCAGGCGGAGTTGTAAAACCTTTCTATAATACATCTATTTGCTTATTCATGTATGGCGCCTTTATGTTCGCGTACTATCTACGTTTATTATACCAATTTATTAAAAATTGTTTTTCCTCATCTCCTATTTCTCCTCCATCTGCATAAGCTTTAAAGTCAAAATAAGTCTTACCGGGATTCTACTCCCGGTACTACTTCAACTATTGCATCCTATTTCTAAATGCTTGTCTGTCCATAACCTTATTTCTTTACAGGTTTCTTTCCGCCTTTCTTGCATCCCATAATTAATCCTCCTTATAACTTTTAACTTTACAGTACTTCAACCAAGAATAATGTTTCCTAGTCTCAGGGTAAGTGTAGTTATCATCATTATTGTGAGCTTCCTCTTCAAAGCTAACATCGTGATATACTACATCTTGCTTGTCAAAGAATCTAAGTAGTCTAATAATACAGTACTCTATTCCATACCATAAGTAAAATGGTAACCATAGCATCTCTTGCATCTACTTCAAATGAATCTTCTCGTGATTATATTCTTTAGCATTTATTTTAGATGCATCTCTAGTAAATATTAAGCCAAACAGGTTAATGTATGAGTAACCCTTAAATGGTATCAGTTTATTCTGTATTACTTTCATTACTTTTTATAGTTTCTAACAATTTCTTACATATTTCTACTAACTCCTCTACACTCAAGTCGTTTTTCATCTAATTAGCAACCATCGTAACTAGTTGGACATTATCTTTCGTGTATCCTTTGGAAGAATCTATTCTGTCTATGGATAGATTTGTATTTACTCTTCCTTCGTAAAACTTATAAGTCATTGGAATACCTGTAAGTGCACATTTCCCATCCTACTTACTCCAAAGATATAATAGATACTCTAGGTTAAGATCATTAAACATGTTCTTATCTTTACTCCTTCGGCGCGAACCCTTCAATGCAGCATTCAATTTATATTTTAAAGCTAAATAATCGTTCTATAAAATCTTCTGTCTCTCTTTGTAATATCTAGCTCTCTAACAATCTTTACATTGAGTACACAATCCGCCTCTGTTATTGTGTAAGTTGGTATTGTCTCTATTAAACTTGGTTTCTGGCAACCATCTCTTACAGGTATTACAGAAATATAATACTTTTCCTTTTAAAATTTTAGTCGGGTTTTTCATTTCTCACCTGATACTTTGTTGCGTAGTGCTGTACGAGCCTTTAGTCTTTCACGTTCCATCGCAGAATCATCTTTCTGTTTCTGAATATCCTTCTAAGCTTGTAACTTCTGTTTTTCGAGCTCTATCTTCTTATTCTCGATATCTCTCTTAAGATCCTGTTCTCGCATCTTAGCTCTAATATCAAGCTGTTTAGAAGCTTCATCTGACATCTGTTTTCTCTCTTCTAATGCTTGTGATGCTATTTCAATAGGATCCGGTATACCATTACCATCTTGATCCATATTCTCTGCACCTCTATATGCATTGAGTTGAGCTACAGTAATCTTAGTAGCATTATCTGAATCAATCTTGTATTTCTCAAGATCTAACTTAGCTTCTTCGATCATCAGTTCTTCTTCTCTAGTCTCATTCTGTAATTGAGCTAACTGTTGTTCGCGTTCAGCTTGAGCTTGTTCCATAGCTTGTTGCTGTTCCATACGTTTCTGCTCGATTTCCTCTAATCTATTCTTAATCATGTTGACATTATCCAAAGTAATAATCTCAGCTATATCAAGTAGACTAGCACCATTCTGCATAGCGGGTTGCATCAAGTTTTTCAATGCTTCAAGGTTCTGTTGATTTTTAGTAGTATCTTCTACGAATACATCTAAATCCTCATAGAACAACTGATCTGACAGTGTTATGAATGCTCTAGTTGCATCATCAAATACATACTGTAATGATGTCTTAGTATCCTTCCAAGCATATCTAGCAGTATTGAGTAACATTACTAATGTCTCTCTCTTTACTTGGTTATGAGTCCAGAACCATGGTTCAGTAATATGAGCAGACTGTATTACAGATCTTTCTACATTACCTACTAACTCATTGGATGAAATAGCTCCTTCTCTCTGTTTAGATACACCAGTAATCTCAGCTAACATAGATTCAATCTTATCCATCAACTTGATGTATTGATCTATAGTATTAGCCATAGTAAGGTCTAAAGCTGTAATTTGGTTGAACTGTGATGGTTTACCACCTTCTCTACCAGGTATATCCCAACCTTCTTCATAAGGGTTAATAAAGTTAACTCCTAGTGCAGACAGGTAATGCATCCACTTAGCAACATCAATATTCATAGACTTAGGTATCTAAGTAATATCCATATTTACTACTTTACCCTTGTCTCTAGCCATTGCTAACTCTAACCTATACCATAGTACAATATACATATACTGTAATGGTTTCATCATACTTACTAATGATCTAGGTCTACTGTTAGTATTATTATATACTACACCAGTATAAGGAAGTCTTTGTGCATTAGGATTATCAGCTGATACATGTTGATATTCAAGAGGTTCTATACCAAAGTATAAGTCTTCACCTGCTCTATATCCTTCCCATGTTTCAATAATCCATTTCCATTCTACACTAACTTCCATACCAGTCTCATTGTATGACTCGTCTACAATATACTCTACTGGTTCCCCTGTTTCAGGGTCAGCTATGGTTACAAATGCTATCTTTCTAAATGACTGCCAGCAACAGTGCCATACACTTATACTACTAGATGAATCAAATGGGTTAGTAGTGAAACCGTTAATGTTGTGCATCTTGAAGTGTGGGAAGTCCATAGACGTCTTTCTTACTTCAGGGTTAATACCACCTTTAGCACCATCTTCCATCATATCTAACAGCTGATTTAACTGCTTTTCAGACAGTTTATCATAGTATCTATCATAGATATCTGTAGCTGATAGTTTCATCTCATATACGCACCATTGTGCGTCATGAATGAACTCTAGATCAGATGTATCAGTATCATAATCAAAGTAAAGAGGATTGATACGTTCAAGGCATGGATTACCATTCTGTATGCCAACATAGTATATCTCTTCACCACCTATTAATGCATCTTTCCAACCTTTATAGAACTCATGAGTAATGTTCAGCTTATTCTTCAAGTAGTTAAGACTATGGTAAGCAGTAATCTCTGCTATATCTTTATAGTCTTTACTCATGTATTTCTGTATCTGTTCAGGAGGCATAATCTCACCAGACTGTAAAGCTTGCTGATATCTAGCCTGTTCTTCTGGTCCTAACTTACTCATGATACTAGCCTGTATATAGTCTATTAGCATCTACTTAGCTTTGTCTTGCATTTCGCTGGTAGCTATATCACTAGTACGTACCACTTTAAAGTTAAACGGTCTCTTAGTCTCCTCACCAAGTAATAGGTCAATTTTAGGCTTGATTATATTATAATCCTAAGCCATTGCAGGGAATCCATCTTCCTGCTTAAATGGATTTGTAACATACTTCAGATCCTTCTCATTGTATATACTATTATACAGATCATAGTATGTCTACATTTCTTCCTTGCGAGTTCTGTTATTACCATTTCTAGAGCCACCCATGCTCTTTCCTATTATATAGTCTACGCAAGACTCTCTCCAATCTTGAGTCTTCTTAGACATGGGTAACTTCTAAATAGGGAACTGATTAATATTCTTCATAGTTAAAACATATATGCTTCTAAATTATCTGTGACTTCATCGTCATGAAACCACGCTTGAGTAAAGATAGGACCTTCAAATAGTACCCTATTCTTATTCTCTTTCTTCTTTTCTTTAACCTTGAGATTATAGAGCTGTTCTCTATAGATCATTACTTGCATCAACGCCATGACCCTATCGAAGTTTCCTGTGTCATTATAGCTTATAAGTTCTTCTAATAGCGGCTCTGATAGTATGTTGTGTAAGTTCTTCTTACCGGGTGCTTGTTCTTCATTTAACCAGTCTTTGATTAAGCCTTCACCCCATTGCTTAATCTGTTTGTTCATGTGACAACCCTTTTTTCTCTATACTTTGGAATTACCAACTATATCTGATATGATATCTGGTTGATCAGCAAGTAAGTAGTCACAATGCTTAGCTGTGAAATATGGGAATAGACCTTTACGCTCATTCTCATACATTATTCTACCATTGTAGTATATTGCTAGTTTACGCAGGTTCTCGTAGTATTCTTCTGCAGTCTAAGGCCTTCCAGTGTATTCAGCAACAATTATATCATAATAGTTCTCAAAGCTCTAGAATCGCTTGTAAACGAACGTAGAGCCCAATGAATTAGTACCTGACTAGTCGTGGTCATACGGGTCTACCCCAAGTATGTACAGACCTATAGGGGCATCTGGTGCTGGGTGTTCCCATATTACTATAGAACCAGTCGGGTCATCGTCTCTCTTCAATGGGTAGTGAGTTATATCTCCTAACTTCTTGATAACCCATTTAAGGGATCCATCCGTATTCCATACCAAGTCACCTACCTACTTATGATTACTTAGGTGTTTATTGATCCTAATCTTGGCTAATTGCTCTTGCAATTCTTTCTTAGGGAAGATATTACCTCCGAACTCCAAACATGCCTCCTAGGGCGTTATACAGTGTTCTGCGACGTATCTATCTACTGCTACAGAGTTAGTGGCATTCTCTATTACTTTTCTACGATCTGTTAGTATATACTCTAGGGATTTCTTACGTAATGTGTTACCATCTATATCCATATATAGACGGTTACCTTTATCATCACGGAAGTCCATATTAGTATACTGCGGTATAAAGAATCCACACTTCTTATCCGATGGAGTCTCATCCCATATGTTATCAAAGCCTAGACAGTTGTAACCATCTGGGTTATAGAACATGTCTTTAAGAGTCTCAAAATGGCTATCTTCATCACCACCAGTACCGAATGCAATCATAGTACCAAATGCCATACCATCTTGTTCTACAGACGGTCTAGCAATCTGCCATGCTGCACCTAATTCAGAGAAAGAACCGGCCTCTTCGAATATAATAAGCTTACCTGCTTTACCACGTACTACGTCTGGATTATCTTTCAAAGTAACACCAATAATCTCTGATTTGAAACCTAATTCAACCTCATTACCATACTCGTCCTTAGTATAGAAACCGGCACGTTTACGCATCTAAGTATTCACAGATCTCTTCTTACCCCAGGCTGTATTCTTGTCTATGAAGTCCATATAGTCCCAAGCCTTAGTAAGTATACCGTCCTCAGTAAGGTATTGCTTATTACTAGCGTAGATATACGTCTTACTACCTGCAAATAGGTAGTAATTACGACATGCCATAGCTGCATTCTTATATGAGTAACCTTTACGTCTACTCTTTAATGCACATAAGTGTTTACCTTCTGTTTCAGCTTGTTCTACTGCCTAGAAGAAGTAATAGTCATAGTCATAGAAGTCAGGAAACTGTAGATCACGTGTTTTCTTTATCGTAGTAGAACCATCTGAATTAGTAATAGTGTTATAGATAATTCTCTGAATAGGACAGAAGTTTAAATAAAAATAGTTATACCCACTGATAAAGTCTCCATCATCAGCAGTATAACCATACTTACATCTATCCATCTATTCATCCCAGTACGCGAAGAACTCTGAAGTTCCTTCTGGGTACTAACAATAATGCCCAGTAGCTAAATACTATAGCGCTGGGCCTCTAAACTTGTCACTATTTTTGATCTATTTCTCGAAATCTACTGTCATGTCTTCTTAAAAATTGGTCGCCCTAGTCTCGATTCGAACGGACATCCCTCGGGTTAGAGCCGAGAATAATAACCATTATACTATAGGGCAATATGTGCCGGGGAATACTTATTGTCCGTCCCCGTCGGACCTTTTGGTTATTAGAACCAAGATTTAATTCTTTGCCACAATGAAGGCTTATTTGCCTTCATTATTGCTTCATGTGCTTCATTAATATCCGCCCAAGCTTTTTCTGAACCCTGCGTAGCGTCTATTGTAATAATCAATTGCTTTTTCATATTTAGTTCTATTTATAACACCTATAACGTGTTGTTTAATTCTGGTTATTTTTTACTGTATTATTTTGCCAACTCATAAGGATTGATCTTAGAATCACCCTTAACCTTAGATGTCGTAAGCTCTTCTGTCTTAACTGCTTTCTCCAAGAAATCTAAAGTAATATAGGACCCTTTTACCTTCTCGAATCCAGCCAAGTACTTCTCGATCTTCTTTTCATCTAGCTCCTCACCTAGAGATTGTTCATAGTAATCGCTAAAACTATCTAGTTTACGACGCATATTACGTAACATCTTAAGTAGGTTAGTATCGCAGAATTGCTTATATTGCTCTTCACAGAGCAGTTCATCATCAGTAAGACTGTAGTTGACGTCGTTGAATAATTCTTCTTTGAGCTTAGTCTCTATAGAATCAGAGTTCATACTAAGTACATATGGACTATCCCATTTGTTCTTCAATACTATGTAACTGATTACTTTAGTAGCGTGCTCTTTGTCTGCCTTATCGGCATCCCATATCTTTTTAAAACATGGGATACCTAAGGCATCTGAATGAATTATTACTTTACCACCAAGTATATCAAACAGCTTCATTTACTTTCTTATTTACGCTGGATCACATTTAAGATCATTATCGCATGTAACTTTCTGCTTAAAATCTCTGCTTCCTTCTTTAGTTTCAGTGTAGAACTCGTCTAGATCATGGACTGTAGCTGGATCACTAATAACAATTACTTTATCTTTAGCATACCCTGCTTCGTCATATGCAGTAAATACGGTCACATAACTGTTAGGCTCTACGTCAATTATTTCATCATCAGTGATTACTTGCCCTCCTTTATCTACTCTTGCTACTCTATTAGTGAAGTAAAGGTCAATGGGTCTTCTTACTACGTTGGTTTCAGTATCAAATACTATAAAACCCGATTTGCTTATAATTATTTTTTCCATACTATTATATTCTATAACCTAAATAATCTTCCTTAACCAATCTCTGGAGTATCTCCTCTGCTCTCTTCAGAGGCACATTCGGGTTCACATACTCCCGATTCGTCCTGTATCTGTGAATTATCTGTTGAAAGTTCCGGATCTCCTTCTACAGACTCTCCTTCGTTATATTTCGCTTCATACTTCTCAGTTAAACGTTTGCAAATAGTATCAACTTCAGTAGCTCTATCGAGCTCTTTTCCCTCTTTACCAGCCTCAACCATTAAAGTAGTCAATTCATCTATCATATCCTTAGTAAAATCCTCGTAAGTAATAGTACCAGCTGTAATTACCTTATCAAGTACTTCATATAGTTTCTTAATATCTTTGGAAGCCTTGTCTGTACCTAACTTATTAAAGTTGTCAAGCTCTATCTTCCACATCATCAGACTCTCTTCGTGTGTCATATTGTTTTAATTTTATTATTGTTTTACTAATGCAACCAGCTATCCATCCAACTAAGTAAGCGTATTGCTCATTGTGATTAGCGAAAGACTGTGTATACATGCCTAATTCATCAAATATATAATCTGCTGCATGTACAGCCTCGTGTGCTTCATCTCCACCTTGTAATGCATCCCAATCTAGTATTATTACTAGAGCTCCTTTAGTTCTGTCAGATTTCTTAGTAACTGGAACTGTAACTAATACTCCTGTTCCATGATCTGATTCGTAGAGTAAGCTCTTATAACCATCTGGATCCTCTTCTGAAGTATCTTCCATCTTATTAAAGATGAACATCTTATCTAGTCCTTCTACTTGTCCAGCTACCCATAACATTCTAGGATATATTACTGGGTCATACGCATCTACTTTTGGCATCTTCTTCATAACGTTTCTTTATCTTTATTTTACCTAAGTAAGCAAACATGACGGGTTTAGGGTCTAAATTACTTATAGATTGATTCGCGAACTTAAATGGACTGTTGCATATTACTTCTATTACTTGATATGGTATATTATACTTATTACTTAATTTAGTATATATACTCGTCTAGTTTCTCATTCCAGTCAACTTTCTTGTAGTATTTACATTTTTCAACACTACTGTCAATATTTAGAGTATTTGGTCTAATCAGGTTAATCACAGTAACTACTTCATTCCAATCCTTAGTAGAAGCTAAATTATATGATATACATCTTAGTTTGTTACTCTCTGATTTACTATACTTTTTGATGGGTTCATATACTATAACATCAGTAAGTGCATCTGAAGTAAGGAGCTCGGTTCTCTGCCCTACTACAGAGAACCTGTTGAATGCCAATGCTTTACCCCTTAATTTGTGCCATAATCTGTTTAGTATGTTATAGTCTTTCCAAAGTATGATTGAACCTGCATCAATTAGCAGTGATCTCATCTTCATCTTTCTTTACTTTTAGTATTATTGTTACTTGTACTCTATCTCCGATTATCTCTGGAATCAAAGCTTTATTAACATGTACTTCATTTTCTCCTCTACCTTTCTGTAGTATACCCTAAGCCTTAAACTTAGCTATGTACCTACTTAAATTATCCGGAGTAATGCCTAAAGTACGATTAACATACTTTCTATTCTCAGTAGATATTACATTCCTATCAATGTTAGGGAGTCTAGGAGTGTTAACATCTAGCTCTATTAAGCAGGCTAACAACTCCATTTCCCTATTAGTTAAGTCAAGTATACCATTAAGACTTTTTAAGAATTCCATTAGTAATTCGGATTTAGATACCGCTTTTACTAATTTATTCATTGGTCAATTCGTCTTTGATTCTAGTTAATACTTTAGTAAGATTGTAATAAACGGTTTCAGCTTCAACCTTAACACACGGTTGAACTTCACCTTTATCAGCCTTTTTCTTCATCTCTTCATAGTCCTTAGCATAAGTATCAAGAAGAGTGTCAATAAACTCAACAGTTTTATCAATCTTATTATCTCTTGGTTCGATACCAACTGACAAAATACCTTCACTGTACATGTCTTCAGCTGTTCTCTCATCAAGCATTGCAGATCTAAAACCGTTCTCATCCTTTACATCCATAGTAAAAGCACCAAGTTCTTCATCCCAAGTAAGGCTATCGTTTGCTTTGAAAAAGCCAAAATCTCTATTAAAAGTGTACTTCATATTAATCTCTATTTTTATTACCGAGTCCCCATATGGCAAGCCATATTATGGAAAAGCAGAGACCTATAACCATTAATTTTTCCATATGCCTAATAAACGCTACAATGTTAAAATTGTTAATAGCTTTTAACATTTGTTAACAATTAATTAATATATAAAAAGAAAGCCCGACTTTCGTCGAGCTCTCAATGAAAATGAAAAATTTAACTTAAGTAGGTTGGGACTTACGTTAATTACTTAACGGCAATAAGATCATAAGGTTTCACTAACTGAGTATCTTTTACTAGGTCAAAATACATTGCAAATTTCTTATTATAAGCAACTGTATCACCTACTTTGAACTCAACATCCTTCAGATGTGAAGGAATCTTCAGTACGATACCAGTAGCCCAATCAGATTCTACCTCTTTTATCTCTGTCTTAGTATCATACTCGTTAAATCCTTCTTCATCTACTTTACCGTTAGGTACTTGTTCTGTAAACTCCTTAGTAACCATAATTGCAGGCAGTGGTTTAACCAACACATCCTTTAACATATTCCACTTAATGCCGTCAACTACTGTTTCTAGTACTTTATCTTCCATAATATTTTAACTTAGTTTATTCCCTTATAACGTATTATTTACTCTGTGGTTCCGCTTTAACTAGTATATTTCCACCATTAGAAGTACAAAAAGTAATAGCTCTCTGAGGACATTTCTTACCGTTATTGAAGACACAACCATCACAAGAACCTCCTTTTGCAGGTTCTATGTAATAAGACACTCCTGCTATATCTACTGGAGTACGCTCTTTAATTATCTCTGCTAGTTCTGGATCGTATATTGTCATACCTAATTCTGTATTAATATCTACTAACATGTTACTTTACTTCTACTAATATGTAACCCTGAGTACAGTAGTCTGTTACTTTCTTAGTACATTTACCTTTACCTACTAGGGAACAACCACTACAACCTAAAGTACTTCTCTCAGGTGCTAAGAAATACTTCTTATTATCATAATCTATATACTTACCAGAGTAAGCTGTATTGTTATTTATCTTATGCATATAATTATACTTTAAAGTAATAATCTAAAGTAAGAGTAGTTGTATGTTAAACTAACTATATACTACTTACTTAGTAACCCCCTTACCCCCATATAAACGTCTAATACCTGTGTTTGGTTACCTATTTGTTAACAATTATTAACAATGTTTAGAGCTATTTAACAGTGATTATTTAACATTATTTAACAAAAAAATTATATAAAAATTTTTAGGGGAGGTAAAATTTTGAGAGGTGGGTTGCGTGCGAGAAGCTGCAACCAAATCACTCCCCGATATATGGATACGGAGGAGATACCCCCACACGTGCCACGTTGGTACGGCTGTGTTTTCGGTATCTAAAATATCAAAAATGAAGTGTCAAATTACATCAATGACAGAGTACGAAATTAAAGACGGTTTTAACGACGTTGAATACTGTTTTTTAATTACTGCAAATCCAATTAACACGGAAAGCAACGCAATGAGTGAAGAAGACCTAAACAAACTAATTCTTGAAGGTGGAGACATTAGCGAAATAGCTAATAAGTCTAATATATCGCCTTTTAGAACGATTTTGTTTCCAAACACTTCGCAAATTTGTAACGCTTTTTTATCTTTGTTGGATACAAACGAAGAAAGGGAAAAGAAAGGAGAAAAACCTATTTTTCCTACTATTAACCTCAATAGGTTTGAACAAGAAACGCCCGAGCCGTATTTTAGACGTTATACAAAAGACGGTGACGGAGTTAAGGAAGGAGATTGGATAATAGCCCAAACAGGTGACGAAACACTTCCTAATGACCCTATGAAACGCAAAGTTTTTCGCTCTATTTGGGTAACATCTATCTGCAAAACAGATACAAACGGCGTAGACATACCAACGGAAAATGTAGTACGCAAAGCAGCTAGAGCCTATACTAACGGGCTTGAAACTCAAGCGGGTAGCGGTAAAATGATTGTACCGTGTGCAATTCAAATGAAACTTGAGGAAAAGAAAGCAGCCGCAAATGCACCTAAAGAAAACGATCAAACCGGAGGAGACGAGTTACTAACTAACGAGTTCGAAGAACAAACTCAACCACGTCATAGACGTCGTTAAGGATATGAGGGAGAAATCCCTCATTTCGACCTTAACATTGGAAGCAATAGATTAAGATAGTCGAATTTCAATAATTATATGTCTAACCAAATAGTTGTAAGCGTATATACTTTAAACTTACAAGTTATGCATCTATAATTTAAAAACACCACACGTCTGTGAAAATCAGTGTAAGTTGTGGCGTGGGATTGAGCAAGCCCACCGAAGTGAAGAACGCTCAATATTATAGTCCTAAGCAAGACTTTAAAAGGCTTAATTTGCATTTCATTTGAAACTCCATATTGGCAGGCTAGTCCGCGCCCTAAAAGGACATCGTGGCAATATTATGTATGCGCAGATAAATACATAATTACGAGCCGAACCGAGCTCACGTCATGTACTATCTGCGTAGTTGCTTAATAAAGCATGATAAGTAATAACATTAATCAATAATTTATTATAAAATGAATAGAATTATACTCTATGTTGGCATGGTTTATAACTTTTTCTGTGCCGGAATTACTGCAAATTTAATTGCAGATAATCACAAACTCGGAACTTTCGGTAAATATTTACTGATCTTCTCGTTGATGATATCCATTTGGTATATCATACTAATATTAATGAAGAATGCAGACGAAAAATAAAGAGGCATATTCACTCTAGTTAGCTAGTCTTCGGACTAGCTTTCTTTTGTTTATTCAAACTTAAGTATAATAACAAACACTAAAAAACTATAAGACAGTCTGGTTCTTCTTAGGATAGGACGTCTTGCAACGCCAGTTTCTTATAATAAGTCTAAGATGGAAATGTCGGTTACGGTTAATAGCACCATTGGCTCATCCTTATAAGTTTTAGACGGTTGACAGACGGGAAAGACCGTTCTTGTGCTTTTCGCGTTTCGGGTATTGAAATATAAAATGCGACGTGATTGCTCCGTTCAATTCAAAGAGCGTTAGAGAAAAGGCTCATAGCTGGGTGAAAATCTATTCCCGGCATTTTTAAAAAACTCAATAACTTCGGAGTAGCGTAAGCTACGGAGTTGTGTAACAATCCCAAGACATTGAGGGCACCAGTTTCTTATAATAGTGTAGTTGGCAGACGTAAGGGCGTACTCAGCTGCCGTGTGAAGCAGTGAATTCTGTGGACTGATAGAGAACGTGTAATATTCAGGCTATGCGTTACGTAGTTATAAGTTTTAGGTGTAAAATGCATCTCTAGCGAGAGATCTTTCATAATATTATTTTTGATTTAATTACACGGTCTGTGAAGATAGTGTAATTTCACATGTATTATTACTTTAATGCAACCAATGAAGGCCGTGACAAGTCGGTGGACAATGCAGAGTCAAAGTAATTAATTATTATTTATCTTTAATTTATATGCACAGTAAATTATGATATTTAATAGTTAAATAATCCACGTGGAAAGGGGTCACAGTTAGGTTCACTGTGATGTGCAACCCTTATAATGAGCAACCAATCCTAAGCAAGTAGGGAGAAACATTCTTAACCATAAGGAGTAGCAACATGGTGCTTGACAGTATAATACTAACTGACAATAAGTATTATTTAAAGTAAGAGAATAGCATAGTTATTATTGCGCATGACTGCAAATCATGAGGGCGAATATAATGCGCTTACTTTATTTTATTTGACTACTAATTAAAAACTATATAAGGATGTCACGTATCCTAACTACTACATATAAAATCCGAGTCTAATAAGGTATTGTAGTAGTTGCCTCTATCAATAAATACAACCTCATCGTGGTGATAGAGTCTAGTAACATGTTAAAAACAAACCTTCCTAGTTTGCATGTGAAGCTAATGTATTTGAATTATTTAACAGTATTAACAAATTAAATAACAATGACAACATTTTTCAATTTACTTCTATTTATAGGAGCAATTGCTGTTGTTTTCCTAATAATACACGAAGGAATTGAATTGTGGAAGGAAATCAACAAGTAATATGACAGTTAGAATTAAAAGTAGTAATATTCTAAATGGAATAAGCAAGTTATTAGTATTGTCAATAGCAATTATTGTTATAATACATATACTAAAAGACTGGGAGCCTAAAGATCCATATGGTTTTGTGGATTTGCAAATGAGGTTTAAACATTATGTAGTATCTGATAAATATCAAGAAGATGAAGATACATATGTAATACGTTTAGTAAATCCTGTTACTGGAAATGAATACAAAGCATATATTACAGATTATTTATATATGAATGTATACTTTGTAGGTGATACTATTAAATAATTATTAATTTTAAAAACATTATCAAAATGGGAAAAAAAAGATCTGCTACAGTCCATACAGTGGACGGAGAAGAGTTAACATTCACATCAGTATCATTAGATTATTGCTGTGGAAATAGTAACGGAAGTTTAGTATCAATATGCGGTGAGAAGTTCGATATCATCGAGACTCCGTCCGTAGTATCTGAACTACTAGATGAACTGGAGGATTGAGTATGGAAGATAATCAATATCCTGTAGTAAAAAAATCGTCTAATGGATGCTTTTGGACGATATTAGTAGTCATTGCATTAGCAATCGCTACTGGAGTAATAGTGTTTCTGTGTCATGAGCCTATTGCTAAGATTGTTACGTCGGAAGACGAATCAGTTTGCATTGATACTGCAAAGGCAGTTGAACATGTACCAACGGTACAAGAAATTCTCAAATTTAGAGAAGACGTAAGAGAGGGAATGCGCATTGATAGTATATTTTTAGCAATGCCTGAAGCTATTTTGATTGATATACTCATGACTCATGGTACATCATTGTCGAATAGTGACATTGTTTATATATATGAATCAAACAAAGAGCATTTTAAAGATGTACTTAAAGGTGCAGTTATTCAACGCGATATAATTACCCCAATGGATTCTGTGAAGAATCCTCGTGATTCTCTAAGGCGTTAGAGAGTAATAATTAAAACAAGTTATTACAGTTTTTTGAAGCATTTTGCATAGAAATGGTTTAAAAATTTCGACACAACTAGTTTGTTCGTGAGAATAGACTAGTCTTCAGAAGATGACAAGCCTGTGGGGCGTAAGTAGTATTTTTAAGCGGGAGAAGAAGAGTGGCAATTGCTCTAATTAGTACTGATAATTGCAAATATTACGATCGTGCGGACGTTAAAATCAGGTGAGTTCTAAGATTTAGTTTAACAGCTATTTCTGTATGTACTCTGGAGTAATCCTAAAACATATGAGAGTTTAAATTAAACATAGTAATATGTGGAAATGATTTCTTTAATAACAGATGTGCAATAGAGCGCTATTGCTTTATAGTATTAGTCTCAAATCTCCGTAGCACTGCGGTAAATTATTCTGTATATAGTGCTGTATACAGACGTCATCATATTTATTAACTAACAATTTTAAAGCCTATGTAAAAATGAAAAAGGAATCCAAAAGGTACATTACTAGTATGATTCTACATACTGGTCATCTTTATGCTAATATGTTAGCATTAAATAAAATCTTAGGTATGCCTATATCTGTAGCAAAAGCCATAGCTAGAAGCAAACCAAGTGAAGAAGTTCAATTATGTCCATACTTTGAAATTCAGTCTAAATCATCTACTGATGATATTAAGGCAGAATTAGATGAGTATGAAATAGAAATAAAAGTAATTAATCAATAATTATGAAAGCAATAGTAATTTTATTTGAAGGCGATTATGTTAGTAATGCCCGTAAAGATGTAACCATTCGGGACATTGCTAATGCTATGACTCAACACATAAAAATAGAATCAGACAATTTAAAGATTGTTGATTTCGAAGATGTTGATGTAGCTAAGATATTAGTATCAAAAGCAGAAACAATGACTGCTAAGGAACCAAATCTTGAAGAACTTACATCTATATTCTGTGATAATATTATCACAAAAGTAGGTGATCCTGTGAACTTCAGCAATGAAAGTTTATTCAAAGTAGAATTTGTAAAAAGATTCCTCAATGATGCAGATATTCGTCAGCAAAATACAGATATGATTAAATATCTGATAAGTGCTGGAAGATTACAACCTACTTGTAAGAAAGTTCTTGAGGCTAAACATCTTTCAAATATTCCATATTATTTGAAAGAGATCAATGGTATGTTAAAACTCTTTTAATTATGGGAAAGAATAAGGAGAAAGAAGTAAAAACTAAGACGGAATACAAAAAACGTCCTAAGCATAAGAAAATGGAACCTTATAATCGCAAAAAGGCATGATTGAGTTAAGTAAAGAAAAACCTTATGAAGACGCATGTAAAATACTAGGTCTTCGTCCTGTAGCTAATTATAAAAGTTACAAATTAACAGATGAAACTAGGAACTTCATCAAGTTAGAAACTGTTGCAAAAGCTTTAAATGAAGGCTGGAAATCTACAACAATAGATCCAAAAGAGGTAAGGTATTATGTATGGGGTTGGAACTATACAGATAATAGAAAACCTTCCGGTCTGCTCATTGTTGGTTCTCGCTATGGGCTCGGTCATGCCAATGCTAGTGTCGGTACTTCCTTGGAATTCAAAGACAGAGATACAGCAAAAGAATTTGCAAGAATATGTAAACCTATGATTGTCAAACATTTATTTGGTCGAGACGATCATGAAAACTTTAGATTCAATTTCTAACGATTGTCCTACACGAGATAATATTATCAACTGTAGTGAATGTGATCTTGAGTGTAAACTCAGAATGGCAACGAATAACAAAGAAGAGGTTCCGCCAGAGCCTCTACCCGCTGTTATATATTTCTAACTTAAATTGTTAGTATGGTGGATTCCAATCAACCCAAAGAACTGCAAATATACCAAAACCCTAATACATGTTAAATGTAACGGCTATTCAACGGCAATCTATATATCTATAGATAAAGGGAGAGAAGGATAGGGGTTATCTGTGAAATAAGAGATATGAATACACAGAGCAGTTCTTTTCAATTAGTAACCAATTTATCAAAAATATGGGACAAGCAAGAATTGTAGCAAAAATTGAACGTCGATACAGTGCTGAAGAAGCAGCTAAACGTATTGACGAGTATCGAAGAAAAGTCAGAAAGAACTTACTTCGTCAAGCTATTTATCTTCAGGTTATTCATGAGAATAAACTAAAGAGAAAATTAGCCTACCAAAATCGTGCAGAGGTGAAAGCCGGAACACGTGAGTCTTACAGACAACGTAAGATACGTTTGAACAAAGAACGTAGACTTGCAATGAAAAGTAAATAACTCGAGATTATTAACATAAGTTCAACTTCTAAACATTATCAAAAAATGGCAGGAAAAGAAACAAAAGTATCAGATGTTACTGAAATTTCAACAGAAAACATCGAAGAAGTCATCAACTCTGGTTCTACAGCAACAGAAGAAGCAGCCAAAGAAGCAGCTGAAAAGATTGCTAAGAAACGTAAAGAAGAACTGACAGAACGTTTGGTTGAGGTCACTCTACGCAGTGAATACACTCGTAAATCTACTCATTTGAGTATGAAGAAAACAGAAAAAGAGAGTGAAATCAAACGTAACTATCTGAAGAAGTTCTCCGAAAAGGATGACAAGTTACGAAACGGCGGTATCACTATTGAAGACTACGAAAAAGATTGTCAGGAGCTCTACAAAGAGGCTAACAAATTGATTCGTGAGGTCGGTCAATGGTATGATGAACAGTTAAAGAAACTGTATAATCAGTATCCAAGTGCCCGCTACGATTGGAAATACAGTAGTATGTCCATGTAATTTCCACGCATCGTCCAAAATCATAGTACTCTAGCGGTAGAAATACTGACTACATAGTCTAGATAAAATATATATTACTTAACTTGGATCTTAGATTGATTACAATAAGCCAAATATATATTGTGTGAATTGACACACATGCAAACAAGTGTAAGGCGTAGCAATACGACCGATGCCGGAGCAGGACAGTATGACAACGTGCCACTGATCATGTGCCTAAGATCGTGAGGATGTAATTATAAATTGCGCAATATATAAATACAGATTCTATACTCGATGAGTATATTATGCAATAGCATTCTTATGATATCAAATCAGCACATTTTGGAATAGTGCGATGCTAGACATCATGCCGTATAGGGGCCGCAAGGTATCTTATACTTCCAAGTTTAAGTTATCAAAACGTTGTTACATAAAATAAAAGACCAAGAGTATGTAGGTTTGGTCGCCTACATACTCACAATTGACTGTTAGGTCTATTAATCAGTCGTTAGGACCGCGGGGCAGTGCCGCGCATCTCCACTACATAGTATAATAAGGGGATGAACTAGTTTTGACTGCGACAATGAGAGATAGAATAGGTCAATAATGCGAATAACTGGCAATACAAGTTATGTAACAGACTACACACGCTTAGTAGCGTAATGAGTCTGAACGGCTAAGCTAATGTCGTAGAAAGCGGGAGTAAGTGACTCAGGACTGTAGGGGTTCGAATCCCCACTTACTACAATTAAATTAAGTTTAATCAATAAATTAATTTGAAATGGGATTAATTAACTTTATTAGGCAGAATCTTCCAGAATCGTGGGAGAAAGCCGCAACTGAAATGAAAATGAAGAGTGAGTTAATAACTCGACTTCATGCTAATGTTCCTCGTGTCTATAAAAATAGATATCATTACAAAGAAGGAATGCGTTATATTAGGTCTGTATTTAATATATCGGCTGATAAGCTAGTTTACTACGTTGAAGCATCAGATATCGACTTAGTAAAATGGGAAAAACTTACTAACAAAATTAAAGAAATCGAATATCAATGCGAGTAGTACCATGGTGGGTTTGGTTTGATTCCAAACAGGAGGAAAGAGAGTTCAAACAAATGTTAAACTCTTCAAAATCAGATATTGAAGCAATAGATAAAGTATTGGATAAATATCCAAACTTAACTCTTGATCAGGCTTCTGGTATAGTAGATAACTTTAAAAAAGAAATTAATAAGTCATGAGATTAAATGGACCCGGCGTATATCAAATTGTCGGAAGTAATATAGAACTATTAGCAGTAGTTGTTGGTGAAGCTCCTTATTTAAGGATAACATCTGCAATTATCATGAATGAAGCATTTCAAAATGCAAAATTCAGAGAGGTAAAGGAAGAATCCTATGAGATCCAGAGTATATACAATCATCCAGATAACTATGTATGTTATCCATACGAAGGATCAGAAGTATGTCAGCTACCTATTGAGAGAAGATCAATGCGTGGCAGTAAGATGCCCATCACAACAGATGATGAGTATAACGAATTTAAACGTAGATACATCAATGACACATCTATTCCTGGAAGAGGAACGATGAGTACCAAGATGTATATTATGGATAGAACTGGTTGGTCAGCTGCACAAGCACAACTAGTTATTTGCAAACTAGCCAAAGAAATAAAGAAAGAAAATGGTAATATACAGTATTACGAATAATGTAAATACTCCTTGGGGTAAAAGATATAATTTATTTCACTGGAGAGCGTCATGGTGGGTATATATTAGTCTTGCAGAAAGAGAGAGGAAAACATTATCTTTTAAGGCTGATAAACCGGTAAACCACATATTATATTGGTTTGATACTAATATACTCCAGAGAATAGGAAGAGATTCTAATTTTACTCTAAATGTCCGCATTAGAATAGTATGCGGAATGATTAATAAACTCAATCCTGCAAAGATATCTATGGAGATGAAAAGAGAGTTTATGGAGTGTATTTGGGATGCTTATCAAAAGTTCTCAAAAGATTACATTGAGTATCATTGTAGATACGAACTAGGATTACCATTTTAAGGGTATAGGGCTTTGATCGGCCCTATACTCACTAACCGTTGAACAGGTCAAATAAGAGTTACTTCAATAATACATAAATTTGCGTCCTGTACTCTTATGATTATCAGTTCAGCACAATGCCCGTACATATGACAGATGAAGAAAAACAACAAGTTTTCGATCTGATCAAACAGGCGAAAGAAGGCAAACAATCTGCCTTCACAAAGCTTTATAATCGCTTTAATAGAGTTATTTACAATACTATTTATTATATTGTGAATAACAAAGATGCAGCAGATGATTTATTATCTGTTACATTTACTAAGGCTTTTAGTAAGCTAGATAGTTATGTTAATAATATATCTTTCGAGATGTGGTTAAAGACAATAGCTATCAACAGTAGTATAGACTATATTCGACATACTAAAAAGGAAAGAGCGAACTATTGGATTGACGATAATGCCAACTCTCTACAGTTGAATGACTCGGCCGGTTATTCACCTGAAGAAGATTATATCTTCGCAGAGAAAAGTGTAAATTTAGAAAATGCCTTGTCGCGACTTCGTTGGAAGTATAGGAATATAATTGAGCTACGCTCAATCCAGAATCTGTCTTACAAACAGATTTCTGAACAACTTGGGCTCTCAGAGTCTCAAGTTAAATCACGGCTTAATAAAGCACGTGAAAAGTTAAAAGAATTATTAACAGATTAAATTTACTAATTATGTCAGCATCTATGATTTTAGTGCTGCTTGTTGTAGCAGCAATTAGTGCACGTATTATGCGTTCTACTAAAATGTGGTGGATATTCTTATTCACTATTATGACTGGCTTATTAGTAGGTATGTTGAGCAAAGAGACTGTAAATCATTTCGTAAAGAAAGAAGTTACAGCCTCTATTGCTCCACTAACTAACACCGTAGACAATGTAGATCTATTGTGCATGTTACCGGTAGTCACAGTGACAGAAGGAGCTACACATGGAGTAACAGGTTACACAATAGACCTTGTTGAACCATTGTCAGACGCATTAGTTGGTAATCATACTACTAAGGGCAGAGACTCACCAGAGTTTGAGGATGATAGTTGAACCTCATTAAACAATCTATCTAAATTCACCTATTTTATTAACAATTTAAAACATTATCAAAATGTCATCTAAAAAGAAACAAGCAGCTCAAGCAGCTGCAACTGCTGCAAAACCAGCAGAAACAGCTAAAGTAGATAATACTACAAAAGCAACAACAGAGAAAGAGAACAAAGGTACTGCGAAAGCAGAAACTCCAGCAGCAGCTCCGGCTCCTCAACCTAAGAAAAAAGAGGAGAAGAAAACTGAAGCTAAGACTGAAAAGCAGCCCGCCCAGAAAGTGGCTGACACACAGCCGAAGCCGAAGAAAGACAAGACTCCGGTAGTTATTGCTGAAGAGGTAGACGAAACTACCGCTCTGGGCAATAAGATTGGTGTTCCATTATCTAACACAGGTATGGACGCAATCAAACGTTCTTCTACTGATGCTAAAGCACAATTGGTAACCTATGGTTACAACCGCTTTATCAACAATGAAGAGTTCAAAGATAAGTGTCCTGAAGCTTGGAAACACACTGCACAGGTATGTGATGTTGTGTGGTTGCTTGCTATGGTTGATATTCGTAATGAAGTGGCTGCTCTGAAATCAGGTGGTCAGATTGTTGCGAAGATACCTGAAGATCAGCTGATGCCTTTGAACGAAGTAGCAGAAATGCTGGGTATTACTCTTGCTGCACCAAAAGCAATTGTAGGCCCGCAAGGTGAAAAACAGCTTGCTATTGATTTCACTTCACCGGATACTGTTGTTCCCGAAGAATTGAATGATAAGAAAGCTCCGGTACAAACTGTACCTGATCTCGACTATGGCAAAGTTGGTACAGATCACGAAAAGATTTGTGCAGCTTTGGACTATTTGATGCACCAGAACCGTGATATTACGGTTTGTATTGACAAAACCTTAGAATGGTATCGTGGGTTGTGTATGAACAACGCAAGTTCTGCTGATACTAAGCTTGCACTCGATGCTAAACCACTTAACGAATGGATTGACGAAATCTTCCATCTCATTCCAATTGCAGGATTGATGAAGGGTCTTGGACGTTCCGTATATCTTTATACGAAACAGCAAGGTTCTCCAGTATCTGCTCACAGTATTCTGCATGGCAAATTGCCTAACTGGAGTGAAGAAGACATTGTCAGTCTGCTGAAAGTACTGATTCAGGAAAACTATCGCTATAGCTTGGAAGATAAGATTGACGCAAACGGCAATGTTATCAAAACCGAAAAGCCGAAACCTACAGAGGATAAGGCTATTCAATCTGTAGTTGGTAGTGTTGGATTGGAATATGTTGACAAATTGATGGCTGATTATACTCGCCCTGTACCTGAAAATGCTACAGATGAGCAGTTAATGGAAATCAAGGAATCCCGTGCTGCTGCTCGCAAGATTATCAGTCTTGTACGTGCTAACTATTATCCAGGCAAGGTTGAACCGACTAACGAACAAATTCGTTTCGCAATCGGTAAGATCATCAATGTATATCGTCAACCAATGGATCAGATAGCTGAATTCGAAGGCCCTCTGCCTACTCTCGTTGGAGAATATCCGGAAACTCCAAAGACTGAAGACAAGCCGGCTGAAGAAAAAAAAGCTAACAGCGCCGTCTAAGTGGAATATCGTATACTACCTTAAGAAACTGTTCACTAACTCATAATCAATATGAATAGTAGAATTCTATCGACAATTGGTTTCTTTGCAATCAGCTTATTAGTTGGTTATAATTTAATCAGTACTGTCGAACCCGTGCAGGCACAACAACCTGTAGTTCCTTCATATTTAGAGTTAATGTCTATGATGAACTCTAATAAAGAAGAGAAGCAGTCTGTGAGTAAAGTAGACACTATTACTGTGTCTTATGACGTTAATACTCAGGAAGTATCCGTAAAAGGAACAGCAGACGCAATTGTGAACGTTACAACAACTGGTGAGCTTAAACCAGTTGTTAAGTGGAGAACTAGAGTAAAAGAAGTCAACACAGGATTTCCAAAGGTACGCAGTATCGCGAATATGCCAGAGGATGTAAAACCACTTGCACCTTTTACTAAAGATATCTCAAATGAATAAGAAGAATCTTATTATGCTTACTACGATGGTACGGCTATCACGTATCATTCGTAGTTGCAAAGATGCAAGGCGTAATTTAGATTCAGTGATAGACCAAACCAACTACTTTATAGTAGCTGGAGAGAATTCTAATCTCATACAGGTACAAGCGAAAGCTAGTATCAGTAATACCTTATTCGTAGAACAGTACTTACGCTCGTCTGTAAGTAAGATTTGTGCTAGTTTGGATGGATTTGATCCAGGAAGAATGGATCCTGTCGATTATATCAGTAGTAGTGATATAAAAGATGGCGTAGTTGATCTATGCCGTGGCAAGAAAGTTGTAGCTACAATATTTCTACTATCAGGAGAGATTGTTCCGGCAAGACCAGAACAAGAAATTGCAGGAGAAGATAAATCCTCAGCGGAAAAAAGTTAATAGTAATAGCCGCTATACAAATACTATAATTATACTATGGTTCGAGAGGAGTAAAACCAAAGCGTGAATCACTCCGGCGGTCACAGTAGGAAGTTTTCAAGTACTACCGCGTCAGGGAGTTTGTGTCCATTAACACATAGCCCGAAAAGATACAGAATCCGAGAATATGTCAGGAGTAGTTATGAGATGCTCCATAGCCGCAACAACGGTGAGATACTCAAAAGGTAGGATAATAGCCCATACTGGTGAAAAAGGTAGGGAAAGTGGGAGAGGGTGAATAGCCCACGCAAATAATATGAGAACCGGCTGGCGATATTAAATGTGAAGAACCCTTGATTTAGGAGCTACAAGAAGATACCCTAGTCATAAATTAATTCAAATCGGAGAGATATAGTTGGTAGAATAAACAAATAAAACTACTTAGTAACAATATCCATAATCTCCAAAATAGGAACGAAATCCTAATGCTCGTATGCACTATCAAGATGTGATTCAAAAAGGAGTATAAACACGATGCTGAAACAAGGGCAATACGGCTCTTGGACTAATCCCTTTGGAAAGGAACGTCGAAACATATATTTATATTAAGGACTGACGAACGTCCTCCAGCGGGCTCCAAACTCGCTTAACAAAAGCGCAAGTATGCGTTCAGAAAGAGAAAATACGGGTGCTAACTTCTAGTGTTCTAATGGAGAGAATCTGTCTCGTCTACTCGTAAAAGCTTGTAGATAGCCGTTATATGAAGGGAAGTAAATACTGATACTAATGAAGGATAACCGTGTTATGGTACATACTTATGCAAAGTAAGGATATGAAAGCTGGAAACGCAATGATCCAGATTGTAGAACTACGTGTAGTTTTACTCTGATTGATTATCGTGGAGCAGGAGCCAATCCTGTGCATTATCGTAAATAGTGTGCTGCAAAAGAACTTACGTATGAGGGATGAAGCTATATGAGATTGATAGCATTCTTTCAAGTCTAAAGTGACTCACGTGCTTAGTCGTTCGTGTGAGTATAAATGAATGAGGAATGACTGAACCCAGAGTGTTCAGGCGGTTTGAGGGCGCTATAACCCTGATTCTAGTTGTCACATACCTTTAGCAAGTATGATATGGCATAAAATAATAAGCAAGGAGAGTCTTGGTACTCCTATTAAAAAACAGCAGAGCTTATACCTTTCAAGATATGAAAAGGTGTACTATTAGATTATCACACTCATTCCAGAGTAGGAGATATTAGTAGTAGTCAAAAACAATAAGTTAACAAGTAAGAGCCAAGCTGCTCCAGCTTAGAACCCTGGAACCAGAGAGGTAAGATTGTGAACAGATGATGTTACTCTACTGCATCTGAAAGTTAATGCCGAATAGAACCGGCCTAGTTAAATCTGTTCTAAGAGATAGTTAATATATTATTAATCGACGCATAGTGAGGGAAGGCTATGGTCACATGTAATTAAGGAAGTTCAATGATAGTACAGAAGTGGCAAATTATCAGTTGTAAGATAGACCGCATGGAGTACGAGTCACCCTTAGACTGCCAACCGTTACGCTGACATTAGACACTCCTAAAACATTTACAGCAAATAAATGTGTAAAGAGAACGCTGAATCGTTAATAACCTACAGCCAATCACCCTGTCTCGGTAGATTAAAGGGCTAAGTACATTTTGACCCAATAGCAAGAGCAATTGGGCAGTAAGGAAACGATAAAGGGTGGAAATCCCAGTATTCGCGCAGTATAAACAACAAATCCGAGAGGTACAAGTGGGCCATGCTTCAAGCAATGGGCTTGTGAGTTTTAGTAATGTTTAGATAAAACGACCTTCAATCGCATAGATTGTCGTAATTTCCGGAAATACTAATAGGCTGAAAAGATGCCATTGACTTAGTTTTCTATATTGCATCCAATCGCGATATAGGATTACGGTGATAGGTGCGCTAAGCATCGAAAGAGTTGAATCTTAGCCGTCGACACGGGACGATAAACATTTATCAATTTTTGTCATACTCTATCAGAGATTTTATCAGACGATATTTTCAAATAAATTGACATTTATTCTAATTAAAGCTTAGTAGATTATGTGATTGAATTCACCACTACCATTACTGTAGTGCTAGTAAATAATCGAACGGTAGAGAGCATTAAAATGAATATTAACTTAAAAAACATTAAAAATGATCCGTATGGTATATCAAGTACGGAATCAAGAAGGGAAACATTTTTATGGACAATATTAATCAGAACAGCAACCCCGTAGTTGGAACTATGGCTGCACAGATTCTTGCCCAGAACCGGCAAATCGCTCAGAAGTATTACGGACCTTTGTTCGGTAAGCAAGTGTTTACTATCGTAGCTGTTTGTCCTGATCCGAAATGGAAGGAAAACACTATGAACGGAATCAATGATTTCCGCAACGAAATTAAGGCTTATATTGTCAAAGCTATTGACATTATGAGTATCAGTATCATTGAAAAAGATCTGGATCAACGGCCGAAGATCGGTATCAATGTTGGTATTCCCGGCGTAGAACCGATGATGTTCGAAATCGCTGAACCGGATTTCAGTAAAGCAACTCGTGAAACAGTCACTGAAGCTATCGACCGGCTTAGCAAGCCAGGTAGCAAACCGATGTTCTTCTCTGCTGAAGACTTGCCGAACCTCGACAAGCTCGTAGAGATCGCGAACAACGGTAGTATCAATACATACGAGGAAATGGCTCGTAAGTGTATGATGCTCGCTAAGACTGTTCGTGGGTATTCAGAAAATAACCGACGGATCTACACTAACTATATGCGCGAGTGCGGTATCAGCAGTGCAGAACTTGAGGTAAACGTTCACATTGAAAAGAGCGAATAAACATTATGATAGGAAGATTGTCACCTTCTCGGGTTGACTTCTTACGTATGCTAATCATATATGAACCATCTATTTTGGCTAAAGTAAAGGTATTGAATGGGAGACTTGAAGAGCAGCCAAAAAAAGTAGACATATTAGATAATGGACAGGTTATCTTATATTATGGTTCAGGTCCGAAATGGTTGCAACGATTCTTTAATACTCATGGATCGGTGAGTATTACAGATATCGCAATCAAAGCAGCAAGCATAATGTCTGGCTCTGGAGAAGCAAAAAACGAAGAAGCTTTCTATGGCATGATGAAAGCTATACTTAAGGAAGCTGAAGATAATAATGATCTCGACTGTATAGTAGACATCTTATTTGATAACTTACGGTGTAGTCCGAACGGGGAGTTACATTCTAAGTATATCAATGAGAAGTATTTACAGAAGTATGCAGACGAGAAAGGGCACAACCGAAAAGTCAAGATGACTGAAGGTCCTCGGGGCTTTATAGGTATAAGACTAGAAGATGGACGGGTATTACCGTGCTATCTTGGTAAAACAGTTATAATTGACGAATAAGTGTTGAACTGGACACTTGTCAATTAATCTCTTTGTTATAGTACTGGATGGGGTACTACAACAAAATAGAGACTGCTGAATTGGGCAGTTTCAATCCCATGCATTAGCTTAGTGATTAGAGCGCTCTTTAGAGAGACGGGAGTTTGATCCTCTCATGCATGACTAACTAGTAGACGTAATTTGGTTGAGTATTAACTTAAAAAACAAATCACTTGAATATGAAATCAATTACATCTAAATATGCAAAAGAACGTATTTACAATCTTAGTAAAGATATAACTAAGTATTGGCACATAATACAGATTGAAAACGTTATTTCTAAGGAAGCAAAGCGAAACTATGATCTTAAAGTATTACTTACTAAGATCCAAGAGATGGCTGAAGAACGTTTCCTTATGAAGTTGTATCTACAGTGTATTAACATGGGGTACAAGAAGTTTTCAGAATTGTCTAATGATAATAATTACATTACGATATTTTCACTTTCAGAGAAACAAGAACAATTAAACCATTTAAATCGAATTAAAACAATTGATCCGAAGCTTAAACGTGCTAAGGGTAAGAAAGCGCTCAATAATACAGAAGAGCTTACTTCTGCCTTTATTGGTACGTTGAAGAATAAGCTTCAGCTAGAGATCAATAAATTGACGAAAGACTTAGTAGATTTCAATGAAAAAGCAGAACTAGACATAGAGTCTGCACCAATTTGCTTAGCAGCGTAAAGTATGGAAAATAAAAAAACAAGAGTACATTACCTAAAGCAACGCTTATTTGAATCAAATAAGCGTTATGAGAGCCGAGTAAATACGGCTCTCGCTACTATATCAGACTTAGACAACAGTGAGATTACTAGACTTATTGTTGATAATAGATCTATATATGTCTGTTATATTGAAGAAACTAAAGTAAGTCCTAAAATAGGATTTACAAGTAAATAACCATTAAAACATTATCAAGATGAAAAAGCAGAAAGTACAACATAAGAGAACTGGAGTAAAGTTATCCAGAACTAACCGTTCTAAACTACGTCGTTCAAAGAAGACAGAAGTAGTATTTAGAAGTCCGGGTCCGTCACCCTTTGTCACTAAAGGAGAAGATGGGAAAGTCAGTATTACTAATATCGCTGGAAAAGTTAGCCAGAAAAGCTATACAACGGATATAGGTAAAAATGCAAGACAAGCGAATAAAACAGCTAAACAAGCTAAGAAAGATCGTATTAAACAGATCTTAGCTAGTGCTGGCTTCGATCCTACTATTAAGTATACAAGAAAGGAGAAGAAGAAATTCACTCGTCGTATTAAGAATTTGCTATTTGTTCAACCAAAGAAAGTTACATTAACTGATGACGAAATCAAGGCTAGAATTGAGATGAGAAAACAACGAAGGAAAGAAGAATTCGAAGCTAGACGTTATATGTCTCCGTTCGGTAAGAAAGGAGTACAGAAAGGCTTTGTAGCTTCTCAATTGTCAGTAAAAGAAGCTAAAGAAACACGAAAGTTCAAGTATGTAATACAGAACAAGAGTGAGAACAATCCACAGCAAGATACTGATTTCCTTACAGACTACTTTGATGCAGAAACAAGAGAAGATGCTAAAAAGAAAGTAGCTGAAATAGCCAAGAAGTATGCTAAGAATGATAAATTCACTGGTATACGTATTCAGGACAGTAAAGACAATAACATAATTTACTATCCTAAGTCAACGCTGCTTGCAGCATAGTTATTAACTTTTAATATTATCAAGATATGATGGACAAGAAGAATAAGCAATATAAAGTAGCTCGTAGCAAAAAGAGAATTGAGTTAAGGAACATCTGGAAAGCCGACAGAAGAAGTTTGCAAGGATGCAAGATGTTAATATCTGCTGAAGAAGCTGAAGCTCGCGAAAAAGCAGGAAAGAAACCTATCGTTCCTAAGAAATGGAAAGAGGAAAGAAATGCTAGAATTCGTGAAGATCGTGAGCGATCTGCAAAGATTAACTTTCAACCTAAAGACTTTCACTGTGACGAGCTGAAAGAACGCAGAAAAGCAAAGAAAGCTCATAGAAAAGCTCTTACACTCAAAGCGAAAGAAGCTATGCTTACTAAAGCAATTAAGCATGGATTAAAGCATAAAGATGTAGATGCTATTAAGCATACTATTGTGCTTACAGCTAAGCTTGACAGAGCAATAGCTAGAAAACAGAGTAAAGAAGACAAGGCTAAGCATAAAGCTTCCCTTGTAGAGTTTAAGACTAAGTATGTTCGCACATACAAGGTAGGAAACACTAGATGTCCTGAAAAAGGAACTGGGCGTCACAAGAAGAATAGAGGTTTTGCACGCAATAGCACAGCAAAAATCTACTCAATGAAACAGGCTAAGCAGGCCGCCTAAACTTTGCCTGCAAATTAAATTTTTTCATAATTAAAAAAATGTAATCATGCGGTAATACGCTGGAACCCTAGTAGCTCAGTTGGTTAGAGTCGCCCTGTAATTCGTATGTATTGATGTAATGTTCGCATTGCTAAATATTCGCATATGTCAAGGAAGGTCGTCGGTTCGAGTCCGATCTAGGGAACAAACTAACATTATTAATTATGATTATACGAGATAAGATTGTTTATGTATATGATATTGAGGTATTTCCCAATGTCTTCCATTGTACTGTAAAAAATACAGAAACAGGTGAGTTACATAAATTTGAAATATCTTGCAGAAGCAATCAATTAGATGAGCTCGTAGAGTTCTTTCATACTATAAACACGAACCATACATTTGGAGATCTCTATACCACAGATATTCAGTTTAAGACTGATAAACTATTTTGTGGATATAATAATCTTCATTATGATAATGCTATTATAAATTATATAATAGATTATTATAATACTATGAAATACAAAGGTTATAGGACTATATGTAGGTCTATATTTAACCTAAGTAAAGTAATCACTAATTCGAGTGAAGATGATATCAATGCTTGGAAGAAGTGGAAATATATGGTTTGTTTCGATTCTTTTGATTTACTCACTATGTTGTATAGTAATAAGTTAAGAGTAGGTTTGAAAGAAATTCAAGTAACAATGCAGTACAAAAATGTACAGGAATTTGTTACAGACTGGCAGGCTGATTTGCCTGAAAGTCAAATAGACACAATGATTGAGTATAATATTAATGATGTTAATTCTACTGAAGAGTTACTCAATAGATGCAAAAAAGATATTGATCTTAGGATCGCTATCGAAGACGAATACGGAGTAAGAGTACTTAGTAAAGATGGTGTAAACATTGGTATGAAGATCTTAACCCAGAAATATCTGGAAAAGACAGGATTAACATGGTGGGATATTAAAGACTTAAGATCTCCTATGTCTGTAATACCATTAAACGACGTTATATTACCATTTATTAAGTATGATAGTCCTATACTTCAAAGAGTACTAGATGATATGAAAAATCAAATAGTATCTCCTGGAAGAAAAGGATATGAAAATAAGTTCGTATTTGAAGGATTACAATATTCTGTAGGAGTTGGTGGCATTCATTCAGTGAATAAGCCAGAAATAATAATTCCGAAAGAAGACGAATTGCTCATTGATATAGATGTTGCATCTCTATATCCAAGTATGCTAATAGAATATGGATTCTATCCTAAACATTTAGGTCCCGAATTCCTAGAAGTATACAAGCAGATTAAAGATGAGCGTATCGAAGCAAAACACAATGGCAATAAGGTTAAGAATGAGACCTTAAAGCTAGCTCTTAATGGTTTGTCAGGTAACTTACAGAATGAACATAATTTCTGTTATAGTCCATTTGCCGTAATGCAAATTAGAATAAATGGACAGTTACTATTACTAATGCTAGCAGAGAAACTTACCCAACTAGGATGTCGAATCGTCCAGGCAAATACTGATGGTTTATTCGTCTTACTTAAGAAAGATGTATATTTTAAAGTAAACAAAGTTTGTCGTGATTGGGAACAACTTACTAAGCTAACACTTGAGGAAGAACGTTTCAAAGCTATGTATCAATATGCTATAAATGACTATTTCGCTATTGCTGAAGATGATTCAGTAAAAGAGAAAGGTATGTTTATTACTACTGTGAAATTAGGGAAAGGTCTAACTCCGAAGATCATACCGAAAGCAGTAATAAACTTTTTTAAGAACGGAGTGCCAGTAGAGGAAACTATAAAAGGTTGCCAAGATATTAGAGACTTTCTAATGTCTGAAAAGACTGGTAAACAATGGCATGTTGAGTATAATAATAAAGAACAACAGAGAACTAACCGTTTCTATGCAAGTACTAATGGTGCTTACTTATGGAAATGGAAACCAACAGGTTATAAAGAAGGTGAAATCGTTGAATACGATGTACCTTATGTAGGCACACAAAGATATACAGCTAAAGAAAGGCAGTATCAGAATATGCTTACTGCATCTGGTGTTACTTTATTAAATTACTTAGATGATAAACCAATAGAAGAGAGAAAGATTAATTATAGGTATTACATTATGGAAGCCTATAAGATAATCAGAGAACTGAAACCGTTACAAATGAGCCTATGGGATTAACAGAGGCTTTATCAGATAATTTCAGAAACCGTAAGCTCATATAATATATGAGACTATGATTTTAGAAATAGACACCTCAATCCTTGATAGGATTGAAAATTTATCTATTAATCAGCTAGTATTCCTAACACTTGTATTGAGTGATTTCAAAAATATCAATCAAGACATTCAGAAACTTCTCAGCCTAGTTAATGAAGAAGAGATACAAGAGTTAGAATCTCGTGGTTTAATCGCTACCAGCACTGTAGACGATACCACAGTCATAAAGAAAACAGCAAAACTAGAGGAACTTCTAAAAGAAGATAAATCTATGTTTGATGAATTCTATGACCTATTTCCAGTTTATGTTATAAGACCTGATGGAACTAAAGGTTTTCTAAGGGCTAATGTGAACAAATGTAGGAAAGAGTATAATCGAATAGTCGGTAAAAGCAGAGCTATGCATCAGCATATAATGAATTGTTTATCTTTCGAGATAGATAATAAAATGCTAACCGGTAAAATAGGTTATATGAAGACTATGTGGAAATGGCTCACTCAGCACGAGTGGGAAACTTACGAGGAGCAAATGAAAGTAGAGGAACCTGTAATTAGTAATAGTTATGGAACAGAACTCTACTAATACACTTACTTTCCGTCATATCTCTACTGCTGCTAATGAAGCAGTAGAGTATATCAGAGAGAGAAAGAATCATCAGATTCAATCTCTTAAGACAAGATGGAATAAGTTCAATACACATTGTATGGGTGGTATTGAACCAAATACGATATATACTATAGTAGGTATATCAGGTAGTGGTAAATCATCGTTTGTTAATACGTTAGAAACTGATTTAATAGACCTAAATCCAGATCAGGATGTCGTCGTACTTAATTTCTCGTTTGAGATGTTAAGTTCAAGGCAGGTAGGTAGAAAATTAAGTAGTAAGTTAAGGCAAACTACTGCACAGCTATACAGTGCTAATGAGGATCTTGCAGATGAAACATTAGCAGAAGTTGAGGAAGCATCTCAACAAATAAAATCATACCAGATATATTATGTAGATACACCTGGGACGGTTGGAGAAATAGCTTCTACTATTGATTATTTCTATGAGAATTATGCTAAGGATAAGAAATTCATTATTATCCTAGACCATACCTTACTTGTAGAAGGTCAAGAATCTGCACTGAAAGTGATTTCGGATTTACAGAAACTGTTTATTAGGGTTAAAAAATACCCTAATACTACTATAATCCAGTTATCACAGATGAACCGAAACATTGAGGCTCCTGATAGGATTAACAATCCATCTATGCATTATCCAATGCGTAGTGATATTTCTTCTGCGGATACTATATTTCACGCGTCAGATTACGTTATCTGTATTCACAGACCAGAATTGCTCAATATACAGCAGTATGGACCAAATCGTCTACTAGTTAAGAATAAGGTATATCTCCACATCTTAAAGAATAGAGATGCTGGAGAATGTGCAATTCTAGAGTTTGACAATGATTTAAAATACAATAATTTAATTGAAACGCTAAAGAATACGGAACCTGCAAAGAAGATTTCGTTTTAGTAATAACAATTAAAGGCTGAAAATTATGATTACAAAATATTCATTTACATTACCGAAGAAAAACAATACTAGTGCTTTTAACAACAAGAACATTCTTGCTGATAAAATATTGAATGCTTATCCTTGGCTGGGTAAAAAGAAAGAAGACAAAGAGATCTTTGATTACTATTATCTAGATACAATTTCTTGCCCTGCTGGAACAAAATGTCCGTTTAATATTAGCGACTTGGAGGATGAGTTCTTCAAATTCATGAGCGCTCTTAGTGTAACAGCTAAAGATTATGACTTTGAAGACGAGTTCGGTACTCCGATTCGTATCTTCGATAATTTCGTTCAGATTGGCTACGATGTAATTCCTATTACACCGGGTTCTCTGAATCATTTAAAACCGAAAACAAAGAAAACCATTATCGACATTACAATTAAGTTGAAGAATAGTGGTTTGTTCTAAATAAGATATTAAGATTCCGTACTTATCAGAATTTATCAGAGTTTACCAGAAACGCGGAATACAAGAAATAAATTAGCTTTATGATTGTATTACCAAAAGAAAAAACCGAAGCAAAGGTATGTAATCCTAAGTTTGCTGTTTTCTATGGAAAGCCTAAGGCAGGTAAATCCTGTCTTATGGCAGCCCTAGAGAACAATCTGATTATCGACCTGGAAAACGGTTATCAGGCTTTATCTGCTTTAGTTATTCAAGCAAGATCTGTAAAGGACTTTGGAGATATTGTTACAGCAATTAAAGAAGAGATTAGTCGTACGGGTAAGAAACCGTATAAGTATATTACTATAGATAATGCAACTCGACTAGAGGAGATATGTATGGGTTATGCCATACAGCTTTATAAAAGCACGAATCAAGGAAAAAATTATCAAGGAACAGACATTCGTACTCTACCTAATGGTAGTGGCTATATGTGGCTTAGAATGGCTGTGAAAAAGGTAATCGACTTGTTCAGAGATCTAAGTGATCATCTTATATTGATTGCTCATACGAGAGATAAACAGATAAATGTAGAAGGACAAGAGATGTCAGAAATGACGCTTGACCTTACTGGTAGATTAGGAGACATTATCTGTGGTGAAGCAGATGCTATTGGATATGTTTATCGTAAGAAAAACGAAACTATCATTTCATTTGAAGGTGGTAGTAACATAGTAAGAGAAGCAAGAGCACCACATCTAAGAGGTAAGAACATCGTCGTTGCTGAAAGTGACGAAGATAACAATATTACGTTCCATATGGATCGTATTTTCTTACCTGAAGAATAACATACAAAACAAAGAAATTATGATTTACAGTACAGAATTAGCAAGCAAGATAGTAATAACAGATAGTAACAAGAATAGCAAGTTTCTCGAAGCTGGTATACACGATAATGTGAAATTCACTGGTGCGAGAGCAGCAACCTCTCCTACTGGTAAGAACTTTATGGAGCTCCGTTTTGAAAAAGACGGGAAAGAATTGTTACATACTGAATGGGAACCAAACATTAAACCTGAAGAGACTGAAGAACAAAGTCAGAGTAAGATTACTAATCAGGTAACACGTATTATGCGTGTACTGAAATGTTTCTATCCAAAAGAATTGATTAACTTCAATGGTAGTAGCTATAAGGAGTTCTCCGATTGGGCTATTGCTATGCTAAATGCTGCTAATAAGAATATCTTGTTGAAATTGAAGGTTACTTATAATGATAAAGGTTACACAACCTTGCCTTCATATGTTTCTTATGCAGTAATTGAACCTATGGATATTCCAGAAGGGTTTTATGATAAAGAGACAAATCCAGAAAATAAAAGTATGATTACAAAACTCTCTATCGACATGTTTACTAAACCAGTAATTGCCGATAAAGAGACTAAAGTAGATGAACTGTCTGTAGGTAATGATCCAGCAGACGATCTGCCATTCTAATCGTACTTAAAACAGCTGCCACCTAGGGCGTAAGCTAGGAATACGTAGGTTAGCATACCGCACTATGAAAAATGAGTGATTCGAAATAGTATGCAACCTACGTTTTATATGGCAGTCCCAGAGTATCAGGGATATGGTTTAATTAGAAGAAGGATACATCTTTTAGTTAATGTAGAGTTCGAATCTCTACACTGCCGCTAAATAATATATATATCATGGTTTACGATACAAGTAAAGTAAAAGACAATTTTGGTATTACTCTAGAATGGATATTAGCTAGAGTAACAGAATATGATATATATGCTGCGTATATAGGTAATTTTAAAGTAGGCATGATCTATAACTCTCCTTTAAGGAAAGATAAAACACCATCATTTGGTTGTTTTTATAGTAGAAAGACTAAGCAATTACTCTTCAAAGATCATGGCACTGGAGAATGTGGTAATGTAATAAAGTTTATAGAGCTTTACACAGGCATTACTAACTATTCAGATATACTTAAAGATATAGTAAGTAGACTTAAGATTACTAATGATACGCAATTAGTTAGCTCTAAGCAATACATACCGTCAACTGAAACAGTAATTGGTGTTGTACGTCAGGAATTCACTGAAACTGACATCAATTACTGGAAGCAGTTTAATATATCGGTAGAAACTCTAAAGAAATTCGGAGTAAGTAGTATAAAGTACTACCTATGTAATGGCATAGTAAAAAGCATTTATAAAGAAGATAATCCAATGTATGCTTATAAGGTTTATAATCATTTTAAGATATATAAGCCTTTAGCAGATAAATATACAAAGTGGCGTAATAACCTTACTGAATACGATATTCAAGGTTATAAGCAACTACCGAAGAAAGGTGATATCCTAATAATTACTAAGAGTATGAAGGATGTCATGTGTCTATATGAAATGGGAATACCTGCCATTTCGCCTTCATCTGAATCAACATTTATTCCGAACGATGTCTTAGAGCACCTAAAGAAGCGTTTTAAACGCATTATTATAATGTTCGATAGAGATGAAGCTGGAGTGAAATATCTCCGTAAAATGAGCCAAAAAACAGGCTTGGAAGGTATGTTAGTCCATAAAAGATTTAAAGCAAAAGATATATCTGATGCTATTAAAGCTAATGGATTTGAAAAAGTAAAGAACTGGTTAACAAAACAATTATGAGTAAAACAGATAAATTTTCTTACGCGTTACGTAAACTTGTAGCATTTCCATTTAAACTAGTAGGGAACACATTTATTGCATTAGGTCTTACATTAAGTATAGGTATTAATGGAGTATTGTTTCCGAAAGATCCTGAGATAGCTGACAAAATTGCAGCAATACTTGGAGAATGTAAAGTAATTCTATCAGATATAGCAGATGAAGCAAAAGAAGAAATAGGGACGAGTAAGGAATGCAACTCCTAATGAGTACGATGGAATAAAATTCCGAAGTAAACTAGAAACTTATACATATAAAAAGCTGAAAGAAGCAAAGATCTAGGCAGACTATGAGCAGCACAGATACGAACTTCTTCCAGCTTTTACTTTTGGAAACAAAAGATATAGACCGATGACCTATTTACCAGACTTTGTCGGTAAAGGTTTCGTAATTGAATGCAAAGGCTTTCCGAATGAAGCTTGGCCTTTGCGTGAAAAGTTATTTAACTATTATTTGTACACACATGAACCTAAAACAGCGTTCTATGTTGTACATACGTAGAAACAAGTCGATGAGTTAATCGACAAACTAAAAACATAAAAACAGAAGTTATGGCAGAATTTATTAAAGTAGGTAATGAGATCACAGTTAAACCAAAGTTAGAAGGATTAGCATATGAACTTATTAAAGGTAAAGTATACGATCTAAAGTACAATCGTATGGAAGGAAAATCTTATCTAGTAGAAAATGGTGATTTGAATATGCCAAAGAAACTGTATAAGCTAGATGAGGATAATAACTTTATTAACCGCGTGCTTACTTATTTCAATTCTGAAAGTTCTAACCAAACAACAGGTGTATTACTTGCTGGTACTAAAGGTACAGGCAAAACAATGCTCTCTAAACGTATTGCCTTAGAAAGTAATCTACCTATTATTGTTGTTGCAACTGACTATCCTGCTGATAAACTAAGTGCGTTCTTCAAAAACTTTACTACTCCTGTAGTAATCATGTTTGATGAGATTGAGAAGAACGATTATTGGTGGGAAACTAAGGATCTATTAGGATTCTTGGATGGAGTAGAGTCAACAGCAAAGAAACTTGTATTAATGACTTGTAATAGAGCAGAAAAGATAGATGAGAACTTCTTTGATAGATGCTCACGTGTTCGTTATTTCAAACAGTATGAAGCTAATTCTAACTCTGTATTTGTACGCTATATGGCAGAAGATAAAGGAGTTAAGAATATAGATGAAGTTGTGAACTTCATTAACAAATATATGAAAGTAAAATCATTTGATAATATTTCTGCATTCTTAGATGAAGTTGTTCTCTTTGAAGATATACCTTTAACTCAAATAGCTAAAGATATGAATATTTCTACTGAAAAAATAAAAGAAGAGGACAAAGTATCTACTCAGGATGATACACAGTCATCTGATATGGATGAAGTATGTATCGAAATAATGGAGAATAAGATTTTGAATCCATTTTAACTATGATTTTATTTCTAATGATAGTCATATACAAGATGTCTAAACATATCCGTCAGGATATAGAAGACGAGATCCCATGGAATACAAACATGGAAATTGAAACCGATTTATATTTAGCAGCATGAAAATAGAGATTCCGTATTATGAAGATAACACGCGAATATCAAATTCAGCAATCGGGTGGTTCTTAAAGAAAGGACCACGATACCTCAAGGATATGCTTGATGGTAAAGAAGAAGGTATTAGTGGTAAGTATCTTGATAAGGGAACTATGATTCACATGTACCTACTTCAACCTGAAGAGTTTTGGGAGAATTATATGATAATTGATTATGAGAAACCCAAGACAGCCCAGCAGTTAGCTTTCTGTGAAGCTTACTTCAATTCTACTGAAATATTAGAAGAGGATAAGCTTATAAATGCATACAAAGCATCTTACTCTGGCAATAATATGTCAAAGGATGCTATGTTAAAAAAAGCAAAAGAATTACAGCTCAAATTTGCTGAATACATTGAGTTCTTAAATAAGAATCAAACGTATAAGATTATATCATTCGCAGATCTTACAATGCTAAAACGCATTAAAGAGAATATATATAATCACATTAAAGCAAAAGAGTTGCTTGAAAACCAGCCTGGTATTGAATGCCATAATGAATTTCATATCAACTGGGAAGCCGAGAAACAACAGGTCATGTGTAAATCACTGCTAGATAGAGTTAAAATTGATCATGCAGAACGTAAAATTGTACTCATTGACCTGAAAACAACTGCTGATGTCTATAACTTCAAACACTCTGTAGAAGAGTATGATTATTATAGACAAATAGCCTTCTATATACTTGCTCTTACTTGGTATATGAAAGAGGAAGGTTACGATATAGAAGACTATGATCTTGAAGCGTATATCATTGCTATCCAAAGTAATGGTAATAATGAGATACGCGTATTTAACATGTTAAACGAACAAGAGTTATTGGCCCGTAAAGACCTAATATCAGAAGCGTTGACAGAAATATCATATCATTATCAGACAGGAAATTGGGACCATACTCGTGAATATTACGAGAATAATGGAACTGAAGAACTTAAATGAAGCAACCGCTTGTCTGTTGCATTTAGTGATAGACAATAAGAAGTTAGTAAACGAAAATCTTGTGAACGTATATACAGAGTATCCAGATGAACCATATTTCTGTGATAACTTATTTGTAATGTATAGAGAAACAACAATAAAAGCATTGTTGAATCTTCAATACGAACTAAGAAAGAATAAGTATTTTCATAGCCTACGTCAGATTCGAATAAATGACCAGTGGTATGAAATAGCTGTATTTACTTTGCCTAAAGAAATTAAAACTCGTAGAGATATACTAATCAGCGGTGGACCCGCAGAACTAAGTAAATCTGAAATGAGTAAGACACTTGAGCTATTTAATGGTATTCGTACTAATTTGCCAAGTGTATTGTTTACTAATGAATTTCACGAAATAAAATCCGTCATCCCTTTTGGTGATGTTATCGAAGATCCCTTCGAAGACATGCCAGAAGAGTGCTAACCTCCAAGGCACTTCAAACGATAAAGGCTACTAGAAATAGTAGCCTTTATTTTTATTTGTATAATTGTTCGTAATACTTTCGTTTGATTGCCGGATCTTGAATCTCTTTAACATTCTTAAATGGAGTCATTTTCCATAACCATCTTTCTAATTTAGTATCACCTTTATAGGCTCCATACTTAATTTTCTTATTATTAATAGCAACTTCCCACATTTCGCTAAGTGATAAAAGATTAGTGAACGGATTCATTATATCAAATATAGAACTTACTGAAGTAATAGTTTTAAGTAAGTCTAGAGGATTATATTGATTACCGTACTCAAATCCGGTTCTAGTTACTAGAAGAGCTAAGAAATTCTTAACCCAATTATCTCGATCATCATCAGCAGCTTCAACTAATAGAGGTTTAACTACAAATGATAATAGAGCAATCATAGTCATTTCGTAACCAAACTGTCTAATATTCCCTATATCAGATGCATCTAGTTGTTTACGACTATTCCAATCTTTTATTAACATAGGTACTACTCTACCTATAGTTCTTAATAAAGCTTCACGTTCCATACCTAAATTATAATCATACTATTTTTTCATAGTGATTCTCTCACTAATAATATTTGGTATATAGTTACGGAACATCATTATAAGTGAACCAAAAGCATTAGAAGCAAATTGTGCTTTCTATTCTTCTGTTAACTGTCCATCAGCTGTAGCAGAAAGAGCTCTAGCACTATTACTAATTTCATTCTATATTTCAGCAAAAGCTTTAGCCTATGCTTTATCTCTAATTACAATATTTCCATTTTCTATTTCAATTATATCATAAGTACTCTATAGAGTTCTCCAGATGTTTTTTGCATCTTCTTTGTTAGAGAATAACTAATTGAACTATTGACTATTATAGAATCTTCCATTGTAGTATCTATAGTTATTCATAATCGAATTTAGTATAGTACCTTTGATTACAAAATCAGAAAATGAAAAAATTCCGAACGCCCAGTTCCTACTTATCGTGTTTATTATACCAATTCTATTAGAGTTTCTAAAAGCATTCTAGAATTCTGTACCTATTTCGAATCTCTGCATCAATGCCACATACTTGTTGTTAGTGGTAGTATCTTTTGCATACTATACTATACCAAACAAGTTACTTACCATATTGAAATATGCCTTGGAAAAAGAAGAAAAATCGAAATATCTACCATTAGCGGCCATACCTAGCTGAGCCAAAAAAGCTGTAGCCATACCTGTAGCTCCAACAGCTAAGTTGAGACCTAATCCAAGTAATTGACCATAGTTCTTAATACTGTGGATTACTTTAGAGAAGTTTACTTCTTTACCTGCTAATCCAAAGAATTTACCTATCTTACTATCCTCTGCAAATTTCTTAAGTATAGATTTAGATTCTTCTCCATATAATTGCATATCCATAAACCTACTTATAAACTTATAAGTATTAGTATCAGCACCTACTTTCTTATCACTCTGCTTAAATATCTTTCTTTTGAGAGCATCTAATCCTATAGGTTTTCCAGTATATGCACGATTAGCCATCTACATCTTTATTACTTCTAGGTCTGGTTGTATCTCTGTCTTATTCTTGAAGTTTTCAGCCATCTTGAAGTAAGCTATAACAGAACCAACTAAATCATTTGTAATCTTATTAGGATCGTCTAACTTATTTATATAATAAGTAGGAATCATTCTCTAAGCAGATCCATCTGGTCTACTTGTAGGAGCATCAACATAACCTACATCATCCACATCTTTTACTATACCTTGTCTGGTATACTGTAAGAATCCTTTTATAACACCATCACCTTTAGCATATTGATACATACTACCACTCATTTGTGGTAGCTTATATGGGTTATTTCTGGTCAAGAAGGTAAGCTTATCATTAGATGTTTCCATACCATTGAGTAACTCTTTATATAAGTTCCACAGAGGTATGTTTCTAGTAGCCACTTCATTGCCATTCTTATCCTTCTTTACTTTAAATAAATTATCGTACTCCTTATTTTTGTAAAGAGATTCTTTAGGTTGATAATACTCGTCAATATTTACATCGAATTTACTATTGAAATATTCTGAATTAGGATCTATTTCACTAAACTCTCTAGTAGGTGCTTCATAGTTTATAAGTCTTTCATCCTTTGGAACTATCTTAGTATAGTACCACTTCGGAACTATTACTTCTTTTTCACCTATATAATACTTGATATGGTGCTGATTCTCCCATAGTTCATAGAACTCTATACCTCTGTTTATAGCTGCCTACTTATCTCTTTTATATTGTTCAGTAGGAACTGATTCTGCAATATCTTCGAATTTAAGTCCTTCTATAGACTCTTCTTCTTTCTTAGATTTGGATTTACGAGCGTTCTTTCTCTCTTTACGCATTTCTCTATCCAAACTATTTAAAGTATGCAGCAGAGTAGATGACATATACTGTACATCAATACCTCCAGTATACTCATTTCTATACGGTTTAGTAAGTTCTTCTCTTATCTTCTTTAACTCAATGTACCTATCTCCGTATTCTTTCTTCTCTATCTAAGATAGTTGTTTATAGAATTCATCGCTAATCTATACTCTGGTATATCTCTTTTTCCATGCTTCATACTGTTCTGGAGTAAGATTTTCCTTTGCTTCGCGTTTAGCTACGTTGAACTTCTCTTCATTGGTAACATAATGCATTCCTTCATGAAGCATTTTATTCAATTCAGTAAGTTCCTCTGCTATCTACTTATCTAAATCAGTCTTAGGAGTACCATCTTCATAATACATGGACATCAACTGCTTCTTCTGTATATTATAGTTCTCATACTGTGCCCATTGTTTAGCGTCTAGATTCTCAAGATGTACTTTTCCTCTACTATCTCTTACATCATCTAGTAGTTTGTATATCTTAAATTGTATTGCGTCTCGAGCATCTCTAGCTTCCTGACTAAGTGAATTAAATGCATCATAATATTTCTTAGTATATCTACGTTCGCAATGTTTACTCAACCAGTCATTCATCTCCTTATTGAAAGCAGTTCTAGCTTCTTTCTCCAAAGGCATATTCTATCCTTCTGGAACATTATACTTAGTCTTTAAGCGTTTACGTTCTTTTTCAAGATTATTAAGAAACTCTCCATACTTTCTATCTCTAATGAAGTAACCAGTCTTTTTACCATCCGAATCATACTCGAACAATTTCATTTGATCTCCCAGAGATATCTGTTTCTGTAAACGTAATAGTTTATTACCGAACTTATGAGTAGCGAAACGAGTCTTATTATTAGTGTTTGCTATCATATCGAACATAACTCTAGCAGCCTTATCATTCATCTTATCTCCAGACCCTATCCATCTCATTAAAGAACTAACATCATTTTCAGTAGTAATAAGATCCTCTCCTACATACTATTCCAATTCTGTCCTACTTTGTTCATCCTTAATACCGTACTTTAACATAGTCTTCTATGCTAAATCTGTAGTAAGCTCAATAAGTCCTTGTCTAGCTGCTGCAAATTGAGTACGCATATTGGATATCATAGTCTTCATCTGATCGAAACTCTATGCTCCAAGTATGTCTTTATAAATGTCAGAATCAAATACGTTTCTAGCAATTTCTTCTAGTACATTATTATACATACCGAAGTAATCCTATTGAAGTTGTATTAGTGCTAGATTACTAAATCCACTATCTCTACCTTCTCTAAGATTCTTTTGAGCAGTAAGTATGGCATTAACTGGACGAGTCATAGTTCTTTTTATATCCGATAAACAGTATACTATGGTCTGTAATGAGTCAATATTTGGATTCTTAAGGGCAGATAGCTATTGCTCTAATGGAACCAATAAAGCAGTTTTATTAGCTATCTTACGATTCTGAATAGACTTAATGCGTGCTTGTACTGCATTAGTTATCAATTGTCTTAACGTATCTAATGTCTTATCAAAATCGTAACGTTCAGCTCTAAATTTCTTCATAGCTTCATCTATCTGAGACATAGACTGTTGCTGAAGTGGAGAGTCTTGTCTATCAAATATGTTTAAGGATTCCTTACTAACAATAGGTTCTCCTTCTACATAAGAGAATTTGTCAGACTTCTCTCCTTCTATCCAATTACCATATCTCTCTATAAATGAATTGGTGTATATTTTAGCTTTATCTTGTATTGCAGCTTGTCTATTATCATTATTATATTCTAATAGTCTAGCGAATAGTACAGAAGGCTCCCCATTCGGAGCCTTATCTAAACTATAACCATTATTCATGTCCCAGATAGCATATGCTTGTTTTTCACCAAGAGCAGCTACCATTTCATCAAACTCCGCTTTAATCTGCGGATCACTTAAGTTTGGGCATATTCCTTTTGCCATAATTATTTACCTTTACAGTTATTATAAGCATCGTCTGAGAAATTATCCTCATTAAGATCATCTTCAGAAGTAAACATATCTGATATATCTTCACCAGATGATTCTACTCCAGCATTAGGATCTTCATAAGGAACTGCTTCCATCATTGCTTCTGTCATTAGTAATTGTTGATTTACTTTAGTCATTAAATTACCTTTATCTAACAAACCTGCTTCTGCTGCTATATCTCTATCTAACTCTTTAGTTTCCATTGCTTTAGATTTAGGTTTCTCACTCTGTTGAGTAGGCTTCTCGTCATTTACTTCTTGACTGATAGTGTTATCAGCAGAATTCTCTGATAGATCTACATCTTCTGTTAATCTGTCTAATCCATGAGCATTGAACTGTTCGTTGAAATATTGGCTTGGTATAAGTGATATATCTATATTTTTGCTGTCTACTCCTTTAACCCACATCTTATACTTAGATTGATCATTAAAGAAGTCATTTAAATACTTGTAGGATAACACACTTATATTATTTTCATCAAAGTCAGATAGAGAATAAGCGTCTTTATAATACTCATTTACTGTATTTGATCCGGACTGTATTCCTAATCTTGGTACAGCAGCATATATTGTCTGTCCAGCCTATCCTAGTTTTTTACCTTTCTCCTTGTCGTATACTTCAAGTCTACCTATTTTAACATATAATACAGTATTTCTCTTTCCGTAAACGGGATAATCAATAGATAAGAAATCTCTTTCATCTTTTCTAGGTTTAGTACTGAATGACATAAGATATGTACCTGTACCATCAGTCCATGGAGATGGAGCGTATATAAACGACTTACTATTATATCTATTAGATTTAGGTTTAACTACATTCTTAACTACTTCAGAATCCTGAGCATTGTTTCTAGCAATATTTAATGCGATAGAAGGGTATGAGCTTAACGTAGGTTCGTCTATAGTTTCATTAAACACATTTCCTAACCATTGTCCAGTATTCATATCACCTATAGCTTGTCTTATGTTATCTGCATAACCTGAATCAATTCTAAACTGACTAGATATCAAATGTGAGAACGTATTTGGAGCCTTATTGTCATAAGATGTATAGTAAGCATACAATGCTAATCTATTTGCAAATTGTCTTACAGCTGCATCTTCACTGGACATCAAGTCACTAAAGTATGCAATCAATCTATTTTCGAAATTAGAGCTGTTAGCCATAGAACTATTAAGTAAAGACATTGCATCAATGCCACCTTCTGTACTGTCTGTAGCTAGAGTTGGAATTAGGTAATTTAAGAAAGCATTACTTATTGATCCATCTCCATTAAGCAAGTTATCGTATCTACCATTTATATTTCTATATATAGCATACTTAAGTTGATGCAACCTCTTAGGAACAGTTCTATTACCCATTACCATTTCCTTTAGTTCTCCCTACTCTAAATGCATAGCTGGAGTGCTATTAGCAATTCTAGCTCTAATTACGCTATCTACAATAGAATCTAACTTCATGGCTAATTGTTTGTTTATTCCACTTCGTTCTCCTATCATAGAGTTTATCATATTATTGAATAAACCACCATACATATCAGTAGCTTGGATGAAATCTTGATGTAATATAAATCTAGGAATATCTACTGCATTTTTTAATTTCTTCATCAAGAAGCTATTAGAGTAATAGTTAAGCAGAGCGTTTTGATTTTCATCTTCTATCTTCACACCTTTATCATCAGTTTGATAGAATAATTCACCATCGTTCCTGATAAAATCAAATACTGATTTACTATAGTTAGCCTACTGAGCCAGAGTATTACCATATTTCTTAGTATCAATTTGTGATAATCTAACTAATTTTGTTAGTCTTTCTGCGTATGGCAACATGTCTTGATATGCTGTAGCAACTAATACTTGTTGCAAATAGAAGTTCATATCTCTATTTCCCTCTATATTAGAAGTAAGTGCTTTTTTAAGTAACTCTACATCTACAGCACGTCTAGGAGTATCTGGGCTTCTTTCAAAATCTAATAGACCGGCCCATTCTTGATTTAATTTCTTTTTAACATTTTCATCAGATTGTGAGTCAACAAAGTTGGCAAACTCTCTCATATACTGCTTTTTTAAACCGGATAATGTATCATCTATTAACTGGCTATAAGAAACGTCTTGAGGATCTACACCGTATTGACCATTTAACTTGATAATCATGTTAGCAAAATCTTTCAAAATAGGCTGCGATAAGAAGTAGAAAGTAGCTTCTCCCTTACCTGTTCTAAGCAAGAACTCAGTCATACTATAAGTAACAGAGTTAACATTCAAGTTAATGATGTAAGGATCTTTAGCAACGTCCACGTGAGCGTTAATCATGGCAGATAGCCAGTCAAGTATTCTTTCACCGTCCTGAGAAGTTATATCATTTATATTACCTAAGTCGTATAAATCGGCTACTTCACCTAAATCCATTCTAAGATTCAGTGCTTGAGTAAGTGCATGATTAGTAGAAGCTAGAGCAAACGGAGCAATACCGTCTTTACCACCAGTATATTCAAACTTTTTAAACAACTGATAAGAAGGAAGTAACTCATACATTGGTTTAGCTTCATTCTTAGCAGTACCCATTACTAGTGGAAGAATGTTTGATTTTACCTTTTCAGTAAGGTTATCAAGAGGAGCCTTAGTTTGATCTATGTTAGTATCGTCAGATATCGCAATACGATACATATCAATTAATCCGTTTACTAATTGCTATTCAGAGTTGCTATCTATATCATCCCAATTACATTCTAAGTAATTACCATCTTTATCATAGTAACCAGTAACTATATACAACTTGTCAATATCAAAGTCAGAACCGGTCATTGCAGTAAAGTCGTTAGGAACTACAATAACATCCCCCATAGACTCTGGGAGTACATCTGTTACTTTAAGAGATGCGGTAGATGATAAACCCTGCGTTGGAATACGATAACCTAATGCATATGGCTTAGCATTCTGACCAATTATATTCTTCTCTATTAACCATTCTCTGATAGCTGTATAACCTTGTTTTCTTACTGAAGCAGGTACTACATGTCTGAAGAAGTTGGTACTAAGCATACAGTCCATACTACCGTCTTCATTCAAAGGACTCAGATCTTTACCATCGTTAAATGCTCTACCTACAGATTCTTGATCTGTTATAGTTGTGTTCTTAAATCCAAAGAACGCGTGCTGGATAGCAGAACCACCAGGAGTATTAATATCAATAGCTTTCTTTCCTACCTGCGATATGATTCTACTTTCGATAAATCTTCTATTACTCTGTGCTGATAGAGGAACACGCATTTGACCAGTAGATTCATCTATCTCAAAGGAAGATATTACATCTCTAGATAATCCACTATCTTTAGCTTGACGTATTAAGAAGTTAGATAACTTTCTAGTAGATAATGTTCCATCATCAGTAAATTCATCATATATCTTCTGTGCTCCTAGATCAGATAATCTGTTAATAGAATTAAACACATTATCTATAATCTATCTACCAGTATATTCTACCCCTTTATTTAATCCATATGGTCTACTCTTAACCAAGTTACTTAGTGCTACTTTAGCAAACTGAGTACCTAACGATCTATCAGTATGTTCGTGTGGATCTGTATTCATCTGTAATCTAAGATTACGCAAATCTTGAATATACGTAGGCAATTTAGAATTGTCAGAATCTAAACCTTCGAAGTTAGTCTCACCATTTACTATAGAAGTGGACGGTTTATTCAGATCTTCTAAGTTAAATCTACTGTTCTATGCATCTTTATATGGTTTGAATTTCTTTCTACCACCTACTTTAACCGCAGATTCAAAAGTAAGCATATCAATAGCACCTAGTTCTTCATTGTTCATACGATTGTACAGATGATAGTTATCTGCTTTTGCCATCACTCTGAACATCGGGAAGATAGCCATCTTGTCAAATACCGGTACATTCAATCCTAACTTAGTGAGTTCATGATTACCAAAGTATACCATCTTTAATGGTTTGATAAGAGTCTCTATAGCTTGTGCGTATAGTTTAGGATCTGACAACCATGATTCATCAGGACTCTCTAATAGATCAAACGCTCTTTCTACTTCTGGTGACCATTCTCCTACTGCTTGGACAATTCTCTTATACAATGCAGGTCTAATGTACACAGCAGCATCGGCTTGGTTTATCCTACCCCTACCGTTTTCATCAATACCATATGCAGCAATCTGTCTAGCTACTGAATCCTCTATAGCTTTCTTTACTTTAGCATTAAGAGTTTTCATAGTGTTGTTAATATTCTCTTTACTAACCATATTAACCAGTCGTTTCTGGTCTATATTTGGGTTAGTTCTTTGAATATGTTTCATCACTTCAGCAGCGGTAAACATCTTTTTGTACTCGTCAAACTTGATAGATCCTACCTCATTATCACTCATATGTAATACTGTAAACTTAGAGTTATTTCTAGGATCTCCGTCTCCCCAATAAGTTCTAAGGTTATCTCCAGTAGACAATACAGAACCAAGACGTTTAATTTTGTCTACAGATCTTTCTACTATTATCCATGGTTGTTTCTTATCGCGTTTCCATTTATAGTAAGCTGGATCCCCAACAAATGCTTTCTCTACTTCTATAATAGAAACCATCTAGTTAGCTACATGGTTTGCAATTAATGAATAAAGTGCAGCAGGCTTACTTCTCTTAGAAGAATCTCCATTAGGAAGTGAACGAGAACGTTCATGATAATCGTCTAGCATGTTAGATGGTATTAACAAGTTCTCATATTCACCATTGGCATACTTTTTGATTATACCTTTATCCACTAAGAAATCAAGTTCTTCCTATACCTTATCTTGTAGAGTTGCATTTATCATATCAAATAATACTTCTCTATTACTAAACAAAGTATTTTTAAGTTGTTTAAGTCTGGTTGGCATTTGATTTTGATTATTATCATAATCAAATTTTGACCAAGCATAAATCATCTGGTTCAAAGGCATGTATTTATAGTTTCCATCTTCTCCTCTCATTCTGATGGAAGAGAAGTATCTGAAATACCCTCCATTACCCATATTATCCATCTTACCATTCTTTATTTTACCGTGGTAATTATCAATAGCAAGATTAGGATTCTATTCTACTTGTGATTTATCTGCGTAATACTGTTCTATAGCATTAAATTCATCAAGGAAATAATCTGCAAATGTCTGTAGTGTATCATCAGAATAATGATACATCTGATCATCAACATATTGAACCTGTATACCCGTATCTGTCTGTCTTTCAGTTAATCTAGATTTAGACAACATATCGTGGAACAGTTTAACTCCACTAATAGAATACCATGTCTTCTTATCTGCCATAGTAGGTAATAGTATTCTATCGTTATGAGCAAGCACCATTTTAGATATATAGTCCTCTACTGGAGATATCTAGAAGTAATCTCTACTAGTTCTATTATCTTCGTTACGAACTGCAATAAAGGTACTTAAACTTAATTTAGATCCGTCTTCTAGTGCCTGCAACAGTATAGAGTGACGATTATACACAGCCTTCCTAGTTTTTGATACTTCTGAAGGATCTGTATTAAACCATCTAATTCTATCAGACATATAGTTATTCTAGGTTATTGGGTATACTGTAGTATTATTAGGACCAGTTACACTAAATTCTGATGGATTTGGGTGAGACTTACCATGAGCAATAGCCAGTTTCTATATAAAACTGTCTTCTGTTACCGGGAATGGATTATTTAGCTTTAATAGTTTTGTTTCTCCCTTAGATAATGCATCTAAGTTGCCTAATATCTGGTTACGAATATTTCCTTTACTAGAGTCATTAAGTAAAGTGTACATTTTATCGAATCCTTCAATAGTAGGTAGTTTAGGATTCATTGACTTCATACCGTATAATAAGTAGTCTATAGACTTAATATCTACGTCTATACCTATTCCGTTCAACCAGTTCACTAATTCCTCTTTTGCTGTAACACTAGCCTTGCGGATATCATCTTCTGTGAATGTAATGGCTTTGGGTCTCTTAGAAGTAAATGGAGCAGCTATTTCGTCTATCTTCTCTTTTATTAGCATAAAGTCGACATTCAAATCCTCAAGTTTGTCCTAGTCTATTTCAAACTTATTAGGATTACTCTTGTCTATCATACCGGACACATAGAATAGTTTACCCCATTGTCTAGGATATTTATTCTATAATCTAAGTAAAGAGGAATCCAGGATTCGCCATTTACCAGCTTTAGCTCTCATTGATGTTTTTACATCCAATACTAAATCCTCATCTTGTATTCTACTATTTGCTTTTTCGAACGCTTCCTTAAATTCTATAGAAGTCATTTCGTTTTTAGCACTTTTAATAGTAGTAAGAATTTGAGTACAAGTGTTTTCATCTGGTTTATTGTCTCCGCTAATGTAGTTATATAGAGATTTAAAGAAGGGATCGGCATTACCAAGTCTTAAACATCTAGATTCTAGATCTTCCCATCTTTCAATATCCCATAGGTTTTCCATTATTTTATTCCAAGACACATCAAAGGATTCAGTCATATTGAGTCCAAAGATAGGATCCACCACAGGCACTAGTTCCTTATTCTTATCATATTCCATCTTAGGAATAGAGTAAAAGAATAGTTTAGCGTTGAAAGACATATTGAGTTTCTTTGAAAATTCAAAAGCAACTCTATCATATCTTTCGTCATTATTCTTACCATCTACGTCTCCATTCTTATCTACTTCTACTTCTTCAGCTTTGATATTCAAAGTAGACAATTGCTCTGCCATTTCTTTTCTGAAAATATCCCAGTTATCAAGTACTTCTTCAATAAGTTGCTCATTCTCTTCAGGAGTAAGACCAGCCATCATATTTCCTTCGATAATAGAAGGAATATAATCTAGATTCTCTGTTAACTTAGATATATCAGATGCTTGTCTAACATTAAACACAGATAACAACGTACTGGTAAGTGAGTCTAATACATTATAAAATACATCTGGATTAATGATAGAAGGCATATTCTTCAATCTGTCTTGAGGTACTCCCGGTATAGAGAAGAATGTACCATTATCTGTAAATGCTTTGTGGAATTCCTCCATAGATACAGAGTTAAGTTCATATTGAGAATATCTTCCTTTGTTTATACCTTTATATATGGTAGTGTAGAGACTATCGGATATATTGAACATAGACTTAACAAAGTCTTTTATGGCTCTAAATAGTTTAATAGTCTAGTAACCAAGATTATACCACTTAGCATTCTGAACAATAGCCCAGCTACGGAAGTCTTCTGCCATAGCTTCCTCTACTTCATTTATAGAAGCATTCTTATATTCAGGATGATGTTTTACATAATCATCATATACGATCTATCTTTCTCTAGGAGAATGTACAAGTAGGTTTATATAATGCCAAGCTTCATGATACTGAATACCTTTTCCAGCACCTTGTCCAAGGATAATATTACCTATTCCGTTAGTAGCTAATCTAGTAACACCATATACTCTAGGACCATTGGAAGCGGCTCTCATTATTCCATTGAATATCATTACTTGGTCTACAGATAAACCTAGTTTATCCATCAACCAAGATTTAGCTTCACGTAAGTCTTGAGATATTCTATTTACTTCATTTTCCTCAGTAGAATACATACCAGTAACATAGAAAGTAGGTTCTAATCCAACTTCTTTGAATACCTTCTCTAACATGGATTTGATAAACATCTGAGGTTTACCATCTAAATCATATAAGTATACGAAGTTTTCCTTAGATACTTTCTGACCAAGAGAAGCGGCAAATTGTTCGCGTTCCTCACTAGTCATATATCTAGCTACCTTAGGTGCACTAGCATCAGGTTGTTTAAGAGATTTTACTAGCTCTTGAGCTTTAGCTCTTCTACTCTGACGATTCTCAGAAGTAGGTTTTACTTTAGGTTGTTCTTCTACCTTTTCCTCTACTGGTTTCTCAGGCTGTAATTCCGGTTCTTTTACTGGTTCTGGTCTAGTCTCAACAGGTTGTGCTACACTAACCGGTTCAGTAGATACTGATACTGGAGTTTGAGCTTCATTCACAGTTATGTCTTCTGCGTATATAAAACCGTCTCTAAAGGCATAGTCACCCATATCAGTTAATAATTTACCACTGTTAACTACCCAAGCTATTGCCGGTGGAGCAACTTTGTCTTTTACTAATTTGCCTTCTTTCTCTGATATACCTAATTCAGCTAAAGTAAACTCAAGCTCTCCAGGATACAGCACTAGTTTTTCATCTCCCGGTTTAAGTACGCGAATTGCAAGATCTCTAAGTCTTTCTGGTAAAGATTGACTAAGAACATTCTTATCCATGTTCCAGTGGTAGTTCTACATCATATACCATAAGATAGCCTTCCTAGCAATTGGGTTAGTCTTTACTTCACTTAATGGTACATCAGTCCTAAAGTATAGACCATTTCTATCACTTCTAGGACTAGCAAAGTAGAACAATTCTGTTTCAGGATCAAAGCCTAATTGCTTTTTAGCTAGGAACTGTACTTCTTCCTATTTCTTAGCTGATAGACGTGTTTTCTCACCTTGATTAACTATCAATGGTAATACTCCATACGGATCGCCATCTGTAATCAAATCAAGTACATATTCCATAAAGTTAGAATACGATCCATTAGGAGTAGGATTTCCAGCTTCATCGTGACTTCTCAACTTAATATCAGAAGGTTTCTTAATACTTTCGTCTCTAAAGAATTTTTCACTCAAGTATACTGGAACAGTGTATCTACCTCTTGGAGTAGCAGAAGGCTTTGGAAATATAGCCATCTTACCAGCAAATCCTCCACTACTAGCTAATACTTCATCAGTACCTAACTGTTTGATAGCAAATGGATCCGCCTTATAACCTACTTGAATACCACCAACCCCATAACCAAACGTACATTCAGTCAGTATCTTATTAGGATCCAAAGGAATTTGGAATGTCTTACATTCAGATAACTTTCTGAAGATAGGTTTATTACCATCTTTTTGGTTATTAAATGTACCATTAGATACATTTACTTGAGTAGGTACTACATGAGTAAGTCCTTCCTCTGGTAGTACGTATTTTCCATTCTTGTCCTTCTTACATTTCTATAAGTAGAAAGATACTATCTTTTCTTTTTGAGCAGCAAGAGTATTTAAGTCTTCAGCAGCTTTAGATTCTTTAGGTACACTACCTAGTCTGTGTTGATAGTCGATTGCAGCTTTAGCATTGCTTCTATATGCAGCAGCATATATCTCTCCATTCTTGTCTATAATCATGTAGACAGCTGCATTTCTATATGTAATCGGATCATTAGGATCAAAAGCAGCTTCATTTGAGGACATAGTAGGTCCCGGAACAAAGTATACCTTAGCATCAGATAAGAAATTAGGATCACCCATAGCCTCTCCTAACTCTTTTCCTGAGTGTATATTCTTTGCTCCTTTTACTTTGAATGGAAGATCCATAGGCTTAGTAGCATCTGGTCTATAGAACAATGTTCTTCCTACTAACCAACTATTCATTATGCTAGTAGAAGACGAAAGACCCGGTACTATACCCTTTTCCTTCTCCTGTTCATTAGCTTTTTCCGATAGAGTCTTAGTAGAATCATCAGAGTATTGTTCAGCTAGATTCTCTTTCTCAATCTGTTCTTTAGTAACCTCTTTACCATTCAAGAACATTCTACCTTGATTATCTATAAAGTAGTCCTCTGCATCAGGAAATGCCTTGTTTGCTGATCTTTCTAGAGCCACAGGATCAATGAAAGGAAGTTCTTCTGGTTGATCTTCTATCATAGTAGCTTTTATAGCATCTGGAATCTCAGGTTCTGTTTGAGGATCTAAGAAAGGATTATCATCAGATGTTAAACCGAAGTCATCATCAGGATCTCTAAAGTTAGATGCATCCATAAGATTCTCCATATCTATCTTATCCTGTGTATCGTCTTTAGTATCTCTAGTTATATCTTCCTCAGTTACATCTTCAGCGGATCTTTCATCTGAAACATCTTCCGCATCATCTGCTACAGTAACCAGATCACTTATATCCATCTCTTCTATGTCTCCGGTCTCTTCATCTTTAGTAGTTAATTTATCTTCTTCAGATTCGGTATATACATCCTCCACCAAACTAGTCTCTTCTTCTCTCTACTTGACATCTAAGTCAGTTGACGCTATCTGAGATCCAGAGTTATCCCCTTCTCCAGTCGGAGTAAAGTCGGGCTCTTCTTCTGATGTCATTTGAGTATCTTGTGTGTCCTCATTCTGAGCATCCTCTATTTCGCTTACTTCACTATAAGATCTGTCATTCTAAGTATATCTATCAAGATCTGCCTTAATAATATCATTAGCATACTTTCTAGCAGCATTTACAAACTCGTCTATAATATCATTTTGCTGTACATCTCTATTGTATCTAGCAATTATAGATCTATCGCTAGGAGTTTCTTGACCGTTGTCTTGTGCTTCCTTTGTATATCTATCACGTACTTCTTGTTGTTCTTGTTCTGATAACTGTGACCAGTTACGAATGTTGAAGTCAGCACGTCTGTTCATATCAGTTCTAAGTACCACTCCGTTCTAATATGCAGCACGTCTGTTTACAGCCTTACTAAGTAATCCAACAAGTATATTTTCATCTGCTATCAGTTGTTCTAGTTCTGGATCAGTATTGATTCCAAATATATCTTTAAGCTATTCGAACATCCGTATATCCTTCTTAACAGCATCTTTTAACTATTTCTGTTTACGATTAATATGATATACTACAGAAGCTATACTATCGTCACTAACATCCAAACCGTTTTTCTTTGCTTGAGAAATAAAGGATTGCATGTCTTTGAGCTGTTTCTTTAGCTTATTCAGAACATTAAGAGTAGTAAATGTATACTGAGCATCTTTTACTGTGCTAACTAGGTTTTCTTTAGCTCCCCATGCTTCTCTTTCTACCTAAAATAAATTATCCCAATACTCATCCACTGAGTTTCTAAACTCATCAGAACTATATATTTGATTTACTTTTTCAGTAAGTTTCTTGTTTGCTTCCTTAGCTTGAGAATTAAACACACGTTCTAAGTCATATGCTTTCATTGCATTCTTAGCAAACGTCTTATGCTCTTCACTACCTACTTTAATTCCTAACTGTTCTAAGTTCTCAGATACATTAGAATTATAGTATATACTCTCTAACTGTCTAGCTTTCTTAATATCTTCATCTATATCTTCTTGAGTAAGACCTTCTGGAGTAAATCTATCTCTAATATCTTGAAGATTCTGAATTACATCTTGAGTATAACCTTTCTTTACTGCATTATACCATCTATCTACTTTAACATCTTCTTCTTTATTACTAATGTCATAAGCCGCCATATTACGCAATATCTTATTAGATTTCACATCTCTAATAAGTTGATGACCATCAGATATAGTAGTACCAGCGCCACCCATTAACAAACCGATAAGAGCACCAACTTTCATGTTCTGCTCTAGTTCTTTATCATTATTTAAAGCTTCATCAGGATGTAAACCCATCAGAGCCATATTGGCTTCTGCACCATATTGGAAGTTCTTAAAGAATGCATCCAGCAACGTCATCTTCTTGGGATCATACTTAGAACTTAATTCGTAATCTTTCTGAATTAAGTATTGTTGTCCTTCTTCTGTACCCTCTCCGAATGCTGTTACTCCAAGTTTAGTACCTAAACCTACTACAGTATTAAGTACATCTCTATACTTATTGGCTTTAAATACGTCTTTAGAAGCCATTCTGTATAGAGCTTTGTTTATTCTGTTATCTATAAACTTATCGGCTATGTTAGCAACCTTAGTAAGTCCAGTAGCTTTTGCTAATCCTTTACCTCCTTGTTTAAGCAACTATTTTGCTGATTTCACAGCAAGCTTACCTCCATAAGAGTATAAAGCCATATCCATGGCATCCCATACTCCTAAAGCCATGTTAGAAGTAAAGATATTATCCAGACCATTGTATGCACTAAGTTTTATATTCTCAAAGTTAGGATCATCTGTTTTGATATTGTACAGAAGCATATCTTCAAGAATCTATGGCATGGTCATTTCATCTGTATTAATCCCTCTAGCCTGTAGTTTCTCGATACCTTGATCTAATATTCTATCTACATCCAGATTACCTGAATCCATTTGATTTACTATGTTATTCAAGTAAGCATCAAATACTTCAGCATTGGTTTCTTGAGTACGCTGATAATAACTGTTAGCTGCATTTAAACCAAACTCCCCGATAGCTAACAAAGCAGCTGAATAGGGATTTCCTCTCTTAGCGGCAGTTTTTGCAGCCATACTTACTAGTCTACCAAGAGTAGCAGTTTCTACAGTAGAAGCAATTTCTCCTAAAGAAGAACCTAACTGCGGTATTGCGTAAGGATAAGATTCTAGATCTCCCCAAGCAAACTCATTATTGTTTACTCTTTCTCTAAACTCTGGAGATATTTGATTAGGATCAAAGAACCAGCTACCTTCTTTTAAGATACCTTGTCTGTCTTTAATCTTTTGTACCTTAAGTTCTTGAGATGTTATACTATCATCATATAACTTCTACAAACTGTTTATAATACCAGTTCTATCAGGATTATTCCATACACTTTCTTTAGGCTTGATATTTAATACAGCATCACCATAACCAGTTTTAACGTACTCCTCGTATGCCTCAGCTTTGTTATCAAACATAGTAGATATACTAAGCATAAGTCTATCCCATAATGGTACTTTCTTAGGATCTACTTGCAATCCTATGGAAGTTGTTTTCTCTCCAGTAATACTGTTTGTTTCAAATCCATCGTAGTACAGAGGAGCTAACTTACTGTTACCTCTTATCAGTAACTCATAAGTCTAAGCATTCTGATCCAAATACGTCTATAACTGAGTTGCTTCCTATGGATCACCTTCTCCTGTACTTTGTATCTGATTTAATCTTTGTAGTTTCTCTTCATAGTCTTTCAAGAACTCTATACTTTGCATAGTACGTAGTTCTTTTCTGGCTAAATCACCTTCTAAGGATCTGATATTTGTTTCTACTGCTTTCTCTACAACAGATTGACCTAACTGGCTATTATATATATCGTAACCTCCTTTTATTGCAATACCTGCATTAGGAGTAAAGGCAATACCTGTAGCAACGTTAAGTATCTTAGACCAGTTATAGTCGTTGCTTTTCTCTTCTGGAGTCTCAGTACTGCCTTTTCTAGTATATATATCTGCTAAGTTAGAAGGTATATCATAATCATACTCCTATACCTACTATTTCCTCTCAGAAGTAGTAGGTATATTTTGTACGGTATCCATAGAACCATAAGTCATGGCGTTCATTTTGGGAGCGCCTACCATGAATTTGTTATCTTCCATATTATCTTAGATATCTGTTAGCTGAATCTTCTGCCTATGAATATTTTTCTTTAGTTCCAAGTGTTCTGACTTGTCGTTCGTAATTGGCATTTCTGGTAATAGTAGCTTCATTATTACCTATCTGTAGAGGATAAGTAGCATCAAACTCTACATACAGATCGGAATCATCTAGTTTCTTTCTAGTTAACTTCTTAGTAGTTTCTCCTTTTAGTACCTCTCCAGTTTTTGGATCATATTCTTGTGTGATCTCTATCTATTGTTTATCTATAATATCTCCCAGAGATACTACTTTACTACCTATTAACTTAGAGAAGTCTCCTTTACTAATTGATTCGAAACCAATGTTTCTTAACTGATCTATAGGTATATATACTTTACGTTTGTGATATACTTCATTATTATCACTAAGTACTTGACCAGATCCTTTAACAATAACATCTCTGAATTGATCGTTGTACCAAGCTTGTTGAATAGTAGCCATTGCCACAGATCTATCTTTCCATGCTTTTTTTTGTTTTTCATCTGAAGCATTCTGCATATTACTCATTGCATAACCTAGAGCTCCATTCTCATATCCAAGTAATCCAAACGTCATATCTGCACCGAGTGTCATACTAGCTGTACTATTGGTAAGCTTTGCATCTTTACCGAGAGCCTCCCCGCCACCTTCCACAAGTAGACTAGTATCTACTTCTTTAGATAGAGGTTGACTAATCATGTCTAATAGTTTTCTAGAAGCACTGTTTATTCCAGAAGCTTTACTTAAACTGTTCCATGCCACCTTGAGGTTATTACTCATATTTCTACTTGCCTTCTGGTATATTTCAGAATTAGCTTGTCCACTAGCTACTGCTGATCTTTCTTCAGGAGTCAAACCTCCTAAAACAGCTAAATTGTTCTGTACAGTAGTAGTAGCAAGTATTCTAGATAAGTCTGGCAATACATTACTAGTATTTGAAGCTCCGGCTGCCTTTGCCTTCAGACTGTATTTTAATTGTTCTATAAAGGCAGGATCTACATCGTATTTAGGTCTACGAGTTCTGTCAATTTGTGATTGAGCTACTGCATTGATGAATTGAGATTTAGCAGCATTTGCATCACCGTTATTCATAGCCAAGTACTCTTCGAAGTACTTCTGACCCTGTGGAGTATCAATTAAGTCATTAAACTTAGCTGTAGCTACCGCCATAAGGTCTTCCATGTTATTACCGGTTACTATATATCTAGTACCGTTTACATAATCTGTACCTAAGAAACCTGGTTTCAAATCATTAAAGTAAGGAGTACTAAGTTCATTTAGATTCATATAAGCTACCGGAGTAATGTCATCAAATATTTTACCAGTACCTAGAGTATCGTAGTTAGCTATATCTGACTTGTCCCAGCTGTCTTTGAGTCTACCTTCTGCTTTCATCTTAGCTCTCGTCTGTAAACCCATTCTCTAATAGTCTGCACTTTCTTTTAACTGAGACAGAGCAGCATAATCTACACTATTTATTAGTGATTGTAGTTGAGCTCTATTACTAGCATCCTTCATGTAATCAGGGTTAGACACCATTTGATTAATGGCATTCTGAAAGTCTTCTCTACCAATAGTCATGTTATAATAGTTCTCTGTATCTACTCTGGAAGGTGATCTGAATTCTCCAAACTTCTGTAACTGTGTAGTAAATTGTTCTGCCGCTTGATCTACTGCTTGTTTTTGTGCCGCACCTATTCTGTATAATTCACCAAAATTGATAGGCACATAAGTATTAATAAACTAAGCCTATGCGGCTTGATCGTACATATTTGCTGCCATATTATCCTTTCTTAAATTGTTTCATGAATGATGCGTAATCACTTGCTTTGTAACCAGCTTCTAGGAATGGTCCATACATTTCCAACATAGCCATATCTCTAGACTTTTGATTCTTCATAAGTTGTTTGTTCTGTGCATACTGACTTAATTGACTCAAAGCTGTTCTCTGAATGTTTCTAGCAGCAGCTCTACTTCTAGCATTCATGTCTACCGCCATATTAGTAGCATTAACTCTTTGCTGTCCTAAACTATTCAGAGTACTAGCATAATCTGCTTTGTACTGATTATTAACATTACTAGCTGTAGAATATAAATCTGATATAGCTTTATTAGCTGCAACCTGACTCTGAATTCTATACGCTAGATTAGCTCCAGTATTAGGATTGTAATTAGCTGCATTATAGTTACTAATTATTCTATTCTCACGGATAGTTCTTTTAGCTGGACTAATATCGAATCTACGGTTAGCCATCGTCTAATTTATCTGTGCTTCGTATGGATTGTATACTGCATTGAAAGACTCAGGTTTTGCATACATATTAGATATAGTAGGAGCTAAAGCTGCAACATCTGTGAATAGATTCACTATTCCGGAACCCCAATCATTACTAGGAGTACTAGTAACTGTAGGATTAGATGTAGCAGGAGTAGAAGTACTAGAAGTAGAAGATATGTACGGAGCTGTTTCATATGGTACTCTTGCTTGTGTTTCTCCACTAAGGTCCAATGTGTTCTATATCGGTTCTACCGTTCTAGTGTTAGTAGTAGGTCTGCTAGCAACAGATGCTTTACTACGTTGTTTAGTACCTTGACTACTAGCAGTAGCAGTTGGTTTAGCAGTAGACACTACCGTTCTAGTGTTAGTAGGTTGTGCGGTAGCTGGACCTGTAGCAGATAACAACCAGTATGGTATACCTCCACGCCATTCTCCTGTATTTACTGTATTGTCGGAAGCCTTAACTATATCATTTATAGAAATAGGTCCACTAGGTCTATTATCGTTGACAGTTGTAGTAGTAGAAGCAGGTGCATTCGGTTGAGTTTTAGATGCTGGTTGTTGCGTAGTTCCTGGTACATACTGGTTACTTTCATATACATCTTCCCAATAGTTCTAAGGTCTGTATAATCTATCTGAAACCTATACCATTCTCCCTTTATTATTAGCGGTAACTATACCTCCACCATCAAACTTCTATACCTTGCTATTACTCTTCTTAGTTCCTTCTTGTATAGCAAACAGTCTATCGTATATCATCTAGTCATGCATCTAATTTAACATAGCTGCATTCTCTGCATACTTATCTTTAGACTTACTTGTTTTCTTAGACATTAATCTTTTACCCATCTGTGCAAACGTTTCTTTACTTCCCGGTACTTTTCTCTTATCACTAAGTATTCTAGTACCTTCTGGTAAGTTAACCAAATTACTATCTGTTGGTTTACCTTCTTCTGGTACATTAACTATATCTCCTTGTGGAGTATTGAGTACCTCTCCATCATCTACATATGCCAAACTACTAGCTGTACCTCCGTAAGCCATTGTCTGTATATCTGTATCGTAGTCTTGATAGAATTCCTATTCATTCTAATAACCCATAGCTAAACTAGCCTGATTACTTCTAGCATTAGCTATAGCTTGGTCTCTTTGTCTCTCTATCTTTCTTCTATTTCTTTTTCCACCTCTGATACCAGTACCGTAATTAACAGTAATATTATCATCGTATGGATTAGATTGTAGATTTACTTTACCTTTATTACCTGTTATACCAGATGCTAAACCAGCAACTCCACCAACTATTGCTCCTACTGGTCCACCAACTGCAAATCCGGCTGCTGCTCCCTTAGCTGCCCCGCCGATTGTATTAGTTACAGTTTGCATGTTAGCTTCTCCTTTAGTAGTAGCTGTAGCAGGAGCAGTTACATTACCTATCATAGAGTTAATAGCATCTCCAGCTTGACCTATACCTCCTATTCCTTGACCACCTGCACTAGCTCCACCAAATAAGTTCTATACTTTAGAACCAAATAACGGATTAGCAGAACTACCAGGGTTATAGTTACCAGGTGCATATTGCTGTACAGATGCTGGAGCTGTTAATTGTGTAGGCAACTGCTTACTGAAATCCGTCTATAGATACGGGGATTGTAGTGTCTGTGGGTTATAAGAAGTACCACCTCCTGAAAAACAATTCTTTTTATTTACTTTTCTCATACTAATGAATATCTATATGTTGTGTTAATATTAGGGAGTTTGAAGTTGCGCTGATTGTCACAGTTAATTAAGTAATCACATATCATGTATTTACCTTTCATTCTACCAGGTAATGACATATCATCTTTACTTTCTTTCTCTCTACCCACAGCAAATCTATATGTATCTTCTCTTTGTTCTATTGGATTACTTACTTCAGTATCATCTTTGAAGATAGTTCCTTCTTGAGTCTTAGTAGTAAACTTAATATCCTACATCATCTCTTGAACATTATCGAACTCTCCACTAAAGAATACATTATCATAAGTTTTAGTAAGTAATGGATCCTTATTAATTATAATCTATAACTTAGAACGCATCTTATTTAACGGAAAATCTGCGTTTTCTTGTATCATCTAGTCTTTGATATACAAGAGTCTATCTGGGAATGCCAAGCAGTTATCTGGATTAAGTGTATAGAATGATGAAAACTGTTGTAACTATTCATTGTACACTAGATCCTTATCCTCAAATCCCATCTGTACTTCATTAAACTTGGGGTCGTATATACTTACTTTAGCTTTCTTAGTATTATCGTTAAACCATGATTGTACGCTCTTTGCTTTAGATAACTTCTATACTTGATTAGTATATGAACATACTTCATTCTTACTATCATCATACCAATACAAACCACTAGGAGTACCAATGATACTCTTATCATTAGGTGTATCAGAACCATTAGAAGTAGTTACATAATCATATCTATCTAGTACTCCACCAGTACCTAATACTAATGATGCTTGATCGTTATCTGTAATCAAAGATCTATCTCTAACAGCAGCTATACCTACAGCATCCTTCTACCAGAATAATAACTAATCATTGAAGTTCTTTAGATTAGTTATATCTCCGTGAGATGAATCTACATCTAAGTAATCAGCAGCTTTGAAACTAGTCCAACTATCTGTTATTTCATTAGCTGTCTTAGTACCAGAGTATCTGATTCGATTACCAGACTTAAGATTACTTATAGAGTAAGTAGAATCTACTGCATACATCTATGCATCAGGTTGGATACTGTATGCATCATTATATGCATAATATGGTTTCTCTTGACTATGACCTCCATACGATCCACCAGCAGCAGTTATACCTAGATACGGGTCAACGTAATCTAATCCACCACTTGCAACTCTAGATGCTGATTGACCATACATTAGAGCCATGTTGATAGTAGTTTCAAATGGAATGTAATCTGATATAGATATACCACAGTAAGTATCTGGACATTGTTTATCTCCTGTAAGCTGTGGAATATAGATCACAGTCTTATTATCCAGTACTCCTAAGTAAGTATCGCCACCAAACACATTAATATAACTACTAGATTCATTCTCTATTAAGTGACTACTATAAGTACTTATGTATATAGAGTTACTACGAGCATTATAAGTATTACCACCATAAGGTATATTAGTAGTCTTAATGTTTACTACAGGTGTAGTGAATGGAGTATAGTTGAACTGTTGTATAGCAGAAGCTACTCCAGAGTTAGCTTTAGTAGATAAATTATTAGAAGTAGACATATCTGTACTAATATTATTAGGTACACCTATGTTGTTATTACTTCTATTTATTACTAAGCAGTTACCAAAGTAACCAGTCTTATTAGCATTAGTTCCATTATCTTGATCTTGGTTATGTGATACTGAAGCATTTAGGTATGTCTTTCCAGCAATGGATGAATGTCTAGATACAGCATCGTTCCATTCTAGAGCTTGCATAATCATAGGATTAGTAACCTCAAGTATATCAAACTTACCTCTTACACTATTACTTAGACCAGTATAATGAGCTACATAACGCTTACCAATCATATTAGTTATACCATTAAATTGGTGTCCTAGTTGCATAGTACCATCTATTGATATAAGGAACATATTGTTATAATCATCAGAACTTGATACCAAATCACCAGCTCTAAACTGATACTTATCGCTCTTCTGAGCTTTCATCTCTCCACTTACCTGAGTATGCTCTACGATCAATTGAGTTCTGTCAGAAGAAATATAAGCACCATAGTAATTTTTATCACCAACATTTACTACTCTATTAGTTCTAGGATCCAAATACATACACAGATCACCTGTACATCCTTTAATACTAGCAGCCATATCATCCTTGTTCATGTCTATTTCAGGACTTATCAGAGTTACTATACTACTATCTACTCTTTCTCCTAGCAACCATTTATAAACAAAACCAGTAACAGTAACATGGAAGCCATTCTTCTGATATGAGTTACCTAAGAATGTGTAAGGACGTCTAGTATTTTCAGATGCTATATCATACTCAGCATCTCTAACAGAGTGATACGGATACGATACAGTGGCTGATACTACAGCTTGTGTTAATACAGTTCTATCTTCCTTAGTTCTCTTGCATCTTACTATCTGATATGTGTGTGCACCATCAGGATAGTTCTTAACATTGAACCTAATACCTATTGGCTTTCCTTTCAATGATTGGTTATCTACATACCAAGGACATGCTTCATAACAATGTGGAAACTTAATATCTCCGATCCAATATACAGGAGTAGCAATATTCTTATCATTAAAGAATACTATACCATATCTGTATATTTCATCTCTATGATGGCTTCTATACTTAGAAGCAAAGTAGGGATCAGCGTAGTTCTTAAACCTACTATCAGATGCACTACCTAGAGTAACAGTTTCTACTAGAGAACCATCTAGTTTGTTTATACGAATGGTATTATCTTTAGTAACATTAGTAGTTATAGACAGAGTATCTTGATACTGTTCATCTAGAGTAATATCAGTAGTAATAAACTCATAGTCTATGTTCAGACCAGTACCTCCAAGTACAGTAGTACCAAACTTATACTTGGTTACATTAGCTGCACTCATTGCATAGTCTGTCAAGTTATATGGGTTTATGCAGTCATGATCTTCTGGTATATCTCTTAAGTAAGAGTTCAAAGTAGAATTAGATAAAGTGACATCTATATTCTAATCAGAACTAGCTCCTTTAAGTATTAATCTACCATTAGAAGTAAAACGATATGCTCTAGCGTCGTAATCAGGTTTCCATGTAGCTTCTGTTATATTAGCAGCGAATAAGATGTTATCCTTAGCTTCTATAGTTGCAGCTGCAAATGATGATTCCTGTGTCTTGTTAAACTCTTCTATAGTTAAAGTGTTAAGAGCAGTTCCACCAACATCAGTGAAGCTGTACTCTTTAATAGAAGCAGATATAGTAGCTTCTTGGAATACTTCTATAATAGGATCCTCTGTATAATCACTGTAATGTATACGTATCAGTCTAATACTATCAAATAAACCTTCAGGTATATCATTAAGTTTAACAGTGAAGTTAACACTCTTACCAGAGTTAAGATCCTTATTAGCACCCATATATTGCTGCTAGCCTGTTGACACATTGCTAGTAGTAAGATGTATAGCATTACTTACTGGAGAGAAGTTAGTACTAGAACCACGAGCATTGAATAACTGATATGAATATTGTACCATACCTGTTTTCAACTGACCACCACCTAATGATGTTACTTCAGGTTGAGTAAGTAAAGCAGAAATCTGTATATCTAGTAGACTAGGATTCTTCAGATTACCTGCACTATCAAGGTACGAATTCTCTTTACCAGATACATATACATACTTATCATCCATTATGTTAAGAGTCCTTATGATCTACTCTGGACAAGCTATGTACAGTTTAATAATTCCTTCTGATTCGTAATTAGCTACTATCTTAATATTAGAGTCTACAGTATAACCCAACTTACCTTTTACTACTATAGTGTGTTTCAAAGGCGGATTATCATAGTTATCTACTCTATGAATTCTATTTACATGAGCATCATCTACAGTAATAATAATCCCATACTTATCTATAGTAGTAGTAGCTAGTATCTTTTCATCATAGAACAGAAAGTCTCCTCCTTCTACTAACTTTACATCCTGTATGTTCTACAGTACACCAGTGCTCCCATCAGTATCAGTTATAACGCGAACATTCTCAGCATAACGATACTAGTTATTAGGAACCATAGTAATGTCAGCATCTAGGTTCAATCCTCCTGTAAATGTATTTGTCTGTAATGTATTACTCATGGTCTATTCCAGTTATATAATATTTGTTCATCTCCTGTAGTTTCAAAGAAAGTATCATGATCTCTGAATTCAGTATATGGTTTATGCCATACGTTCTTGATAGTTTCTAGTTCATCTACAGTAGGCATCATGGCTTCTGCATAAGCTTGCTTGCGATAGAAGTTCCATGAGCTTCTCATATCATAGTATATGTTCTAACTAAGTTGTCCTTTCAAGTACTTAGGATAGGACATCTTCATTGCTACGTACCAGAAAATAGCTTCAAAGTATGAAGGTATATCTGGTATCATAGGCATACTATCTTCATCAGTAGGTATAGCGTGATAAGATACTTTAACCCAACCACATGGTACATTAACTGTAATGTAACCGGGTTTAGTAGAGTACTATAGACTAGTATTGAATGTAGCAGGATTACCTACTATAAGTCTACCATTGTTACTAGGTACAGTATACTGATTTACTAAAGCACTAAGTGTTTGTTTAATGTTCTAATCACTATTAAGTATCTCTAATGCATCCTTATCATTATCTAAGTTAAAGATATTCTTTACTAGTGGAAGTAAAGCATTATCTTGTATCAACATCTTAGGATCACATTCTCCACACTTCTTATATATACCAAAAGAGTTAGTCACCTTTCTCATTGGTAACCAACCACAACTATTCTCAAATGAGAATGCAACTTGATTTAATCTATACAGATCACACGGCAGTTTAGCTTGATAGTCACATATCTTTAGATTGGTTACTTTATGTTCTAGCTACTGAACAGCTCCAATCTTTTCCATGGCTTCAGATATCCACTCTCGTATGTCCGTTATTTTAATATCGTCTTCTTTTAAATCCAAATCAGCTATAATCTTAGCAATAACTGCTTTGGATGATACCATATTATTATTTATCATAATTATTATCTTTGTGATATTTCCATTTAAATCCGTACGCTGATTTGTATTTTCCCTAACAACATCTTTTTATAGATACTCTTTTGTTAATATTGCCCATATGTTTTGCAGCGTCTGCTATAGAATCATATGTGCACATATAAGTATTATCTAATGAGTACATATCTATCTTTTTTCTCTGTGATGCAACAAGGGCACTGGTTTTCATCCATTCTGATTTTTTCTATAGACTTGACTCGCTCCACTGTCTGTTTTTATTACTATTAGCAATTATCTACTTATGAGCCTCTGATATAGCGTGTCCACTATTGTGTATTCCAGTGGTTTTTCCTGCAACCTTACATATATTGTAGTCACCTAGTTCATCTATATATTTCTATTCGATAAATAGCAAAGTATCCTTCACGTCTTCGCAAGTTTCTAATATCAAAAAACCGAAATGTTTCTATCCATATTTATTGAAAGCGCGCTATAATATAGTATTAGAATGTTTATTATTACATAGTTCATTGAAATGCTAACGGTATCTTCTTCTTATAGAGCTGCTAGATCCAATATATTTTTTATTGTTCAATAGATTAACTATAGCGTATACCCCAGATACGTCATCAAATTGGTACTATCCGTCCTACTTGAATTCAAATATATTATCGAATTTCAACATAATCGTGTTCTCTATTCTTAATTATCTATGCTAGCCTTCTCTTATTAGCTCTTGAAGCTACGAACTAATACTTTGTCTTATTAGTAAGTAGACAATCCTTCTTACTCCACAGGAATCTAAACTTATAGTAATTACTGTGTTCATTAATAAAGTAAATAGGTTTACCTTGTATCTTACTTTCGTGATAATCTATTCTTAAGCTCTTGTTATCAAAGTTCTTAGGCTATCTCTTAACTATACTTAGATTACCTAGTCTACATGGAAGTTTAAACTCTCTGCTGTTATCCATAACTTCCTCTACTATATACTTAAAGTAATCTTCAACTATATGTCTGTATGTTTTGTAATCAACATCATATACAGTATTTCTCTCGATCTAAGATAAGTAGAACTCATAGAAGTCTGTTATAGTATACGATTTCTTCATTGCTATCTAACATTAATGTTCTACATATCATCTCTAGAGTTATTAGTTTCATCACTAGGCATCTGATGCATGATATTTAACTCTTTACTAAAGATCATATCTTTAATAACCGGTATCATATGTGCAGGTACAGGGTATTCACTATCAGGATCAAAGCACTCATTTAAGTCTGCTGGATTCTCTGCTATGATTCCTATCTCTACCCATTCTAGTTGATTGTCACTACCTTCGATATATAACCTGTTGTTCTTAATATAAGCTATGTAATCACCACAGGTATACTTTCTGTATCTTTGATATTTCATTTTAGTTTCATGACCTAGCTGAATAAGGTTACCGTACATGTCTTTAACATATACTAAACCAGTCCTGAAATGGAAGTCTATCAGTTTAGGCAGTTCTATATTACTCTTGTACTCTATCTTACCAGCCACAGTATCTACTTTGTCTAAGTGTATACATGGCATAGTCTAGATGTACATTGGATTAATATCTCTACCCTTATCTATATCTTGCTTTATGAGTACAGCTCGATAATTAGCTATCCATTGTTCGATCTATATTCTACTTATATGTTCTGATTCAGCTACAGAACTATTGCGCAATTCAAGTAGAATATCGTCAATAATAGTATTTAAGGTATTTAATTTCATAATGCATTATTTATTAAATATACTTATAACGTATTTTAAGCTTCTCTAAGCTCTTTTGTGTGTTGGATAGTACAACTGATCGACCAATATAATAGCGTTTATCTAAACGTCTTAAAATAAAAAAGGCTAGTATTAACTAGCCTCATTCATTGCATTCTGTATGTTCTATGGTAACATCTGTTTCATCTAAGGTGGAACCATATTACTTGCCTGCTTTATTAAATCTTTAAGTTCTTTAACCTAATCTTGTAGTTCCTATATTCTAGGATCTTCCTTTTCAGGTTCTTTCTCTGTATAGTCTAACTACTTAAGTATAGCTTCACATTTTGTCATTTCTTCATCATACCTAGCAACAGCTTCTTTCTTTGCTTTGTATTCATTGTAACTAGACTTAACCATGTTGACTATATGTTGTTTATCTGTAGCTACAGTAAGACCTAATTGAGTATCATTAATCAATGATTTACCTTCTTCTACTGTTAGCTTCTTCTGTTCACCACCACAACTTATAACTATGTCAACTAATCTTTTTCTACTCTGATTAGGCATTGGAAACTACTAAGGTGGTAGCGGTTCATCATATACTTTAGATACACTTACTATATTACCAGCAAAGTAATTAGTACTCTTTTTGAATGTACCTATAATTTCTAATACGTATATAGGGTCACCTATACTTAGTTGTGAGAATGTTATCATAATAAGTATTTGTTTAAGGGCTCCGAAGAGCCCTTGTTAAAATTAAGCATTTGCAGCAGCTGGTAATACGATGTGATTTACAGTTTGAAATATTCCATTAGCTTTGTTATAATAGATTAAATATCTATTACCTGTAGAAATTTCTTCTGTAACCATCTGATCACCTGAGCCGTTGATTAGAGCTCTTGCTCCTGTAGAAGTAGTTGTAGTAGGATTTACCTGATTGGCTGTTCTAGTAGTATCAATACTTACTAGAGAAGCTGCCGTTACTGTAGTAGCTGGAGTGTTTACTATATTTAATAGGAACATTCCTTCACAAGGAAGCTGTCTCCATATTCTAGGACAGATACCGTAAGTAACAGTATTATTGGTAGTATCAGTAGTAACATAGATTGTTCTTAATGACGGTATACCAAAATTATCAATCGTTCTTACATTGCTTCTACTAAATGGATATGGATTAAAGGTAAAAAACATAATTACCTCCTTTCTTAATATCCACAGCCACAACCGTCGTTATAGCCGTAACCATTAAAACCGTAACCAGTGAAACCACCGTTGCAGCCATAAGGGTTGCATGTTAAATATGCAGGAACCGGACAAGGTCTAATCTGATTAACGATATTAGCTGTCTGAGCCTGTTGTGAAGCGGACAACTGCAATGCAGCCTTGTCTTCACGTAAGCTATCAATCTTGTTCTGCATTTCACGCATTTCAAGCTGACAGAATTTATCATTGATTATCTACGTCTGAGCGTCTATCTTTGCTCCGATTATATTAAACTTAGATGCGTTATCAGACATCAAGTTGTTGAATCCAGATGTAATAGCGTTCTGCAATGTATTAGTTTGGTTGCAGTTAGCTAACTGGTTTTCATAACCCATTTTAGTAATGTTATTATTTACACCTGCGATAGATTCTCTTACATCGCAGCAGCAACTTGCCAGTTGTGAAGCTAATTGCGCATTACCAGAGGTAATTGCATTGATAACTTGACAACCTGTCAGTTTAGTATCACAAGCAATCTGACTAACACTAGTGTTGATTGTATTTAAAGCGTTCTGTACTGAATTGATATCACAGTTCAGAGTATTTGACAAAGTACTGATAGCTTCCTTATTACCATTGATAGCTTGCATCAACAGGTTAGTATTAGCGTCAGTATTCAACTGAGAAGCAAGTTGAGAAGCTTCACCGCCTCTGTTACCGAAGCCGTTGCCTCCCCAGCCACCCCAGCAGAAGAAGATCAGGATGATCCAGATCCACCACCATCCGCCGTTACCGCCGAATCCGCCATTGTTATTCATCATAGCCATCAAAGCAGCAGGGTCCATACCTTTATTTGCGTTCTGCATTAAAGCAGCCAGACCAGCGTCGAAACCGCGGTCTTGAAGGATAATTTTATCTTCTAACATAATTGTTGATTTTATTTAGGATTGATTTTATTTGATTAATATCTAATGTAGCGCACAGAACGACCACGTTTGAGTTCATCTTCGTAGGGAAACATTTTCTCCTTCTCATAGTCCCTCTCGTCGTATTCTCTGTCATATTCTCTACGTCTACCATATGAAGATCTTCCCATTCTTCCGCCTCTACGAAAGTTACCGTAGGCTTCATCATCGTCATCATCTTCATATCTGCTGTAGTTTCTGTCGAAGAGTTCATCTTCAGCTTCTCTAATTTTGTCGCACATGATATAAATATAGTAATACCACATCTTACCTTCGTCGATATCTTTGTCACATAACCAAGCTTTAGCTAGTTCTACAAAGTACTTAGCGTTGTTAGAGCCAGTCATGTTAACTATCACTCTATAGTAATCAGAGTAAACCATATTCAATGCAACATACCAATCGTATTTGTTGAACTTGTCATCAAAACGAATTCCATACTGATTAGCTAAGGCAGAAGTTTCCTCTAATGACCAGTGTTGACCTTTAGAGCCGTCCTCATTCTCCATCTTACTTACAGCTTTACGCGCATGTTCGTCATCAAAGTGAGGACCATGCTTAGCTTCATAAGCTTTTGTACGGATTATTCTATGCATATTATTATTGATTAATTTTAATATTGATAAGAACCTTTATGATTCTCATACGTTATACTTATAAAATTTTTATTTATGAAATGGAAAAAAATTGATAATTTTGATAATTATGAAGTATCAGAACTAGGAATAGTTAGGTCAGTTGATACTACTGTTGTATGTAAAAATAATAGAAAACTGCCCTTGAAAGGAAAAGTTCTACATCAATACTTAAATAGAAAAGGATACTTAACAGTAAATATAAGATCCAATTCTGGTAAGTATTATAAAATGTCTGTGCATAGATTAGTAGCAAATGCATTCATTCCTAACCCTGATAATTTAATGTGTGTTAATCATAAAGATGAAAATAAAAGCAATAATAGAGTTAGCAACTTAGAATGGTGTACTAACAACTATAATATTAATTATGGAACCAGGAATAAAAGAATATCTAAAAGTAATATTAACAACACTAAAACTAGTAAAGAAATAATACAAATGGATATCAATAACAATATATTACGTGTATGGCCCAGTATGAATCAAATCAAGAGAGAATTGAATTATAGTCCGGGTAGTATATATAATTGTTGTAAAGGTATCTATAAGAAAGCTTATGGTTTTATATGGCGTTATAAATTAGTCCATTAATTCCACCACTCTGGTTTCAGTGACCTTTATTAATTCATTTGAATTATATATTTGATAGTTTCTAATAACATCTTTTTTCCAATCGAATTTTAATAGTCTCTGAAACCAGTTCTTATACTTATTACGATATTCTTTTTTCTCTTCTACGAACAATACTTGAGAGTTCCTTAAATCTAGTATGGCGGTTAAGATTGAGTCTTTTCTTTCTACTGTGATAGTAGTTAAAGGATTTAGCTTTAAGTCTTCTTTAAAGTCTACTTCTTTAGTTATTATTTTAGTAATAGTATCCTTCATTTCTGTATTGATTACTTGTACCTACTAGAGGTTCTTGTCTTTGATCTTTAATTCTTTCTACACTTCCTTGGCAGTCTAAAGTAGACTATCATTAGAACTATTTAGATCTGTTACTTTTAACTGAAGCGTTCTATTATCGTCTCTTAATCTACTTGTCAAACTCTGGTAATATTCGTAATTATTTGTTACTTGTCCTAGACGTTCATCTAAAACCTATATCTTCTTACTCTAATAAAAACAAAAGGCAGTCAAACCAATTATGATAATGACTGCCAATTTACTGAGATAACTCTTAATCTCTGATAACATGTTATTCTGTTTTAAACTCTGGTAATATATACTAGATTGCTAGCGCACTAGATCTAGACATTTTTTCTACTAGTTCTACATCTATTTCATTCTATTTGAAATCATGAATGTAGCCTATTACTATACTTCCAATCCAATTATTCTTTTCATCTGATAATTTTCGTATAGCAGTAGTATGACAACCGTTGCTTGTCATTATAGATTTAATCTTGTTGACCAGATTAGATGATTCAATATCTTCTATGAATAAATAATCCTGGTTTGCTAACTCTGATACGAAATTAGCTACTGATTCAATCTTAATATCACATAGAGATTCCCTTACTGATGATACTCCATATTTTTTTACTTCAAGCGTAGCAGAGATAAACATCTCTCTATACAAAGGATGCGGTTGAATTAGGTATACTCTATCTGCCTTGAGGAAGTATAACAACTCCCACAATTCACCATATATAGTAGCAATACTACCTGCCTTCTTTATATTGTTTTGATGTTCTTCTTTTCTCCATTTTTCAATCTTATAGTCAGTCATTTTATTCTTAGTATACTGATTATAAGTAAACCAGAGTGCTGCGATAGAAGCTATTCCTGTAAGTATCTGTGGTAAAAACTCTATAAACATTTGAAATATATTAAAAATCCTAGAACAAACTGATGAACTAGGATATGATAATGAATCTGAAAACTATTTATAAAACGTAATAATATATATTAGGTTCTATTGTGTTTGTTTGTATTAATGTATTCCAATAGCTCTTTATACTTTGTCATCTTATTTAATAGATTCTTACCATTGCAATATTTAATCCAACCTATATAGCTACAGATTTTCTATTTGTATTCGTTCTAACTTAGATTATCTTTTTTATTTAATTTACTGATTTTCTTACAAAAGTTTTTCTTAATACTTTTTCTTAGAAGAACGTGTGTATGAAATATCTTGTACCCTACGAAATCTATCCCTCTAGAATCTACTTTAAATATCTACCAGTTATCTTTAAACCTTATATTGAGATTAGTTTCAATATACTCTTTCATCTATTTGAATAACTGTCGTAGTTCTTCCTTATCTTTACCTAGTATCACTATATCGTCTGCGTATCTGAAATAGTATTTTACATGCTTCTCCTCTTTAATTCAATGATCGAGATATGTAAGATACAGATTAGCAAAGAATTGTGATAAGTAGTTACCAATAGGTACTCCATCTGCGGAGTCTATTGTTTCATCTAACAATGCTAGTAGCTTCTTATCCTTTATCTTCCTTCTTACTATCTGCTTTAATATATCGTGATCAATAGAAGGATAAAACTTCCTAATATCTAACTTTAAACAATACTAGGTATTAGCTATATCTTTTAATGCAAATTTAACATCCTTTAATGCTTTATGAATTCCTCGGTTCTTAATACAACTGTAAGTACCTTTAACGAAGCAAGATACCCATATTGGTTCCATTATATTCATAATAGCATGATGTACAATCCTATCTGGATAATATGGCAGCTTAAAGATTTCTCTTTCTTTCGGTTCGTATATCTTATAGATAAAATATTCTGAGGTCTTGTATGTACCTTTTATTAGTTTGTCTTGTAAATCTAAAAGTAATTGCTCTTTGTTTTTATCAAATTCTATTACTTCTGGTCTATGTTGTTTGTGTCTTCTAGCTTTTTTATCAGCTAGGTGTAAGTTGTCTAAACTTACTATTTTATCGAATAAATTATTATATCTTTTCATCTGATAACCCTTACTGAATTTTCACAGTGTTACTAATACAGTTAATAAGTTTGTAATTTTTTACCTAGAGGTAAAGTCTTCTCCTACAGCATCCTTTCAAATTTCTTTCTGTTTTATTATTTAGGGTTCAGCGAACTGACATTAGCATTGGCATTACTGAGCTCATTGTTAGAATTCACATTGAGTAAACTGGCATTCGTACTATTCTCAGTGTTACTGCTTTTCAACGCCGGAGAACAACTTACCTATATTTTAAATCATAGATTACGGTATATAGGTTAACCGAGAACCGACAGAAGCACCGGCATAACCGAGCCCATTGCGAGAAAGCACATCGAGCAAACCGGCACCCGCACCATGCCCAGCGTAACCGCCTAATATAAATATTCTATCGGCTGTACTGCTATTAGTCCAGTTATAATCGCACCAGTAAGTTGTAGTGCTTCCACCATATGTTTCATCAATAGGGGGAACTAAATCAAAGGCAGCATTATATACCAATCTTTTCTTGTAACCTTCAGTAGTTACAGTACTACATTGATATTTATAGTCATTAATATTAGTAGACCCGAATGTGCTTAAGTTGGTATTTAGATAAACGTCATTCTTTTGAGTTTGTTCATTATAATGTACAAATGTGTCTATAGTATTTTTCCATACATGCCCAAACGGATTTTCAATACCTCTGTAGGTAGGTACTTCAAATGTTCTCTTAGTTACTGTTCCTTCTGCGTCTGTACTATCTACAGTGACTGAAGTAACACCTGTAAAATTACCATGCTCGTCTGTACTACCACAAGGTATAAAACTCCAAACATTATTACCATTTACAGTAATCTAACCTGTAGTAACCCCATTACCAAGACCTCCTTGATGATAACCTTCGGCTGTAAGTTCTGCATTAAAAGCTTTCTATGAGTTAGTACAAGCATATTCTACCAAGTATAGTATGGTTAGTATTCTATGAGCTTTGTATGTGTACATATTCCAGTTCATAGTATCAGCATTGTTAGCTCTAGCTCTAGACTGCATCGTAGCTCTACTAATACTTACTACGGGAACACTAGTACCATCATTAATAGATTTGAGTACACTATTAACATCAGCTGCTTCATATGCCGATATGTAGAACTTCTCTACGTGTTCTACTTCTGGGATATGTGGATTGTTAGGATAAAGATTCAGATATACAGTAGTATCGTCTGTTATACATTTATACCAGAACTCTGGTATCTCTACCATAGTATTAAGAGTCATATCTCTGTCTGTACCATCTTCATACTTAGTTCTATCTGTAGGATTAAGATATTTAACTATACCATCCGAAGTAATAGTACAGGACTTCATCTTGGATTGTATAGGTAGTTCTTTATGCCAAGGCATATAACCTGTTCTAGTTAGAATAGTATTCTGAGGTTCGAGAGGAAAGCTAACACCATAGTAATTAGTGAATACATTCACATCACCTAAGTATGCAGCTATAATATTTCTATCTCCTAGTTTCATATTATTCGTGAATTAAATAAAGTGTTTTAGAATCTTTAGTCTGTAGAGCTTCATATTCAGCTTGAGTCATAGCAACTACATTAGATACATCATCTGAAGCCACACAATGACTAAGGTCTACTGTTTCAGATAGTTTATCCCATTCAGCTGGATTAGCTACAATACATACATAATTAGCTCCAGTGTCTGTTAAGTTATATACATCACCAACTACAGCTGTAGTAGGAAGTGCATCGAAGTTAGCTACTGAACCTTTCACTCTATAAACTGAAGCTACTTTAGAATCAACCTGTGTTTTAGTATAAGCGTCAGTTATACCATAACCAGATAAAGTTGTAGCTTTGTTTGCCTTATTCTCTAGTTCAGCTTCAATCTTATTCAATAGATCACTATCAGTGATAGTGCTCCATTCAGATCCTGTCCATGTTTTAATACATCTACCATATGGATCAGTTTGTAAGTCTATCCAATACTGTACTTCTTTGTGATTGGGAGTTGACTTACTAGGTACGAAATTTATAGTTTCTCTCATAGTTGTTCTTCTTTATTAGTCCATTTATCACTGCTTAACAATTTCTGTAATTCTTCTCCTTCATAGGTAGGATACGGATATACTACTTCCGGAGTTTCATCTTCTTCTGTTAAAGGTAATGTCATTGCTAATGGGAATAGTAATTCATAGTTAGCAACTTTCATAATTACTTCAGTTCCATCTACACTATAACGAAATGCTAAATGCATTTCGTCTAGCGTATCTTGTGTTATATCAATCAGCACTTCGGCTGGTACAACAATATATTTCATTCTTGTATAAATATTGGGTTATTTAAATCAATTATTTCGTCTTTCTTCATTCTGTATTGCCTTCTATTCCTACGTACTCGTTCAGCTCTTTAATCTTATCGTCTGTTGAGATTTCATCGAAGAGCATGAAGTCGTAGAGAGACATTTGAGTATAATTAGCATTTAAGTAAGAACTACCTATTTTTGGGTTAAGCGTTCCTATATTCAATTTAGGGTCATGTAATTCAACAATATTGTGAGTTATATTTTTTAATTCACTAGCATAAATATACTTATTAAGTATTCCATCAATATAAGTACTACCTCCTATATTTCTTGCCCTATATGCTGGCACTTTATTTTTGTTAGTATCAAAATCGCTATTAAATATAGCAAAACCTCCATTTGTTCTTTGGTCGTATAAAATTGCCGTATCGGCAATAGATTGCCAATTCACCTTCATCAACACCTGTTTACCACCAGTAACAGTAGGAATAGTAACAAAGTCGTCTACACCATCAAATTGGTATGAACCATCTTCATTAACTCCACTTCCTTCCGCATAAGCAGAATTGTTTATCTTACCATGATTACCATGACCGGATATATCGGGGATATGACCTAATATCTTATAGCTAGAGTTTGGAATACGTAGTAGTCTAGGAGATAGGATACATTTAGGTTCGTTGTTATCAAATATATAAGCACTTTTAGGCTTAAATACCATTGTTTTTTCAACAATAACTTTAGAACTAGTTACTTGATTGCCATTCAATAATAATCCAAATATATTATATATATTAGGAAGTAGATTAGAATCAATGGCAGAACCTATTCTAGTAATAGTAGAACCAACTTTGAATTTACCTCCCCAAGATACTTCGTTACCATTTTCATCATTGAATCTCAATAGAACTGGATACGGCTGCACAATGTCCTCGTATCTGATGTACTCGTCAATAGTAATATTTACTTCTTGCGGAGAATCATAATTATATATTTGGTTAATATTAAAAGCCGTATCATCAACGGAACTTCTTCTATAACCAATATTTACTCCGTTAAATGTAAATACTGTAAGTTCATCAACATTATTTTTTAGATAAAGATTGGCTCTAAGATAAGCATCTTTAGGTATATAATCGCCTATATTAATTCTCTTTTGATAATTATTTAAATAAAAATCTAACCTAACATATTCTACATTACTTGTAATAACAGGTTCAAATTTTACGTAGTTTTCATCCTGTTCAATAGTCATAGTAATCTTCTGCGGAGACTTACTATCTATTGTGAAAGGAAAACTATATTTCATAGTAGAAGGATTATACGCAGAGCTAGGAATATCAATAGTATTACCGTTGATAACAAATTTAGTTATCCTATCAGCAGCGTTATTCATAGTTATCACTACCCATATTTCACTGTTTTCAGGTATATAATCTCCTGTATTTAACAATGTAGAAGTACCTCTTATTACAAATGTTGGTTTACTTGCTAATTCAACACTACTTTTAATAACAGGTCTAAATTCAACCATATTAGGGTATAGTGTGCCTAACTTATGTTTCTTCAACTGGCGCTCGATCAAGAACTCGGACATGCTATAGGGGAAGAGCATTAAAGACCAAAGGCATAATGGAGAATACTGTGCTCCTGTACTACCAGAATTACCAATAGTCAATCCGTCACCTGTATCAACAGATGTTCCTTTTGATATGCTATTTCCATTATATACATAAGTTGATTGATATGATATTTGCCTTTGTATATTCAAATTTGTAGTTTTAGTAGTAGCACCAAAACTATGAGGATAAACATAATTATCTGAATTTAAATATTCCATTAGGAATGGAGCTTGACCATTTGTGCTTTTAGAGGCTATAAATGGAGCTTGTTCTAAGACTATTCTATCATAAGCTCTATCGGCAATAAAGGTATAATCCTTTAGTCCCAAATCTCCTACAAACTGCCCGAAGTCACTTACTCCGTCAAGGTATAGAGCACCTGCGTGGGAGGGAATCTGGGTGATGGTTATATCACAGTCTCCAATATATCCTCGTATAGAAAATCTAAAATTGGTATTGTGAGAATCACCTTGATATGCAGCCGAAGCAGGTAAATCATAAATACCATCGGTAGAATACTGTTTAGTTGTGCTATTACCGGATTCATCTAAATACGTAAACTCTAATATAGCTCCAATTTCATCTAATCCGATCACTTGTATTTTTGTGGAATTAATGGCTGCTAAAGTTTGTCCCCAATCATAGAAAATATTTCCAACACCATCTTTTATAATCTTGCTAATTGAGCATGATTTATAGGTAGCTGTAAATACTGATGTTGTATTATTATAATTTAATGATGTGAAATCAACCTCATACTTCCCAATACCTGAATCCCCTTTCCAAGCAATATTGTTCAACTGTATATCCCTACCGTTACCTGAAAAGTCAATCAGCGTGTCGCCAAACTCTGCGTGGTTCTCGTTGGTGATGCCCTGCTTAGCAATATTGCAATAGATGTCAGATTTGAGCGTTCTATCCAAGTTGAAGTAAGCGATTACTTGGTTGATTTGGTCGGTAGTCAGTACCTTGTTGGCGATGATTGTCCAGTACCAAGCTACTTGACTAGTTTCAACTATGCTGCCATTACTAATATATCCAACTACACTAAATTTTGAGGACAAATTAGTATTACTAGAGGCAGAGGCAGTATAATTTGCTTTATCTCCTAATATATTATTTATTACATTAATAGTAGAACCTTGAATATTGTCTTTATACCATCCGTATATTCCAGTCTTATCTGTTAGACTAATTGCATTTCTACCTACAACACTTCCAGAAGTTCTAATATTATTTGTAGTAATAAAGTTACTAGGTTTATCTATCTGATGAATCATACTAACAACAGTAACCTCATCAGTAATACCCATCTCCTGTACGGTCTTGGTGGAAGTAATCAGGTCGTCGATTCCGTCGGTTACGAATGCACCTTCGAACAGGGGAAGCATTTCGATAGTTACTTCTTCATCTACTGCAAGAGTAGACAAATCAAACCATAATAAGTAATACAAAGAGTTTGTACTAATATCTATTTGAGCTAGTTCTTCTTCGTTTAGTGTTTTTAAGTTAGTATAATTGTCTTCATTAGGATTTAATACAAGTTCTTGTACTCTAACACTTTTATCTTTTCCTTCTGAAATGCTAAGACCGTGTACGTCCCAAATGACAGTTATATTCTTATTACTATTAACTTTAAATGGAATAACATTCGATATAAGCCCTCTAAATGTGCTGTTTTGGAAATACCAAAAATTAGGACCAGTTAATCTTTTTAGAGTAATACTATGCCCATTTCTCGACACAACTTCAACACTATCATTGCCTTCTGTATTATACCAATCTAAAGTATTATCAAACTTGGCAAACTCATAACCTCCATAACTGGACATTTTATCATAAGCCGCATTACTAATCACAAACGGATTACTAGCATCAACTAGATTCTTAACTATCGCTCTATCAGAATCATTATTAGTCTTATTACCAACTATAACTACAGCTTTAAGAGAAGCTAATACTTCTGGATCTATATAAGGAAGATCTGATTCCATATTGCCAATCTTCCACTCTCCTAAGACACATGAACCTACTTTAGTGAATAGACTAATACGTATCCACGTATTCTTAAATTCACTTAGGTCTATAGAATCTGTATTAGTATAGGTTCTTTTTAAAGTGGTATCTCCATATGCTATTACCTTTACTTCAATTGTACCTATATAGTTAGCTGGTTCTGAAGTAGACTCATTGTCTGGCTGCAGATACCTAGTTAACCTTGGAAATACATAGTATGCCTAAGGATTAATGAATATAGGATTATATAAAATTGTTTTCATCTGTATCCTCCTCTGTATTACTTAATAGTAATAGTAATCTCTTCTCCATTCTCTACTGCTTCTTGCATCTTATCATACAATGCTTTAAACGTCACAGTACTTTCTATTACTTTACCAACGACATTATTTTTTCCTACTAATAAGCATCCATCTGTATCCTCCTCTGTATTACCGATGTGAATTAGTATGCCATCGAAACCAGGTATATCTAACAGTCTAGGTAATTTACCATTACAGAATTTGTATTGTTTATATTTACTAAACTTAGAAGATACAATATCTAAAGTAACTTTATATGTACCAGTAGGTATAGCAGTCTTACCATATACTTTGGCTTTCTATATATCTTCTATTGACATATCTTGCGTAAGTCCTCTATCCGTATCTTCAAGAACATTGCAGAACTTAACACCATCTATATACATATTACTTATGGTATATGTACTTCTTTTCGCTATTCTTTCTGATATTATATGCATAACTTCAATAATAATATTATACCTACTTGAATTGCTTGACCTATAGTACCACCAATCATAGTAGCTATCCAGTCCAACCAATCCCATTTACCACCATACATTTTATCTTTAAACTCCATACCTGATGCTAGACCAGCTACGAATAGTATGGTGAACAGAGCACCTGGTACTATAGCATACTTCAGGTGCTTCATTCTATTACTCTCTTTTAACCATTTAATTTGCATATCTTGTAGTTCTAGGTTGAGCGTCATAAACTATGCTGCCGAGTAAGTCAGCAGCCAAGTTCATGCCAAATTGTTTATCGTCATTATCTATTTCGTTTACCTTGACTAATACATACTACAACATAGTATATATGCCTTCCAATAACTCTCTGTCAGTTAATAACTTCACATCCATATTAATCCCTCATATTAGTTGCCCATTGTTCTGGTATACTGCTACTATTAGTGATAAGACTCTTACTCATGTAAGCAAATACATTTTGTTTATTCGTATTAGTAAGATTATTTAACCATGTCCAGAATTCTGGCACAGAACCTGTTGTGGAAGTATCTCCATAGAATAAACCTGTTACATTCGTAAGATTCTTGTGTTTAGATTGAGTAAACAGATTTGATCCTATCTTCTTAGGTCCTTGTCCCATCCATCCTCCAGTAGAACTGGTACTAGCTAATGCGTATGATATATTCTGTAATATGTAGTTATACTAGAATGTAGTATCACTTAACTGTTGAACATCATCAGCAGAACCTTGGAATGTAGCATCGTAGAATAAATAAGATATATCTGTAAGAGCCAAGTTCTTACTAAGTAAAGTAGAAGGTATAACTACTTTTGTAGGTATATATATTCCACGGAATAGTCCTGAAACGCTTTTTAATGCAGTATTGTTAGATAACATATCAGAAGGGAACATCTGTCCATTGTTACTATCATCATTCCAAGTATACGGATTAATGCAATAACAATACGCAAACACATTAGTTAAACTGGATATGTTAGTAAGAGTTTTGAATATTCTATTTGGTATTCTACCATATATACCATAATTATATCTTTGTACTCCATACTTAATTTTTCTACCACTACTTGTAAGAGCATCTGATATGTTAGTATTAGTATTGTTGACGCAATATTTAAATAGATCTGATGGAACTATATAGTTCATACTGTCTAATCTACTCTATCCAGCAGGACTAAGAGGATATCGCATATCGTCTTCATTGAAGAATTCTGATGGTATATTAGGATCAATATCTGTTATAACACCAGATTGTATATTCTGATACAAAGTACTGTTCTATATCAGATCCCCTAGACCATATACTCCATCATAGTAATCAATATTCCATATTTTCTTGTAAGGACTATAGTTTGGATTCTTTATTACTCTATGTATATCCTTATTGGGATTATCAATATATTCTGGAGTAGATCCAGGATTATTAGGATCATACACTGGATTAGGTATTTGATCTCTCGGGTCATACGCAGTATTTACTATGAATTCTGAAACATTGTAATTCTCATTAGTTATTATCAAATCTCCTGCGTCTTCAACAGTATTTAATTCTACTTGCTTTCTGATGTATCCTTCCGCATTAGGGCTAGAGAAATTTGCTAATACATACCGCATATCAGTTATACTACTTCTAACAGCTTTTATTGTTTCACTGTAATCAATAGTTTGTGGAAGTACTGCACCAGGATCATGTTCTCCTTCTTCAGTTATACCAAAGTTTTCAGTTATTCCTAGTCTAAGTGCATCTGCATGACTCCAACCAGTAGAAGATCTTACTACATCTCTTTCCATATAAAACAAACCATATGGAACTCCTCCTTCTTTTGTATAACTGTTTGAATCTTCATAGAATGCATACGCAACATTTGTAAGTTTACAATTAGTAAATCCCTTACCCGTTAACTTATACTTTACTGATTGATTTCTAAAACAACCTGTTATCTGTACTAGATTTGAACAGTCCTAGAAAATGTTTCCTGGTAGTTCATATACTACACCACTGGAATTAGGAATAGTTATGTTAGCAAAGAAACATGGGCACGCAATTAGATTGACAACTCCTTTAAACACATCATAAGGATATGTTTCATCAGACTCTCTAACAAATACTCTGTTTATACCAGCACCATGAAAACATGTAGCAGCCTAATCTGGGATCTGATTAGTATCTTCTGTATAACCTATGTATTGTAAAGTAAGTTTAATCTATCTAAACATACTATTGTGTATAGGGAAATATACCTTGTCTCCATCATTAGAAGTTATATAGAAACATCCTAATAATTTAGTTATTTGCCTAGAGAATAAATTACTACTATCAAATGCTGAATTACCACCAAATAGATTAATCAATGAACCTTTAGCTTTGATATTTCTGAAACTCCAACTAACTACTCTTAGTTTGTTATTATAAGCAAACAACGGACTATATGTTACACTATCGTCGGTACTTTCTGTGTCGAAATTAAACCAACAACCATTAAACATATTAAATATAGTATCTAGATTGGGAAGATCCCTTAATAATTTAGATGCTCTAGCATATGCTCTTCGTCCCTCTGCTACTTCTGTTGAAGTTAAAGTTTCATCACAGTTATCTACAAATACTACATTACTATCACCGTAATTGAACATACTAGACAGATGCGCTAATTGTAAATATTGATTATTGCCTATCTATGCAAAGAATAAATCATCTATGTAGAAATTGCCAGCAGTAGTTTCGAACATACTATTGCAAGATACTAACTTCTTCAAAGGACTTAATAAACCATTGTATTCAATGATTGTATCTCCAGTGTGAGTAGGACTATACATAGGACCTGTTAGCCTAGTAGCATAGAAGGCAGTCTAAGCATTAGTAACATTACCACAATATTTAAACGTATCTCTACTTAGAGGATTGCTAAAATCTGTAATTACATTTGAACAAGAATGAAATATAGAAACAATATTTTCAACATCGTCACACATGTTCAATATATAATATACATCATATAAGTTTACTTTAGTTCCTACAAAGCAGTTACTTAAATTAGTAGTACCTATAGATATATTAGTCTCTAATCCTTGATTGTTATCCCACTATTCCTAGCCTTCTGTAGTATCTGTATCTGGACCGTACCATTGCCCTCTAGTTGGTTTAATAGTAACGTCTTCTAGTACATCGTGTATAAAGAAGTTAGGGCAAGTATTGAATACACTTCCTGATGTTAGTTTTATGTGTCCGAATACTCTGGTTAAACTAGAACAGTTATTAAAAGTAGAACTATTAACTGCGAAAGGATTTGTCTTACTATTCTTAAACTTAACATACTTAGAGCTGTTATAGTACATATATAGATTAGTAAAGTTAAATGGACTAAGGTCTAATACCCTTTCTCCACTGGCTGTAGTAGCTACAGGATCATTACCAAACTAAAACGCATTAATGTTACTAGAAGATATATTAAGTGTCTTAAGCTTATTGAAGTTAGGAGCAAATTCTATTACATCTGTAGTATTTGTGTTGTCTAGATTTAGTTCTTCTAAGTTAGGAGCACCTACTAAGCTTATTGTTAAACTAGCATTACTACAGTTTGATAATGTTACAGACTTAAGAGCATTAGCATTAGACACATTAAATGTGGCTAGTTTGTTACAGTTAGGAGCGTATATCTTAGTTAACTTAGCACACCCGATAACATTAATACTTGTTAGGTCATTAAGATTACGTAAATCTAATTCTGTTATCTAGTTACAGTTACTTATCTCTACAGACTATAATTTATTACATCCTGTAAAATCTACTTTACTTATAAAAGGTTGGTCTGCCAAAGTTACTCTTTCAATAGCAGAGTTTGTTAAAGTAAGAGTAGATAGAGCAGCGTTAGGTAATGCTAAAGATGTAACACAACCATTAGATATATCAATAGTCTTCAGTTTATTATAGTTCTGTACATCTACTGGGAATGAGTTAACACCAGAGTTTCCAGACCAGAAACTAGTATTAGATAGATTAATATGTCTAATGTCAGACATAGATGTACCATCCTGCGTCTTAACAAAGATAGTAGCAAAGTCGATAGGATTAGATGATAGTGTACTAGTATTCTGTATATCTATTTCAGACATACTAGGCAATGACATAGAAGTCATGAAACCCTAGAAACGTATTACATCTAGTCCTTTCATGTTACTAATCTCTGACATGTTGTTAACAGTGATCTGCGTATTGAATGATGATAGAGATGGCAAGTAGATATCTGTATCCACATTCTCTTCAACATAATACCTAGTCTCACTACCAGCAGCGTTACCGATATTTACAGTAAGTATAGCAGGACTGTTCATCTTAACTGTTAACTTAGAGTTGTTAGTCTAAGCACCACCACACTTGAATGAACCTTTTTCATTATATGGATAGATAACATTATTGTTAGCAAACAAGAATACACCATCCATAAACGTCAAACGCTTTTTCAACCAGTCTCTAACAAAGTCATTACGAGTACCATGCAAGAACTCTACGTTAGCGTATGAAGCAGGACTATCGTCATCTTTCTAATATTTAGTCAGATACTTAACACGATAGTCATAGTTGTATAGAAGCTCACCACAGTCTTTAGTTTGAGAACTGAAGTAATTCTCTACGAACATAGAAGAACTCGTTAGAAGCGAGCTATTTGTTCTCCAGAGATCCCATAGACCATTGTAATCACTACCAGAATATACACCAGTACTTATAAATCTACTATCTCTAAGTACATCCCATAATCTACTAGAGTATTCATCATATCCGTTGTTAGGATCATTCTGTTTAATGATTAATGAGTTAACACCTGTAGTAGTATCTGCATTACTGAACCCATCAATGTATGCTGTCTTGGCTACATTCTCCTCACCAGTATTACTTAGACCATTGGCTGTATCCATATCATAGAAACAAGGATACCACTTATTCATGTTAGGATCTGTAGTAGATCCACCTACATTCCATGAACGCAATACCATGTTCTTACCTAATGAGTCTACTAGACCAAATACTACGCATATCATAAAGTATGAGTACGCGTTACGTATACTTAATCTTAAAGTAAGATCATCGGCTAATGCTGACCATGATTGCTGCGCAGGGTATGTAGCTCCAGTCTTTTCGTAACCTTTGTTGATAGTATTCCACCTATACTTATCTATCTCTTCACCAGTCATACCAGCTAAAGTAGTAAACAGTAACTGTAGTCTCTACCATATATTGTTATCGGTTACAGCTGTAGCATCCTAAGTAGCACCGTTAAACTTGAACTCTCCTACGTGTTGGATAACAGTTAAGTCATCCTGCATGAACAATGCAGTAGGTTGTATACCTTCAGCTGTCTCGATGATATTCGCGTTATCACCAAACTCGTATGAATATATCTACTGTTGATTGATACTACCAAAGTTTTCATTTACTTTATATGCTTCATACTTAGTTACGAACGCTGGAAGTGGTTGGTCAATGTATTCACCTGTTACATTCTTAATCTTAGTAGTAAAGTTCTTCAAGAACTTCATACCCATG